GGCTTCGTGGTTGATGCAGCTCAGAATCTTCTGTCGTACACGACTCTGGCCGGTGCCCAGCAGGGCTTCACTGCAAGTTCGGCTCTGGCATCAACTCTGCCTATCCTGTCAGCGTATGCAGGCGGTTCGGTCATCACGACGCGCCCTCAATACTTCGGCTTCAAATCAGTACCTGCAGCCGGTCTGAGTGGTAAGAAAGTGACAGCAGCGTCTACGACCACTTACAGCTTCCCGTTCACGGGAGCCGACGTGGCGGAGATCGAGCCTAACCTGTGGTTCGTTCCAGTTCAAGCAGGGGCTAACCCAACGGCTCCGGCGGACGGTTGGACGGTGACGTACACGGCTCAGCCGAACATCACGTTCAGCAAAGACGGTGTGGATTACGTTCACCAGCTGTCAGCAACCGTGCTGAGCAACGTTGTCCCCGTGACGGCGATGACGGAAGTGACCACGCTGGGCGGTGAAGTTCACTTGACCGTACAAGCAGGCGTGACCTCTAGCTTCACGGCGATGGGTTCAATGCCATGTGACGGTTGGACGCTCTACGGTATCGACGGTGAGGTGATCAATGGTCTTGGGGGTGCAGTAAGCACTTACGCGACTGACACCAAGGTTCACCTGAACCTACCTGAGCTCCCAGCGATTCGCCACGGCGTTCTGGTTGTCCGTACGATGAACTCGACGAACAACTTCAAGATTCACGTGGGTGCATCTGACGTGAACGTGGTCAAACTGGAAAAAGCCCCAATCTCTAACGGAGGAGTAATGACAATCGGTACCGCAACAACGGTAACCTTCTCACTGACACCGCCAGCGGGCGTGACCTACTCGAACCCAACGGTGACCGTGGAGAATAACCCATGGACGACAGCGGGCTCACTGGTTGATAATGGCGACGGGACTTACAGCATCACGATCACTCCTGATGTTGAGACTGGCGGCCGTATCATCAAGTTGAAGGTCATCAACGCAGGCCAGACGTACTACCACGGGGTGAAAACTGTGGCGAAGAATGCTGTTCCGTTTACGATGAAAATGTACCAGACGTCTTCGGACGTTCTGGGTGGGCTGCAGGGCGGTTGGTTCGCACTGTATGATCCAGCGGGTACGGAACTGATGTGGAACTTGAGCGGGAACGAAGCGACTATGCCTCACTCTAGCATTAAGATGTCCACTCAGGCGGCCGGTGTGACGATCTCCGGGGTTCTAAACATACAGAACCAAACGGCTCTTCAGCGTATCGGTATCCTGAAGCAATCTTCGGCACCGGTAGGTTCCGCGGACTATGCGGACTTCCTGTTTGAAGCTGACGTGATCTCGCCAGTAACGGGGCTGACAACCCACGTATCCTACACTCAGGGTGCTGCGAAAGCCGTAACCATGGCGTGGGACACAACGGTTATCCCGGTTTGGGGTGTCGAGACGGTAATCCCGTTCACTCTGAAGTACACCAACAGCAGTGCACCGGTCACTAACCTTGTACTGACTGCGGCGTCAATCACTTCGGGTACAGCGACTGTCGACCCTACCCTTGTGGTGATCGATGCGGCGACCGGTAAGTACGGTCTGAAGGTGACGACGGGGTCTACGGCGAACTGTACTCTGTCGATCACTGTCCGTATCGGCTCTCTGTTGACGACCACGACGTACTCTCGTACCTTCGGTTCTACGGCAGGGGTGAGCGTGACGATGTCTGCTATGGCAGGTAACACGCGTACGATCGGGATCAAACTGGCAGGTGCAGCTGCCGGTGACCAGATCACTGCGGTTTCTGCCGGAGCCATCATGGATGCGGCAGTAGGTGGTCCTTGGACACCGACGGAGAACGGGGTGATCTTCGTTCCGCTGCCGGCGTCTAACCGTAACCGTCCGACGAACACGAACACCACAGCATCAACCGCAGATACGATCAACATCACGTATACTCGCGGTGGGAACACTGTGACAGTACCGTGTGCGATCACTGTCGTGTGGGCGAACGTTAAGGTCACAGGATTCACCTTGACGAACAACTCACTTCAGTTCAACGGTACGGTTGCCGGTGCGGATAGCAGATGGACCTTCGCACAGGCCACGTTCCTCAGTGAAACTGGTGCAAGTCTTGGCACGAACGGTACGACGCCGACGAACAACATCGCGACTGACGGTAAGGTGTACTGGAACTTGAACTCCCGTCTGGCGGACCAGAAGTATGTATCCTTTACCGGTTCTGCTAACAACGGCTTCAACTCCACGATCTGGTACTGGTCCGATCCGTTCGAGATCACTCGTGTGCCGTACATGACTATGACGACTGCGGAGTGGAACTTCTCCATTGCTCAGACTGACGCAGGTAAGAATATTGACCTTCCAGATATCATTCGCACCTTCAAGGATGATCACGGGGTTCCTTTGACAGGACTATCCCTGAACACCATCCCAGGTGTTGACGGAACGAGTGGGTGGCGTAACATCTTCCAACCTCGTATTGCGGATGGAACGGATTGGTCTAAAGTTCTGGTTCCTGTAACAGATGGCTCGGACGGACAGTACTACGTTCGACTGAGTCAGACTGGTCGAGGATTCACTAACTGGTGGGTAACTGTCTTCTCTGCAACCTTCGTATTCAACACGAACGAATACGGGCCAATGACATTTACTTTCGGTTCGAGAATCAACTAAAATTCTAAGGCCCTACGGGGCCTTTTTTAATGGAGCTGCCTATGAACCCCCTGGTTAAGAAAATCGGAGAGATCCCGATCAAAGTCGTTAACACTGTCGCTGGCGGCAATGCGATCGATGCACTAAAAGCACACCACAATCCGATACTTCATCGAGCTCTCGGGAAGATTTCTCCTGACAGTAAAATCATGAAACGGATGGTAGAAAGATATGGCACCGCTGCACAACGTCAGGCCTTCGCGAAGGAACGCGTAAAGACACACATGGCTCGCGCTGCGACCATCACCGGAGGTAGTGCCCTCCTGCTTCGTGAGCGTAGAAAACAACGACAAGGACCTTACTATGTTTCTTACTAAGATCCAAGCGATCTTCCGGTCGATCATCGCAATGACCGATTCCTGGAAGAGATTCTTTATGAGTATCACACTCTTGCTGCTGATCTCCGGGGGCGCCATCGTGTACCAAGCGACGAGCCTCTACCTGACCGGTAACTCTGAGTATTACTCATCCCTGGCTAAACGCCTGCAGGCGGACGACAAGATCACCCCGGTGATGGATTCGTTCCGTGATAAAATCGGGTCAGACCGACTGCTCGTAGCCGAACTCCATGACGGTAAGAAGAACACCACCGGTGTCCGCTTTGCCTACATGTCGGGTACGTACGAGTCAGATGACCGCGGTTTAACCCGTGTGTTACTCGAGTTTCAGAACATCCCGACGTCAATCTTCGCCGGACTCTGGGGCCCGTTACTGGACGGCAAGTGCGTCATGATCAACCTCGACAGTCCGCATGAAGTGGCTCGTGCACAGTTCGCAGAGTACGGAGCTAACCGTACGATGATGTGTCCCGTGCAGTCACCGAATGACAGCTCTATGATCGGGGTCCTGATGGCCACTTGGCGTGTTGATCCTGCAGAATTCGACCTGCAGAAGGTCAACGATGAAATGGAGAAAGCATCCTATGTGATCTCCGGTCTGATCTACGACGCTAAGGAGTAATGATGGCAGACTTAACACCGCAAGACGTCCGCGATTTCCTGCGTGACTCCAAAGATAACAACCACCTGCTTGACGACATCGAGAACCCTGACGCGATCATTAAGCTGTCGATGGAACTGGCACTGAGTGACTTCAACGCCATTCCTCCGAAGACGACCTTCAACCTCGTGGGCTTTGAGTACAAGGCAGTGCTTCTCTACGGTACGTGCTGGCAGCTCTTCCTGGGCTTGATGGCACTGGCGGCTCGTAACACAATGTCGTATAGTGATGGTGGCCTGGACATTCCGATCGAAGAACGCTTCCCGTACTACGCTCAGATGGCCCAGATCTATCAGCAGATGTACCAGTCAGCGGCAAAACCCGTCAAGATCCAGATCAACCTGGAATCTGGTTGGGAAAGCGTCCGTTCTGACTATGCAACCTTCCCAGCGTGGTGATATATGTTCCCGATTGGAGTATCATGGCTTAACTTTACCGGTTTCACTGAAGTCACAACGATCGTCGGTGATGAACTGGGATACTTCGACGTCCGGATCAACTTCTTCCCCAACTGGTTTGACTCCATCCGAATGGACTGGGAAGTTCCGGGCGAGATGCTTGCCCTGAATCCTAAGTTCCGTGTGGCGGTCTCGGAGAACGAAGAGGGCCCGTTCCGTGAAGTCACGGCACAGTGGTCCTCGGAGCCTTTCGTGACCGTCACCAACACCTTCGATTCCTCGAAGTTCGGGCGGGAGTTTTATGTCCTTCAGGTTATGCTCTCCGATGGGCGGATCCTGAAGTCGGCACCACAGGTGATCGGGAACCGTCTTCCCAAGTGGCAATTCCTCCGTTGGAAAGAGATCACTCGTCGTGAGTGGATCATGCTCGACAAGTTCTACGGAGTGGACTGCGTAGTGTTCCGTCGCAAAGAGTACGGCACCCGTTGTTCGTACTGCTGGGACGCTAAAAATGAGAAGACGACCCGTGATCACTGTGAGCACTGCTTCGGAACTTCCTATGAAGGTGGTTTCTACAAGGGCATCTCCACCCTGATGCAGTTCAACCAGTGGGCCGGTACGAAGAGCAATACCTACTTCGGTAAGTATGAGCCAAACCAGGTGATGGCCTGGACGATGAACTACCCAACGATCAAGCCGCATGATATCATCATCCGGTTAACTGATTTCACGGTGTTCCGTGTCGAGATGACACAAAATACGACGATCATGACTGTGCCGCAGCGTCAAATCTTCAAATTGACCCAGCTGTCAAAGACATCGATCGAGAACCGCTTGCTTCAGCGTGGCGGATGGTCAGAATTACGTGAAAGACCAAAGCATATCCACAAGTGAGGTGTAAAATGATGGAAGAGAATTGGGCATTCATTGGCTACGGCGAAGGTATCCGTCAGGAAGAGGATTGGGGCGTGTGCGACGAGCGTCCAGATCTGGTCGGTTGGGGAGAAGGTTAATGTTTGACGAATTCGACGGGTTTGATGAACACCCTGACTTCATCTCAACGGAGCTTATCTAATGAAAATCATCGAGATCATCTAAATGGCAATTAACTTCACGCCTCTCACTACGGTGAGCATGTACCGTGATTGCCTTCGAGTCTGGTTCGCCCAGAATGGCGGGCCAGATTTAACGTGGGACGAAGACCCGAAGCAGAGTAAAATCTGGATCGGTACCGTCAATGACCCCTACTCCAATGAACCGAACCAGAAGATGCCGCGTATTCTCTTGAAGCGTGGTGGCGTACAGCAAAGCGTTCAGTTCATTAACAACAGCGGAGAGTTGGTCAGCGGATCCCCGCAGGAACCCAAGAAGCATTCCCGTATGGACCTGAACGGTTCAGTTGCTGTGATCATCGAGTGTGATCAAGAAGGGACCTGTGAGATGCTCGGGGAAGCGATTCGTCGTTTCACTACCCGTAACCGCCTCATGTTCGAAGAGCAGTTCGGTTTCCAACGTTTCGGACACACAATCATGATTTCTGAGTGTGACGCGGACACGGAAGACAAAGAGAAATTTAAAATACAGGTACAGATACCGTACATCGTTGAGGATCGCTGGAACTATACACCAGATTCCATCCTCCTTAAGAAGATCGTCGGTGATGTACGTGTAAATATGAACCCTAAATGAAGAGGAAAGCATAATGGCTTACAGAAAACCTAGTGTCGCGGTCTACCAGGAGCTTGAAAACTCTGGTGGTGCAGCGAGCGTCACGCCGGATCTTCAGACGGTAATCATCGGGCCTCTGTACAATGAGGTCAAGATCGATCCGACTGACGAAACGTCGCTGGCGAACGCCAAAGGGACCGACGTTGATCACTGGCTGGAAACCGGTGAAGCTCGTAAGATGCTGGAAATTGCCATCAACGGCAACTCCACGTATCCGGGCCAGAAAGTGGTCGACGACGAGAGCATTCGTCTGTACCTGATGAACGTGCAGGTGAAGACCTACGCTTTCACCAAACCGTCGCTGAGCTTTGCTGAGCCGACTACTGCATCCCAGTTCGACGCTGACGTGTCTGCTGTACAGTTCGGTTTCGCAGACGCTAACCCGCTGGCTCCGCTGGCGATCGGTGACAAAGGACCACACGTCCGTTCAGGCGACCTGCTGATCGCTTCCGACGGTACCATCACTGTTGAGACCACAATCTCTTCAGTTAAGCTGGTTGGCACCACTATGACCCTGAGCGTCACTGACTCTCTGGACGTCCTGGGCGGATCTAAGCCGATCACCTTCGAAGTGTACCGTCTGTTCACCGGCCTGGAACTGAACATCTTCCGTGTAAACGCGGCGGACGTTGACGTTTCACAGGTTCTGCTGGGCCAAGAGATCCTGAAGATCTCCAACCAGTACCAGATCCTGAACACCCCAGTAGCGGGCGACGGTTCGTACACCCTGCGTGCACCTTCCCAGTCAGCGAACGGCAAGCCAGTTCAGACCTACATCGGTTACCGTGCACTGCGTACCGATAAGTCCCGTGAGATCATGACGATCGAGCAGACTGCCGGCGACCTGGTGTCAAAACTGGGCGAAGCAACCAGCACTAACCCGCTGGCGCTGGGCGTTAACCTGGCCCTGAAGAACACCACTACGAGCATCCGTGCTGTAGCGATCGAAGAAGATTCCGTTGATGCGTACGCAACTGCCCTGCAGCTGATCCAGAACGAACGTCTGTACTCTATCGTTCCGCTGACCTCGAAGATGGAAGTGCTGACCATGGTTAAGGCACACGTTGATCTGATGTCCGATCCGGAAACCGCGTCATGGCGTATCGGTATCGTGTCTTCTGACCCATCAGATGTGCTGACCCTGGGATCGTTCGAAGGGCAGTTCCCGATCAAGAAGAGCTCCGTTGGTGACTCTGCTGGTCGTCACAACATGATCCTGAAAGTGGACGGGGAGACCTTCCTGAACGACGGTATCCAGCCAGGCGACATGATTTCGATCATCACCGCTGACGACGCTGCGATCCAGGGTACGTTCAAGCTGGACACCATCTACTCGAACACCACTATCGGTGTGAAAGCGGGTCTGAGCGGCGAAACTGGGTACATCCCAGAGATCGAAACCAACGTGACGAAGTTCGAGATCCTGCGTAACCTGGACAACGCCTCTAAGGCGAAGAACATCGCGGCAATCTCTTCGACGTTCAACGACAAGCGTATCATTCACGTGATGCCTTGCCTGGTTGGTATCACTGAAAACTCTGTGATCAAGTACCTGCCTTCGTACTACCTGGCGGCTGCGGTGGCTGGTTGCGTGGCTGGTTTCCCGGTTCAACAGGGTCTGACCAACCTGACGCTTGCGGGCATTGACTCTCTGCAGGGAAGTAACTTCTACTTCTCCAAAGACGATCTGAACACCATGGCTGCGGCCGGTACGATGATCTTCGTGCAGGACACTCAGTCTGCAGCGCCGTACTGCCGTCATGAACTGACTACAGATATGTCTGTGCTGGAGTACCGCGAACTCCTGAAGGTGAAGAACTGGGACTACCTGTCCTACTTCTACCACGACATTCTGACTCCGTTCATCGGTCAGTGGAACATCGTGGACGACACCCTGCGTGTTATCCGTCAGACTGTGATCTCTGCATCTGAAAACCTGAAGACTCAAAAGCTTCCTCGTATCGGTGCACCACTGGTGTCCTACGAGATCGCTCAACTGGCTCAGGACACGACGATGAAAGACAAGATCCAGCTGAAAATGAACATCGCGATCGTTGATCCGAACAACTACACCGACGTTCACCTGGTGATCTAATCGAAGGGGCTTCGGCCCCTTTTAACAAGAGGAATAAGTAATGGCTACTCCAAATGACGCGTTAGGCGTCGCTACCGACAACGAAGGCCTATCGGCCGCGTGGGACTGGAAAGGTGAGTACGTCGATGGTCTCGCATCAGGTGACGGTCTCGAACGTTTCTCCCAGGGCTCTGCTACCCCTGACACGACCATCCTGTTCGCAGGCCCGGCTCGTTTCACCGGTATCGGCTCCGACACTAAGAAGCTGCACCCAATCGGTCTGATCGATGGGTTCTCCTTCTCAGCATCTGCACAGCTGCAGCGTATGTTCGAAATCGGTTCTAACCGTTCGTTCTTCACCCGTGGTAAGACGATCAGCCAGATCCAGATCTCTTCTATGCTGGCTGACCAGCAGAACATGCTGAAAGCACTGACTCAGGAAGCGTACAACGCCTCTTCTCTGGAAGCTGGTAAGTACACCCTGGATGCCCGCGGTACCAAATCTGCCGGTGTGTCCAACCTGTTCCTGAACATGGACTCTGAACAGCTGGCCGTGCCATTCGGTATGCTGATGCTGTTCAAGACCAAGGGTTCTGAAGGGGCTTCTGGCCTCCGCGGTAAAATCCTGGGTGCGGCGTACCTTGAGTACTGCATGCTGGACGGATGGCAGTTCAACGTTCAGTCATCAGCACCGGTCATCGCCGAGAACGTCTCGATTCAGTTCGACCGAGCGGTCCCAGTCGACCTGCAGTAAGAAAAGGGCCTCCGGGCCCTTTTTTAATGGAGAAAATTCATGTTTAACGTAGCAAGACAACCCGGCGGCGCCGGGGCAGTATTCTTTGAAGCCTATGTCGCAGGCGTTGACCTGAAACGTTCAGCGTGTAAGGTCCGCACGGACACAGGGCAGACAATCAACGGCGTACGCTGGCTAAAAAATGCGGGCGGGGCCAACTCTTACGGTGACAACTCCGGCCCGAGCGAGCAGGACCGCGTCATGATCATGAAGCTTCCGGGTAACCAACATTGGATCTTCGGGTATGTACCGGTGCTCACCAACGATAACGCCAAGGCCGTCGGCCCGGCGCTAGGTCAACAGGGCGTGGCACCTGAAGAGCTCGCTAACTTCTCTACCGCACAGTCCGACTCCGTCTCGGGCGACCAATCGATGCCTGCCGATCAGCGTGTGGGTGACCGTTCCTGGACGTCTCACGGCGGCGGGATGATTTCGTTGATGCGTGCCGGGACCGTCCTGGCCAAGGCCTCACCGACCGCTCTCTTCATGCTCTCACCGTTCGATGACCTGGGGCGCCTGGTGACCCGTAACTGGGAGCACTACACTGACGTGGACTCCATCCGGAAGATTTCCTCAGGTGGCGCCGTGTCTTCGGTCCATGAGTTCTACCCAACGTCCGCCCGGGCCCGTTCTGAATTGCCGTCGATGCGTGAAGTTCGCGGTAACGCCGGGGCGGTAGGGGATGCCGGTGGGATTGCCCGTCGCCAGACCTTCGATGACGGAGGCACCATGACCTCTCAGCAGACGGAATACGCCAACGGACGTAAGCATGAGCTCGTGACCACTGGTGGTTCGACCGTTGAATCGGACACGACGATCACGGGAAAATTCACGAAGGTACATGGTGGCGACACTACGTACTTCAACATGAACGAGACCTCGATCCACCTCGACGTGGCCAATGACATCAAGCTCGATGCCAACAAGGACGGGATTATCATCGACGCCGGTGGCCAAGGGAAGATCACTATCCCGCGTTCCGGGAAAATCGTGATGGAATGTACTGCTGACATGCTTCTGAAGGCCGGTGGGCAGATGGATTTCCAATCTGGCGGATCGATGAACTTCGGTGCCGGCGGCGGGTTGAACTTCACGTCTGCATCCGGTGGCGGTACGGCCAACATGACCGTCGGCAAGCTGAACATCAAGGCGAACGAGGTGAACATTGACTGAGTTAGTGGCAGTTGAGGGTACGCTCACGGCAGGCCAAGGCGGCTGGTCCCGTGTGGCACTGGCTCAGAACCCGAGCCCGAAGGTGAAGATCGGAGGGAAGCGAGTCCTCGTCGTCGGCTCCGGTGGGGAAACTCACCGTAAGGGCGACACGACCCGACCGTGCTTCGTTCTCTCGGGCTCATCGAAGGTGAAGATCGGCGGGATCCCGGTCGCCCGAGTGACTGATTCGGTCTCTGACGGTGACGTGCTCTCGGCAGACGGTGCATCCACTTTCGTACGCTTCGCCTGAGGCTCTCTCCGGCGTTTTCTGGCTAAAAGTGGGCTGACCTACCGGCTCACTCCAGAAGCGCTTACAGAGCGTTCTAGAGGCCTTAAAACAGGGGGCGAGAGCCCCCAAGATTTTTGAGTGTGGTTAGGGCATTGTATTACAATTCGATACTGCGTTGGAGTTATTCATAGGTACTTCCTTTTTAAATCAGCTTAAGGCGAATCCCAATGCGGACCACGTGTGACGCGATAAGGCGGATGATCACCAAGTATCGCGGTAAGGTCATCACATTCATTCGGGGGACTAACGCAAACATAATCATTCTCCTGTTCTATGTACTTTACTTATACCAGTGAAGCAAGAGGATATAGGACGACAGGATTCGACTCTGGGTCGTGCAGTGTCGCGAGAACTGCCAGCAACTGGATGTAGTTCTCGTGATCCAACTTCACTTCATCCCCTCCGTTTCCCCGGCGTTCCAGTAGGGTTAACACGCCACCGAAGAACCAGTAGGTACCGGTACAGAAATGCTTGAAGACCTGCTCCATGAGGCGGAACGCGAAGTCTTGTGAAGGAGCTCGGAGCGTCTGCGGGCAGTCGATCGTTAGCCGACGGTTCTCATCAAAGACGATCGTACAGGTCGCAAAGCACTCGAGATCGTCCTGCTGTTGAAGCCGATTGAGCATCTCCTCCCGGGTCAGTGAGCACAGCATAGGCTCGGTCAATCCGAATTCTGGCAGAGAGATACGGTGCAGGCGAATATTCTTGGGAGTCATAGTTATCCTAAAAAGGGGCCGAAGCCCCTAGTTGTTAACCTACCAGGTTGCCCAGGAGGTCGTATTCCACATCGTTATGCGGGCCGTTAGCGTAGAAGTTGGTGACCTTCATGATGGTCGGATACCATTCAACGCACGGAGAGATGTGTGGGTGAATAGTCGCCAGAGCCGGAAGGCTCAGCATCACGTAACCATCAATCACACGCACGTCACCGCGGTCCAGTGCCCCTGCGTTCTGGCGAACCAGCTGCTGCAGGTAGTTCTGATCTGCATGCATGCCATAGATGGCATTGTACAGGTCAGCCACGTTGAACAGTACGCCGTTCACACCTGACGGGAACACGGTACGGATCTGAGTGTTATTGAAGGTCAGCTTGCCCAGGATAGTCTGAGAGCTCAGTACAGCCACTTCGGGGCGTTGTACTTCTTCCGCCGGCGAAAAGGGTGCCACCTGAACTGGGCGTACGGTCACAGTCTGGTTGTCGATAGCTGTAATCACGTGATCTGCAGGAACTGGCTCAGCGATGCTCTGGGTGCGTTCACCGCCCAGACGGACGTCAGCGGCCACTGCAGCGGACAGATTCGGTGCAGCTTCCGATAGCCACGGCTCAACGAACGCATTCAGCTGGGTGTTAGCGTCAGTGGTCACTTCCGGCGGAACCGCCACGACACCGTTATGATCCACACGCAGGGTAGGACCGGTAGAGTTCTGGATAGACGCCACCAGAGCGGAGATCACTGCAGTGTAGTCGCCCGGGTACAGGTTCTCGAAGAGATCGACCAGGGTCTGGCCTTCAACGTACAGTGCGTCGTCCAGAAGGGCCACTTCCTCGACGTCGCCGTCACGGATGTCAACTTCCAGAGACTCGATGCTGTCGTAGTCCAGGACTTCACGCAGGGCTTCCAGGACTTCACCGTGGATGATTTCGTCATCTTCAGCGATCTGGCGGATCAGTTGGATAACGCTAGGCTTGGTGCCAACGGTATCGATGAAGTTCTCGTTGATAAATAGGTTCATGAGGTTCCTTATTGCCAATAGGCCATTGGGTTAACGGTGTATGCGAACAGTGTGACTTCCGACAGACGGTCTTCGGTCACGAGCGTTGGGGCGTCTGCAACGATCGCTGCGTAACGCTCTTCCAGCTCGGAGAAGTCTATCACACGATCCCCTAAAAGAATACGCCCACGGGTCAACTCATCGATGGAAATCTCGATCGCCTTCTTGCGGGCGAGCATCAAGATACCGTCGGCGAGTAGGCCGGGGAACTTACGGAGGAACAGACGATTGCTGATCACTTCGAATTTCACAGGGTAGTAGCAGAACTTCGGCACTGGTGCTGAACCTGGTACGCCTTGCTCGTAGTCGAGGACAACAAAGTAGTTCACCTTGTTTTCCAGCGTACTGCTTACAAAGCTGGGCTTTTCACCGGCGGGGTTGATCTGCAGATTCCCCATGAGTAGGTAGTTAAAGACACTGGCTACTTTTTCCATCACACCCTCTTACAGATAGCCGCGTTTGATTCCCTCGCGGACGATGATTCCCGCAACGAACTTAATGAAGGTCAAAAATTGAACCAGAGATATCGAACACAGCATTTTGCCTCCAACGGGTTAGGTCCCGCAACCTGGACCCGAAAAGAATAGTACTCACCGTGAGTACTCCTGGGTCCGTATTAGTTATACCCGCCGTACGGCTTTTATTGAATGACGTTTGCGTGATATGCTTAGAGCGGCAAGTGATCCGGCTAGGCCAAACGTTGTAACCGTACAAACCCACCCCAAGACAGGCCTATAGCCCTTTAGGGTCCATATATTATTTATTTTTTAAAAAAAGACATTCGTAATATATATAGTAGGACTCTACCTATAGATGTCTTAGGGTGACGTTTGAAAGGTTACAACGTTTGAATCCTCTGAAACCCGCACCACGACTGGGTTTTCTTGTAACCTTGACGTACGAATGAACGTTTGAGTGGTTACAAATGGGCGTTCTAGCTAAAATATCAATAGTAATCCAACACGAGGAACGTCTTAATGTCATTGACAACTGAAGAAATTATCGGGGGAATGTACCGAGCTCACAAAGCAGGGCAGCCGTTCGCTGCTCTCGTGGCCAATCCCCAGTTCGCAAACCTGTCACTCGAGGACAAGAAGCAAGTCCTGGCAGGCTTTCGTAAGCGTATTGGTGGTGAGTCGTCCTCTACCGTCAATGCACTGACCAACGTAGTGAAAGGCACCGTCGGTGGTGCCGCAGCCGGCGTACCGCTGGGTATGGCCGTCCCGCTGGCCCTGGAGATGTCCGAGTCCGGTGCGACCAAGCGTAGCGTCCTGGATGCTCTGAAGACTGCAGCGTCCAACAAGAACGTCAAACTGCTCGTCGGTACCGGTATGGCCGTCGGCGCCGTCGGCGGACTGATCAACACGGCTCTCAGTATGTACCAGGCTAAAAAGGACCGTGCCCAAATGCAGGAAGACCTCGAAGAAGCGTCTCAAGGCGGCGAAGCTCTGGCAGCTGCTTCCTTCGGTGCCATCGGCGGTCATGGCCACGCTCGCCACATCAACGTGGATCCGGTCATCAAGACTTTCCGCGATACGGCAACGCCGTTCGCTGTGGCGTCTGCACGCTACGGCCACTATGCCTCTCTGGCAGATTCCAACGACACCGGTGCGTATGAGAACGCTCTGAAACGTGCGGAAGGTCTGGCTACCCAAGGTGTCCCGCTGAACCCTCAGGGCCTGAGCGAACTGGCTAAGAAGTTAGCGAAGTCCCGCGGCCACTACGGTTCTCTGATGGACCTTGTTGTAAACTCACAACGAGAGCTGAACTCGACCCCAGAATCCAGTGCTGAGGTACAGGAAGGGATCAATCAGCTTCACACTCAGAACGAGTCAAACATCCAACACACTAACGCACTTGAACACTTTGCCCGTCAAGTGAGAGACATGAAAAGAGGAGTTCAATAATGTCACTTCATGCTATCAAAAACGTACTGGAACTGGTGCCTGAGGCAGCTGGTTTCATCAAGCGGGCGTATGTAGAAGAGGACTTTCCTACCAAAGATAAGGACAGTACTGTCGCATCCGCTCTGGAAATTGCCTTCCTGACTAAGGTCGCTGGACAGACTGTCGATTACGACGACATGGCCCGCGTGGCGAAAGCCGTTCGTCTCTATGGCGTTGGCGATGAAGTTGCCCGCCTCTCTGGAAACCTCGAGAAAGCTGCATCGATGCGTGCTGAAGAAGCTCGTGGTATCGAGTACGAACTCCGTACGGCAGAAGCGATTATCGAATCCAAGTGTTCCGGCTTAATGGACATCGAGAAGGTTGCGAGCCAAGCGGCTGCCCTGTATGATAACTATGCCGATGACATCCAATCTGATCTCGTCCGTCTGTACGCCGGGGCAGGTCGCCTTAACAAAGAAGCCGCGGTCATGGCCGTTGAGCACCGTGCCAAGGTAACCGGTCGTCAGGAATTCACCAAGCTGGCGGAAGTCTTCCGTGGCACCAACACTGATGCCCTGACTGTCGAAGAGAACCGTGCGTTAGCGAACGCCGTTATCCACTTCGAGAAACAAGCGGGTTACCTGGGCGACATCTACAAAGAGTCCTTCTGGTTCACTAAGGAAGCGATCGATCGCTCTATCACGGTGAATCTGGGTGGGAAGAGCGTTCCGGCTGTGAAGCTGCAGGCGATCCCGAAGGCTCAAGTACAGCAGATGGTTGGGGATGACATCGCGGAACTGTTAGCCGGCGACCTGATGACCCTGAAACACGGTGTTGAAGCGTTGCCAATTGCTGAAAAACAACTACTCGCGAGAATCTGCCGATGCTAAGCAAACTGAAAGCTACCCTGGACAAACGCTACGGGCCTGACTGGCCTGAACTCTCCGTTGAGACGATCTCACTGGATCTGGGCCACGCCTTGACCCCAGTGATGGTCTCTCAGCTGATGGTGCTGCGTACCCTGGGTAAGCACCCTGAGAAGTTCCTGAACGACGCCTCGTACTTCCTACGATTCGTCGAAGCAGCGAACGCTCATGCCGTTGATCCATCCACGGTCTACATGCCGAACGTCCTTGAGCTCTCTTGGGGCTTAGTCGAACTGCTACGTATCCTTCCGGGTGCGGAGCTTTCGAATGCCATCAAGACGATCTGCTCGTACATCCTGCGGGATGAGGGCTTCGGTTCAGCGCCACCGCCGTTCGAATTCGTCACCGATCTGAACAACCCAGATGAAGGCGTCGAACAGCGTGAAGCCCGAGCGAAAGCTATCCGCCTCTACGCACTGGCGATGGAGGAACTGTGAAACTAAGTCGGATTCGTGCTGAGAAAGAACGTATGGAAAGGCTAGAGCGTAAGCACATCGCTCGAATCAACCAGGCTAACGGCCACGAAGCCAACGAGTATCACGACCGTAAGTACCATGAGTCCCAAGCGAAAGCCTACACCAAAGGCGATCCCAAGGGCCTCATGGCCTACGTGGGAAAAGCCCATGCTAAAAAGATGGCTGAGTACCACTTGCGTCTGGCTAAGGCCTTTGAGAAAGAGGAGCTGTAATGGCAACTATCGATGACGTTATGGCGAAGCTTGAGCTGATCCATACCGATGTAAAAAAAGGCCTCGAGGTGACGGCCGAACTCCAAGCAGCCGCGACAGGCTCTTGGCAATGGGATAAAAAGTCTGGCATTCTCAAGATGTACAATGCCGAGGGAAGCGAAATCGCCGTGTTCAGCGTTTCCGACTCCCCCGACAAAGCTACACGAGAACGCCGCGTAGACTTAGAGTCCTAAGATCTCAGCCATCTCAGGGGAGACTCGTTCGAGTTTCCCTTCTTTAAGCATCTTCTTAATCGACTTCTGAATCTCCGGCCAGAAGCTTACGCCTGGCATACCCTGTACCGTACGCAGCCCCTGGATAGAAACCGGATACGCATCCGTCTTCTCGTCCTTCGGCACGCGATACTGATTACCCGTCATGATTTCACGCATCCAGCTCTGGTTCAGACGCGTCTGGTCGTTACCGTTATGGATATCGTAGAACCACGTCTCGACCTTCAGCGGCAGACCCATGTAGATGTTCTGCATGATTGAGAACATGGACATTGCCATGATCGCGTTCACTGCCGCCGTCTGCTCGAGGTCCGCACAGGATGCATCCGGGTTACCCTGATAGCCAGAGGCACGCAGATACTGACCAATCGGGCATGGCAGGTACGGTACCGGAATACCTTCAGAGCCTTTCGGCACCAGACGAGCCATGTCTTCCAGATCCACGTTCTCGTACTCACGATCCGGAACGATGCGAGAGGAGAAGATGCGGGCCTGACCGAAGGTGTTCTCGTTACCGGCGTCCACGATGAAGTGCTCGATCCCGGTCTGGATGGTCGCGTACAGGATCGACTGGATGATGGCATAGCGGGCCTTCATGTTATCCACACACAGGAAGAAGACCGCAGGACGGTCTGCCACCAGGCGCTTCATAGATTCCGGCACGTTAGACTGCAGCCAGCGTTGCATCGACTGGGCGTTCGTTGGGAAGAACTGCGGAATCGCAACTGTTGGAATCTCGAAGGCACCGCCGTAGCGTTCCGCCAAGCACTCCGCTTTGTTACGACTGACATCGTCGCTAATGAAGTTCTGGCGGGCCAGGTTCTTCACTTCAACTTCGTCGCCATCGATCAGGGTGATCGTCGGGACCATGTCGTTCCATTTACCACGGGACATCAACTGCGAGAGCATAGGCAGAAGGCGGGAACCAGTCCCGCCACAACCTACAATCACCGCGTTAGTAACCATCTGGCGATTGGTGTAGGTAAACATTAAATACCTCGATCGAGATCAAAATCTTTGTTGAGACGGGCAACCACTTTACGGGCTTCCAGAGCGGAGGAGGCCAGGAAGACACCCTCTTGGAAGAGGATTTCCGGATCCGCAACGTATTCCAGTAAGCGTTTGCCCACGGCAGCGTTCAGCTCGTCGTCATTCTCACTGTAGACAGAAGCGACGAGTTCATCAGCGGTTTCGTCCCAGGTCTGAAAGGGTTCGTCCGCCAGTTCGTGAATCAGGCCAATACCGTAGGTGCCTTCATCTGCACCCAGGATGTCTACCGACGCTTGAGATCGCGTGGTCCGAGCACTCGCCGTGACCCCTTCCTCGTTCTCTCCGCGAAATCGGGCATTCCAGTTGCTCTCCCGTTGGGTACGCTGACCGTTCCAGGAGTCGTCGCGTTCATCACGCTCGAGAAACTTGTCGGAGCCAGCGAGGGAGCGTGACCCACCGCCATATACTTTGCTGCCGCCCAGGGCGGGGCTGTAGCCCGGGTAGGACGGACGCTGATAAGTCAGAACCTCGACGTTCTCCATCCACGCCTTGACCACCGGGCTCTCCTCCTTTACCGGCGGCGCATCGAAGATGTCCTCCAGCTTCATGACCACTTTAGATTTGTACGCGTTGAAGCGCCAGATCAGTTTGTGGTTGTCGGTGTTCAGCTTACCGGCGACGCCAGAGATACCCACGTAGGTCGCGTCATCACGCTCATCGGTACCGGAGAAGAACGCGTCCATGGAGTTGTGAGAGTGGATGTCGAGGATAACCTCTTCGTCCGCTGCCACGTGATCCCAGTTATAGGTAACGGATGCTTTCGCCACTTTCTGCTTAGGAATCGCTACACGGTACTCTTTCTTCGTCTTGTTCCAGACGATGTGAGCCATCGCTTCATAGTCACCGTGGCCGAAACCAGAAGACGTGGTCATTTTCATGACCTGGCGGAAGAACTCAACGATATCGTTCAGCATCTCCAGCGGAATCTTCTTGTCTTCGACCAGCGGCTTCATGTACGGCTTCAGCAGGGACTTGCCGCCGTTGGTACGGATAGGCGTGTCAGAGATCTTGGTCATCGCTGAACGGCCCATGGAGAACTGGTGGAACTGGTACAGGGCGCCATCATTACCCAGCACGTACACTTCCGGGTTCTGAAGCACGTCGCCACCGGCGAAGAAGGCATCTTCAGTAAGCAGGGCGGACATGAACGGAACCAGGTCCAGGATGCCATTATTCTTCTTCGTCATCTTCATCTTCCTCTTCAGGTGCTTCAGTTTGAGTTACAGGAGTTTGACCGTTCTGTGGATAACCTGGCATCAGGTGCCAAGGATACTTATCCAGACGGGACAGCTGAGTGAACCAGTCACCCGGTCCGTTACCTTCCATGCGAACACCACGGTTACCGTAGCCCCACAGGTCGTTGTTGAACGGAGATGCCACGAGGATCGTGTAGAACAGCTCGTTCAGACCACGCAGGTCATACTGGTACAGCGAACGGTAGGAGTTCGCACCGGTGCACATGCCGCCGTCGCCATACTGGTTCGGGAACGGGAGCGTCCACAGGTGGTTGTTGTAGTTGCGGTTGATGAATTCCCAGTTGGACAGGTTCGGGACTTCATCTTCCTTGTAGTCGGTGCACAGCCACTTCACGCCCTCTACCGTCCAGCCACCCTTACCGTTCGACTTCAGCGTCACTTTGATCACTGTCGCCGGGAACGGGATGGTGTACTTGCGGTTACCGTAACGGATTTCCCGTTTGGCTTCTTCAAAGTACATCAGGATTTCGAGTTCGTGCTGGTTGTAGCGAACAGACACCGCTTCGTTCGGCAAACGGAAGGACAGCTTCGGAGCCTGCTGCTGCTCCTGGCCGGCCTGAACGCGGGAGATTTCGTTAGTGAAATCCTGCAGTGACACGTTCTTGAAGGCACCCAACCCATTCGGCACGCGGACGTGCGTAGGGAAGATGGTGACCGTCATCCCTTGGTTATTACTCATACGAAGGTTCTCCCTGTGTTGACCCCACGCATGGTGCTGAAGTCAAAGTTCATCTGTCGTGAATTGTTGTTCACACGAGGGGCTGGACGCGTGATGTTGAAGTTGAGGTTCTGCAGAATCATCATGGCCTCAGCCGGCGTACTGACCGACTTCAACTTCTCGTCCAGGGCACGCAGGACTACTGGGCCGCTTGAGACGATCTCGCGGAGTTCCGATAGTCTTTGAAATAGATCTTGCATGGAGGGAATGCTCCGATGGTGTTAATGACGCGGGCAATCGACGGGAGGTTATCCACGAAGATTGGGCCGTAATCCATCTGTGCTGCCTGACGCGGACGCTGCCCCGGTTGAGACTCCACTTCCAGAACCGTGAGGTCTTTGAAGGTGTCGTAGTCAAAGGCGAGCGAAACGAACAGGACGGCGTAGCGCGTGGACTGCACTCGGCGAACGACCTGGCCGTGCTGCTGAATCCACTCCGGACGGGCCGGCACGCCAAGCTCATCCATGTGGTTGAACTGCTTCGGACAGTACACGAAACGCATACCGTAACGCTTGGCCAGATGATCGACGTAGCGAATATAGCGGCGAAGGCTAGGAGTATCCTCGAGGTATGTACTCCACACCGGCCACGCTTGGTTCTCGCCGAGCGTCTGTAGCGTATGGTAGGTTCCGGTCTGTTCGTCCGTGTACAAGAAGTCAGGGTCACGGCCGTGATCCGTCGTCGATGCACTGAGGCCTAGAAACTTCACCGGATGTTTGATATCCTTGCCCATGAAGCCGCGGATGAAACCCAGCATGTTAGGCACGCCGAGGTTCAGGTTACGCAGGCCGGACTCAACGGAGCGGTTTCCGGATTGAACGAACGGGGCGATTCCTGCAGCGAACTGAGCACGCACAGTGTACGTCATCAGGTTACGCATGTTGTTCATCCACTGCTGAAGCTGACGAAGGTTGGCCTCCGTCTCGGCGCCACCCAGAGCATCAATCTCCGTGGAGAGGTCTTGGGTAACCGCCAGACTGCCATCGCTAGCGATTCGAGCCTTGAGACCTTCTGTGTGGATGAGATCTTTGAGCTCTACCGCGGAGGTCAGTCGTTCAGGGGTAAGCTCGTGGAATACAGTGGTATTGCTATTCCAAAGGGGATAAGACATGAAGCCTCCCTTAACTAAAAAAAGAAAAGGCTCCCATTGGGAGCCTCCTTCCGACTAAGCTAAAGCTTAGCCTTTAGTACCGGTGCGGCGTTCGAAGTAGATGTGACGTACGCCGTCAATCACTTCTTCGCGGGAATTCATGCTGGAAGTCTGGAACGCAGAATCGAACTGACGTGCCGCTTCTTCTTTGGTCATGATGATACCGTCCAGAGTACGTGCGTCGCGACCAGGAATGTGAACAACGGTAGAACGAATAGATGTAGACATTTAGACTTTCCTTTTAAGTAAGTTAGTTTGTGTGGCATAGCGTCTCTATACCAGGGTTATTATACCAGGGTATTTTAAAATATTGAATACCTAACAGGAGAAATTCATGAAAAAAGCTACTTCGAGTCAGTTAGCGGCGGCTCTCCTGGAGTTGAAGGGTAAACCGATCAACTTCACGGATTATAAGCCCTTTACCGCTATCTATGACGTCGACCCGGACCTGATGGTCTTCAAAGCCGGTCGTCAGATCGGGAAGTCGGTATCCCTCGGCGGACGCTTAGTGTCCAAGTCGATCGGTCGCCCGTACTTCAACTCCCTGTACATCGCACCTTTCCAGATCCAGGCGAAGCGTTTCTCGAACGCCTACCTTGATGCCTTCCTGGAGAGCCCGCTCGTGAAGAAATACTTCCGTCGTTCAAACGACCCGAGCAACGTCTTCGAGAAGACACTGGCGAACAAATCAAAGATCTACCTGTCGTACGCCCAGACCGAATCTGACGCCGACCGTATCCGTGGTCTGATGGCCGATCTGTTAACCGTAGACGAAGTCCAGGACGTGTCCTACGACGCACTACCACCGATCTTCGAAATCCTCAACGCCTCCGAATATGCACTGAAGGTCCTGGCCGGCACGTCCAAGTCCACGGCGAACACCCTGGAGCAACTCTGGCTGCGTACCAACCGTCTGGAGTGGGTCAGCAAGTGCCCGCACTGTGGCCACTGGATTATCCCGGACACGTACGAGAAGTGTGTGCGTATCTGTCAGCCGCACGGTCCGTCCTGTGATAAATGCTTGAAGCCTGTCCATCCGGCCGACGGCCAGTGGGTGGCGACCAACCCGCACATCAGGGATAAAGTAGGCTTCCACCTACCGCAGATCATCATCGGCGATAACTGCAAGCCGAAGAAGTGGGCCCGTCTCATCGATAAAGTGAAACAGGCTCAGGAAGGCGGCCTCTACACCCCAGCGACGCTGGCGAACGAAGTCTTCGGGCTTGCCACTGACCTCTCCGGTCGTTCACTCTCTATGGCGGAAGCCATGAAGTGCTGTAACGAAGAGTGGAAGTCCTGGGCGTCCCCTACCGACTTCTCCGATCCGGTCTGGAAGAAGATTGCCCCGACGATCACCCGTACCGTGCTCGGTGTCGACTGGTCCGTTACCGGTGGCGTGAAGTCCTACACCGTGGCAACCGTCCTCGGGTATGACGGCTACGGCCGCTGCTACATGCTCGAATCGAAGAAGATGCAAGGGATCCACATCCTCGAGCAGGTCCGTGACGTCTGTCTTTTAGCCCGTAAGTGGAACTGTGCCGTCATCGGCTCTGACCGCGGGGTGGGCGTTCTGCAGGGCCAGCTGATGCAACAAGAGCTGGGACATGATAAAGTGATCATGGTAAACTACGTGGCAGCAAAGGTACGTTTACGTTGGGACCAGCAGGGCCAGTTCCTGGCAGCTGACCGCTCTCAGGCGATCGATAACGTGATGATGAAATGGCGTATCGGTCCGGACCGCTTCATGTGTCCATCTTGGGCAATCACTGAGGGTTACTGGACCGATGCCCTGAACGTCTTCGAAGAAGAGACCGGCGTAGGCCGTCGTGTGTACCGTCACCACCCGGATGAACCGGATGACTGGATGCACTCCGTAGTCTTCGCACACGTTGCGTACCAGTACCTTGAAGGCGACTTCAAGTATACCGAATAACCTAAAATCAAGAGGATTCAACATGCCTAAGAAGCAAGATGTGATTGACGTAGAAGCAAACCCACTGTTCGGAGACGACACGGATTTCACGGCTGCTCCGGTAGCCGAGATGTTCGAAGAGAAGGCGCCAGAGGCACCGGTCGAGGAAACCCCAGCGCCTAAAGCTGAAGAGCCGAAGACGAAGGAGTATACCCAGGAACAGAAGGACGAGATGTTGGCGATCGTTGACGCGATCATGTTCGAAGGTGAATACTCCGAGGTCATCCCGTTCGGTAAGCGTTACAAGGTGACCTTCAAGTCCCGTACTGCAGGTGAGGACAACGAGATTTCACAGAAACTCGACGGCCGCGTCTTCAATACCATTCTGTCCTACCAAAACCAGAGTGCTCTGCTGACGATGGCGTACTCTCTGATCGACCTGAACGGTGTGAACTACCGCGATATGTCGATCAAAGAGCGTTATCAGAAAGTTGCAGAGCTGCCTTCACCGTTGGTGATCGTTCTCTCTGAGCTGATGGGGAAATTTGACCAGAAAGTCCTGGAAGCAATGGAATACGGGAAGGCAAATTTCTAAGCCAGCCATGGGCTAAGGTCCGGTTGGGTCTCTTCATGAAAGGGATTCAGCCGGACATTCTGGGCTCGCCGAGGGATGTCATCATGCGACAGTACGCCATGAGCGAGATCGTTCAAGAGTCCAGAAAGCTTATGGCTGGGATCGCAGGCTCCCTCGGCAATGGTAAAGCCGCTCAAGAAATTCTCCGGGACTTTGCAGACGGTGTGTTGAATACGCCACAAACGAAGCAGAACCGCATGACGGAAATGCTTAAAGAATACAGCCAGTACCGCAACAAGACCCTTGAGGCCAAGTTGGTGCGTGACGGTCAGGATTCTTATCTCAAAGTTACAGGTCTGGAGGAATTGCATGGCTGATAACATGTTTTCACAATCACCAATGTCGTCTTACTACGGCTTTGGTATCAACCCGGCGTACACCACGCCGGCTTACATGTCCAACTTCCGTCCGGCGTACGCGTCGGATACGGATCCCTTCAATCCATACTCCGTCAACCGCGGGTACATGGAAGCCCTCAAGAACCAGTACATGTTCAACCCGATCGGGACGTACGCGTCTGACCCTTCCGAGGACGAACGGGCGAACAACTGGTCTCTTAACACGATGCACTCGGATGCCTTCGTTAACGGCGTCACCAAGGTCGGTATCCCACTGGCGGCATGGTACGGAGCGAACAAGTTCTTCGGAATGAAGGTCGCTGCACGTTCACCGACAGCGGGGCTCTGGGATCGTGGTGCGGCGTATGCCGGAGCGATTTACCGTGGACAGGGTATGCGTGCGGCGGCGGCCGCGTGGGGTGCGACTGCAGCACAACAGTCTCTCGGTGCGGCAGCAGGTTCGGTCCTGGGTCGTGGCGTGGGGTCAGTGGCCGGCGGGTTCATCGGCGGTGCTGGACGCTTAATGGGACTGGGTGGAATGTTGGGCGGTGCAGGGACGGTTCTCGGTGGAGCCGGTGCCGTAGTCGGTGGCCTGGTCGGTTCGATCGCAGCGCCGCTGGCGGTAGGTGCAGGTGTAGCGAAAGCCGCTAACTACTACGCTGCGGAGCCGTACATCGGTCTGCGTCGTGGTGAGGACGCGATGCTTGCCAACACGGCTAACCAGTTCGTCGGCGGACAAGCCGGTCCCAACATGGGATCTTTCGGTATTTCCGCACGTCATGCTAACCGTCTGTCCCAGGCGTTCATGCAGGACAACATCCGCGACATGGGCTTCCAGCCGGGTGACTACTCGGCCATGGCCGACTACGGGATGCAAGCAGGTATCTTCAACGATATCGGCAACCTGAACGTCGACGACATGAAGAAACGCGTGTCTGGCATGGCGGATTCCGTGAAGATGATCATGGCGGTCGCCAACACGACGTCCGTCAAAGAAGCGATCCAGTACATGGCCCGTCTGAAGGCCGCAGGGGTTTCTAACCCAGGCGCCGTGACCCGTGTCATGAGCGAAATGGGGATGGCTGCAGGGATTTCCGGGTCCTCTGCCGAGCAGATCATGAACACCGTGGGTAACCAAGGCCAGATGATCGCTCAGCGTCTCGGCATGCTCCCGGTCATGGGTCAACGTCAAGCGGCATCGATCTATGCAGGCTTTGCTAACGCGTACAAGACCGGTTCACTGAACCAAGCGGACGCCGCGGCACTGGGGGGCGTAGAGGGTGCGACGCAGTACGCGATGGAAGGTGCAGGACGTATCTTCTCGATGCCGTACTTCAAAGCAGCGATCAACTCCGGCGCTGAGCTCGGCTCTGGGAACATGCTGAACGTGGCTCAGGCCTACGGTAAACGCCGTGCCGGGAACCCGCTGCAGTCTTACGGTGACGATATCCTGAACTCCGGGGTCCGTACCACTGAGTACCTGAACAACCACTCATCGATGGAAACGGTGATGAACTTCCTGTACGACCAGACGGCGAACATCCCGTCGGCCCGTGGCAAGGACGGTAAGGTTGATCTCCGGGCAGCGCTCGGTTGGGCGACGGCGAACGGCTACCTCTCTGAGGAAGAAGCCCGTACGTACGGCCTGCAGTTCAAGATGAAGATGGATCCAGAGTACCAGCGTCGTATGGAGAATGCATCTCGTGGCTCTGCCGACAAGCAGATGAACCAATGGATGTCCCAGCAGGGCTACGACACGCTTGCCGGTGTGCCGATCCTGGGCAACTCTATCCAGCGTTTCCGTCAGTTCAACCGTGAGATGCTCGATGACTCTTCCGGCATCGCTGGGGCGTTCACGTCCTTCCGTGCCGGCATGTCTGACAAGTGGGATCAATTCCAGGCGTCTGTGATGGGCCGTGAGAACCCGAACTCCAAGGGTGCAGCAACGTGGGCAATGGAGAATGGCCAACAGGTTCGTAAAGAGCTCGACATCGGGGCGTACTCATCGTACATGGGCAACGAAACCCGCTCGACGGCCTACGACGGTATCCTGAAGTCACTCTCAAACGACGTTCTGAATGCCGATCCGGAGTCTGAAATCGGGAAGATGGCCAAGAAACTGTACGCCGGACTGGGTAAAAACCAGGACAACCGTGCAGATCTGGACGCTTACTACCGCCTGAAGAAGGGAGATATCGGTTCGGCACAGGGAATGTCACGTTCCCAGTACGCTGACCAGATGAACCGTGCTCTGCAGACGGGCCGTGCGAAAGAAACGAAGGTGACGGCGATGGATCTGAACCCTCGCGTCTCTGACGACTTCGTGAAAGCCTTCGGGAAGACCGGAGAAGAGTCCTGGTGGAGCAAATTCGACCTGTTCGGACTGGCACCGCCGACTCTGGGACGCGATACCGGAGCCTTCAAGGACGGTGACGGGGCCCGAGTCTTCAACGCAGCGATCGGATCGATGTCGCGTACCGGTAAAGCAGACCTCGGCGACCTCTATGAGGCCGGTGGCGGTGAGAATTCCTACTTCTCAGGCGATTTCGGTAAGCTCCTGGCCAAGTACAAGCAGGATCCGAACTCACTGACCGCTGAAGAACGTTCCCGTGTGGAAGAATTCCTGGCGATGCAGAAGATGTCCGGGATGGACAAGTCCGCTACCGACAAGATCGAGCAGGGTATCCTAGCGCTCGGCCGGGGTGACAATAAAAATGCTGGCGTGCTGTTCGGCGAAGAGGGTGACGCGTACCGTGAGAACATCGCGAAGAACGTTGCCAAGACCATCGAGGGCATGGACGTTGGGACGATCCGCAAGGGCCTGAAGTTTGGCATGCAGAAGAACGGCCGTACTGGCAGTGACATCGATGCTCTCGACTCTCTGTCTGATACCTCCCTGATGAACGGCGGGGTTACGGCCCTGGCGGACAAGATCAAGAAGGGTGCGGAGATCTCAACTGCGGCGAACCAGGCGGCGAGCCAAGACAAGGATGAAATGGGTCGTCTGTCACAGAAGTTCGGTGGCGAAGAGTTCATTAAATCCTTCGGGGATGTGGCGGATAACATCGGGAAAGCGACAGAGGGACTGTCCGGTTCAGCTGACGCGTTAACGAAAGCGGCTGCCGAGCTGTCAAAAGCAGCAAAAGCAGGCGGTTCAACCGACCCGAGATTGGCATTAGCGATCGAAAATCTGAATAAGACCCTTACGAAACCGGGCGCCGGTAACGTAACACCGAACTTCGGAGGAAGACAATGAATAACATCCTGATCGTCAACATGAATGCCACGGAAATCTTCCGTCAGCAAGTTGCGAGTGCCATGGAGGGCATTCGTTACCAGAACTCTGGTGGCACTAAGACTTACATCCCGCTGCAGATGGGCGGGATTTTCATGCAGCGTGAAATGCTCGAGGGCGGAAACGTTGTGCGTATCACGAGAATCGTAGAGGATACCAATGGCTGATTTCGCTAACAAGTACGGCATTGCCCGTATTAACCAGGAGGGTGAACGTGCGTTCACCGTCCGTCCTCGCTATTACGCTTCCAGTGAGGATAACCCGACGCGTGGTGAAGCGGCGACGCTTCGTCTCGTCATGTCGGAAGACCCAACGGCCGATACGATCAACGCCCTGACCGCCGGCATGCCTTACTTCGAGGCTGTCGCGTTCAAGCGTATGATGAACCAGGACGAGTCGAACGGTGGCTACAAAGACTTCATCATGACCGACCTGGCGTACGACATCCAGGAAAAGTACCAGGTGTTCCACACCTTCGGTGGGCATGAGTGTGTGTACTTCTACGGCCAGGCTCCGCTGGCGATCCGCATCTCTGGCGTCCTGACGGATGACCTGGATAACGACCAGTTCGCCCGTTTCGCCCAGCTGTACACCAAGCACCTTCGTGGGACCAAGGCAGCTCAGAACTACTCGCTCGTCGAGTTGGCCCTGCCGAACGCCACGTTTTTCGGGTCGATCACGTCGTTTTCCGTGCAGCAGAACGCCAACCGTGACACTGATATCGGCTTCTCGATGGGCTTCCTCGTTAAGGAGACGATCTTCCGTTCAACGGACGCGTACTTTGAGAACGACTCCGGTGAAGTGACGGACTATCAGGACGAGAACTTCCTGGGATCCCGTCCGACGCCGACGATCACTGCTTCTGACATCTACACGAAGTACAACGACATGATGGCGGAGATTGACGCCCGTGGCCGTACGACGAACGCGAACGAAATGCTCGGACAGTACAACCCGAACGCGAACTTCAACATCTTCGGCGTGTACACGCAGGCGATCAACTCGATCCCGACGATGAAAGACCTGCTGGGTATCGGTCCTGAGGATATCGCTGCGATCCTGACGGAATGGAACAACGTCCTGAACGACTTCCTGGCTATCCCGAACGCGATCGTCAACAAGGTGAACTCGTACGTTGATGAAGCCACGTCGTACCTGACGGTCGTCGAACGCGGTCTGGACCAGATGATGGACTCCGTGACCGGTACCGTTGGCGCTATCCAGGCGATTCCTGATAGAATCGAGAACGCAGTGGGCCAGTTCGTGAACTTCCCACAGACGATCGCCTCCCGGGTCGGTCGCTTCCTGGACAACGGCTTCATGACCCCGAACGGTGCCGACGGCTCTGTCATCAAGGGTTCACATGGCGGTTCTGGGGATTCTGACTCGAACGCACTTGTCGGGGGATCCCGTATGGACGCCGCGGCGGCCGCTGCCTTACTGCAAGCCGGATCGCGTGCTGACACAGGCCCTGACCGTGGAGCGACGATCAAACCGATTCCGATCAACGTCGGTATCGTGAAGAACCCAGACGAAACGGCAGTACTGCCGCAAGGAGTAACAGATGAGTAATTTAGGGGTACGTTCGTATGCCCAATCGATGACCCTTGAGAACTTCTTCAAGCAGAAGGCGATGCCTGACCTTCTGCCTTCCGTGAAGGCCTTCACCACGAAGATCCTTCAGCCAACGGTCAAGGTTGTCGAAGATGATTGCCACACGATGCTCGGACGAAATGTGTCAGCAGACGACTACTCGATGGTGGGCCTGCTGGCCCTCGACACGGACGAGATCATCGATGAGGCGTACGTGATCGATAAGTACGAGCACAATATCTTCACGATCCGCGTGCGGGATACGTGTGCGTGTACGTCCAAGGGTGGTGTGTGCCGCAAGTGCCTACACGGTACGTATATCCGTCTGGGCATCACAGAACCGCTCCCAGAGGTCGGTGCCGTGGTCAAGATGCCCGTGGAGTCTTCAGCGTACCTGAACCACCTCGCAGGAACGTACTCCGGCGCCATCATGGGTGCTCTGCCGCTGCCGTCACCGCCGCTGCCGCTGCGTCAAGGACTTTTCGAAGAGCTCGTGTCGCACGAGGAAATGGACATGATGGTTCGCCAGATGGGTTCTTTAAAGATTCCGCCGGATGAGGTAGACTATCTGAATAACATCAAGAGCCGTTTCGAGCGTGCTCTCATGATTCTGGCCTACTACGGAGCGTACGGTAATGCGTTTAGAAAATAATCTCGGTGGAGACAACCTATACGGTAACTTCCGGCTGTACATTGAGGGGATCGAGGTCCCCTTTAATGCAGCCAGCGTGACCAACACCTACCGCGGACTGCCAACGGCCCAGATCACTCTGGCGCCGTGGCGTGGTTTCTCAGAGATGACCAAGGGGTACTTCCCGAAGGTGCACCTCTTCTATCGTGACTTTAACCAAGGCCTGGCGCCTTACGACATGAAGAAGATGGTAGGCAACGTCTCAACGATTAACACCCTCGATGCCCAGGCGGCAGTGGCCGAAGCCGGTGAGACCTTCAACAAACTCGAGCGTCATGCCTACAAGCTGATCTTCGGCGGCGTCATCACGTCGGTCACGGACTCCAAGTCCCTGGCCGGTGAAGGCGGTTCTGCGAGCGTGTCACTGAACTGCGTGCACCCTTACTACATCCTGAACGAGATCCTCTTCAAGTACATCGGAACCAACCCGCAGGAAACGACGGCTCGTGACTCAGCGTTTGGTATCATGGTGGACGGCGGCAACGTTAGCTCTCTGTACACGATCGAACAGGCCCTCGCGGGCGTTCGTGCTCCGGAAGCCGGTCAGGTGACCCTCGAAGATTCTCCGGAAGCCGGGGATATCTCAGTGCTCTCCGACACCATGTCTGACAACTACTGGCGTCTTCAAGGTATTCCGGGGGTGATCGTGGCTCTGTGGAACTCCTTCAAGCGTTCGGCTTACTCGACGGGCGACCAGAAAGACAAGTCGATCATGACGAAGATGTACATCCCGTTGATGGAAAGCGGCTTGAAGTTCTTCACCAAGATGACCGGCCACCCGGTGATCGAAGGTTCAATCCAGCGTGATTCCAAGACGGCCCCGACCCAGGCGCCTGCGACGACGCAGACGGCAACCACCGGTTCTTCTCCGGAGACGGTGCTCGGCCTGACGTCCATGTCTGCCCGCGGTAAGAAAGAACTGATCGAGTTCGCCGAAGGCCGTCACTACAAGCTGTACGACGACGCTACCGGGAAGACGATCGCTCACGCTCTGGACGCCACCGGCACGCCATCCATCGGTGTTGGCCACGCGGTTGCCAGAACGGACACGCAGTACGATGGCAAGACGCTCTCCGACGCACAGGTTGACTCGCTGCTGACCGCAGACGTGGCCTCTGCAGAGCGTGCCGTAGCCCGTCTTGGGCTCAAGCTTTCCCAGGGACAATTCGATGCCCTGGTCGATTTAACATTCAACGTCGGGCCTGGCGGGCTGGGCAAGGACGGAGCCCTGCAGCAATCCAACGGTCAACCTTCGACGCTCGTTCGTCTGATCACCGAAGGGAACACCCAGGGTGCTGCCAATGAGTTCATGTCGTGGGTGTATGCTGGCGGTCAAGTTTCCCAAGGTTTGGTGAGCCGCCGTAAGCGTGACCAGGCATTCTTCCTGGATGCCCCACTCCCGTCCGCCCAGAGTCTGGCCGCGAATGCCTATTCTTCACGTGGTTCCAACGAGGAAATGGCCTCAAACAACGGTAAGTTGATCCCGGGCAACATGAATGGGCTGCTGCCGGGTGCCATGGCAACGCAACTTCTGAGTATCCTTTCAAACGGCATGACGTCGGGCGGTACCGGTGAAGTGATGTCGTACGGCCAGCTGATCGACGCCTTCCTGGACGTCGTGGAGTATGACCACGTGATCCTGAACTCACCGGCTAAAGTGGGGATCTCCGGCACGCCGGAACTGATCGACCATGTCTACAAGCCGCGGATGTTCGCGTACTACTCACCGATCTGTAACGTGCTGCTGCCGTACATGTACGAGTCCTATTCGGTGAACATCGGCTCCGATCAGGTGCCTTCACGTGTGATCTACAACGGGATGCAGTTCACTGCAGACTCTCAGGCGAACGCCGGGACCACCGTGAACATGCACAACTACGTCGCCCCGCACTCCGTCCGTGTGGCCCTGGCTGACGGCGGTAACTTGGCCCAGACCCTGATCTCTCTGGTGGCGACGCCGGGGAAATACGAGTGGGGTTCCGGTGTGCGTACCGCTGACGGTACTCTGCCTTACTGGTACGCCGTGCTGTCCCACCAAACATCTTCGGGCAACGTGGGTGACTTGGCGTCCGGCACAACGATCGATAACCTGAAGGCGGCATGGAGTAAGCTGTATCCGGACGACCCAACGCTGAACCCGTGGGACACCGACTTGGCGGGCATCGAGGCCTACCAACGTCTGTTCTTCACCGGTGTGGACGTGGAGTTCTCAAACATCTACTCACAGTCCCGTCAGGGCTCCGTAGACGGCGTTTTCAACCCGTTTATCGTCCCAGGGTACCCAATGGACATCATCGATCCAAGTCCTCTCAGAGAGTCATACCATGGCTTCTGTACGAGTGTGACGCACAGCATTGACGCCGGGGGTTACGCAGCGACGTCGATCGGGATGTCCTCGGCGTTCACCTTCTCGGAAATCGCCACGTGTTACATCCCGGGGACGTACCCGTGGTTGCTCGCACAGCTGAAGATGGACGAGAACCTGTCGATGTATGGCAATACGCCGGCCTTCCAGCGTGCATGCCAGTACTATAACGACGTGCTGGGCGTGGGCGCCGCGGACCCAACGATCCTCGAAGCGTACTCAACCGGTAAACCTTTCCCGGTGAAGCGTAACATGGGCGTGTGGGAAATCGGTGAAGCGGCAACCCTGACCGGGTCAACCCACCCGACGCTCTACACGACGACGCTAGGTAACCTGAATCTCGTGGCCCGTAACATCGCGTCACTGTTGGATATCGAGAAGGAGCACGCCATGGTGGCAGAGACCTTCGTTGACATCGACATGTGGAACCAAGGCTCTCCGACCGTTGAGGAAGTCCGTAAGGGTCCGTGGGTGAACGACCAGTCCGGTACACAGGATTCGTCGCTGCTGCGTGGCCGTGACATGGAGTGCTCCGCCTTCCTGGATTACGATTCAGAGGCCGAGACGCCAGACCCAGTGATCGTCTCAGGGATCCGTCCGACGAACGTGCCACCAACCGTAGGCCAACCGGGTCTTCCGCTTCAGCAAGCAACCGTACAGGGTCAGCTTCCGGAAGTTCTGCCTAAACTCGGTAAGCGTTGTTCCGTTGGTGCCCTGGACGCGACGTCTCAGGCGAAGTTGGCCGAGTGTCACCCAGATCTGGTTAAGGTCGTGATGAAAGTCATCGAGACCCGTCCAGTTGTGATCACATCGGGCTACCGTACGTCGGCCAAGCAGGCGGCCTTGGAGAACGGTGGTGGCAAGTATGCTCAGGGTGCAGGCAAAGGCTCTCGTCACCTGAAGTATCCGTCGTGGGCCGTAGACATGGTGCCGTGTAACAACCTGAACGCATCGTCCCGGGCGGTCATGGAGAACTTCGCTGCGTACGTTCTGCAGTGTGCGAACTCCATGGGCATCACGCTTCGTTGGGGCGGTAACTTCTCAACGTACGACCCGGTGCACTTCGACTTAGGACTCGGTTAAGGGTATAAGAACTATGAGCGATTACAATGCAGTTTTGACTTATCCTGAGGGACTTCCGGCTTCACTGCCGGAGTCTCAGGTCGTTCAGCCTGATGCGAATCTGATGGCGAGCGAGAAGATGAATATCGTACGACGTTTCCACAACATGATTCCGACGAACCTGATCTCTGACGGTCGTCTGTCCACGACATCCAACCCGAAGGATTGTTTCGTTTATCGTCGAAACTCCCGACAGTTGCAGGAATTACTGGTAGACTACTCGTACAACGTAGTGAGAGCATTCAACTTAACTCAAGAGGTATCCCATGAATGAGGAATTAGGTGACCGCGACCTAGAGCTGTATAACCGCTGGAAAAGCAGTGGTGACAAGGCGGCTCTGAAGAACCTGGTCAACAACCTGAAGCCGATCATCCAGAGCGAAACGAACAAGCTGTCCGGATCGCTCCCGCAGTCGGCACTGAAAGGTGAAGTCGTGTCCTGGGCGCTGCGTGCGATCAAGGAGTACGACCCATCGAAGGGCACGAAGCTTTCGACCCACGTCTATAACTGGACGCGTAAAGCCAAGCGTCTGAACTATACGTACCAAAACATCGCCAACATGGGTGAAGACAAGCAGCTGCAGTACGGGAAGTACAACCACGCTGTCACTACCCTGGAGGATGAACTGGGCCGCGATCCAACGAACAAGGAAATCGGTCACCGTATGGGTTGGTCCGAGAAGGAAGTCGAGAAGTACAAGGCTCTGATCTTCCAGGACCACTACGAGTCCGGCAACCTGTACGCCGCCGAACACTCTCGGTTCAACGAGGACCCGCTGAAACTAAACTACATTAAGAGTCAGCTAACCCCGGACGAACTGAAAATCCTTGAAGGGCGTGCCGCGAAGAAGCCTGCCAGTGAAATCGCTGCGTCCCTTGGAATGAACCTCAACCAGTATAACTATGCGTCCGGGAACCTGACTAAGAAAGTCGCGGCTCTACAGGAGAAATACGGAACATGGGGCAACTAAATGACATTCCATCGATCATTAAAGAGCACTTTGCAAAGGTAGGCAGCTACTATAAGGGGATGACCGGGTTCTTTGGGGACCCGGAAACCCCCGGCAAAGATGCGAATGAAGTGATCACCGGCTTTGACCTCTCGGGTCTTCGCCGGGCGATTCAGAGCCGCGTTAAGGGCTCTGCGTCCACCACTAACGCCGCCCTTTTAGCTTCCTATCGTGATCTCGACTCAATGCAGGCCGAAATGGCCATCCGGAACATGTCCCGTGCGGACTACTACCGTGAAGCTGCGAGTGAAGCTGGGATCCGTCAGGCTAACTGGGCGAACAACTTGAACAACAATCTGTTTAACCTAACGGGAGCACGACAGGCTCCAGGGAGTGAATAATGGCCCGCGTTGGCAATACGCAAAACCTTAAGAACCAGGACCGTTACGATCTCCTTCTTTTAGGATTCCCGGACGGCTTCCCTAACTCTCAGCTCCAGTTCACGATGGGGAACAACCCACGTAAGATCTCCGGGCTGCAGAAGGTGGTCCAGGTGCTCGTGAAGTGCCTGATGACCGGACAGGGGTCCGACCCGATTTATCCGAAGCAAGGGACGAAGTTCACGGAATACGCGTGGTACTCGAACATTACGCAGGACTCCGTGTCTGCCCGTGCAGCGATTACCGCGGCGATCAAGCAAGCCGGTGACCAAGCGAAGGCCATCCTGAACTCCTACCTGTACTCCGCGGAGTCTCAGCTCGAGTCCGTGGAGGTCATCGATGCCGTCCAGGGCCGTGAGTCGACGATCGTGAAGATCCGCGTCCTGACCAAAGCCGGGGTAGGCGCCCCAATCGCACTGCCGTTTAACAGCAACGGTTTGATTCTCAACGAGGTAACAAATGGCTGATATCTTTTCCGTAATGAGCGAGCTGGAGTTATCCTCTGATGACATCCAGCAAGCCGAAACCTTCGCCCAGCAGTTCTTAGAGGCGAAGTTCCCGACGGTTGACTTCCGTCAGGGTACCGGTGTGCGTGACCTCGTGATCCGTCCGAATGCCGTGATGATTGCTATGCTGAAGAAGTACATCGAGATTTACTTCGAGAGCGGCACACTTGCGTCAGTGACCAACGATACGCCTCAGGAAGTGGTTGACGGGATCCTGTCGAACTTCTTCATCCAGCGTAACACCGGTTCGTTCGCTACCGTGCGGGCACGCCTGTACTTCCTGTTCCAGAACGGGACGCCAAGCAACGTCTCCCTGCCAACGTCAGCGTTCTTCTCGACGGACAACACTCGTATGTTCTACCCGTCAAGCCCGATCTTCGCCCAGCCGCTGAAGGACGGTGACACACCGATCTCCGGAAACGTGTACCTGGCGTACGACTCGTCGGAAGAACTGTGGTACTTCGACACTGACCTGTCCTCACAGTCAGCGGACGAGGATTACAACGACCTGACCGAGGGCGACCTGCTGTACTTCACGCTCTTCAACCCGTACTTCGTGAAGGGCAAGATCCTGTACATGAGCGAGCCGGCGGTGCGTCAGGAAACCAACGTGGAGATGGTGGACCGTTCGTACAACTCAATCTCGACCCGTAACCTGATCAACGACCCGTCAATCACGTCCCGTATCACTGACGTCTTCAACTACGTCAAATACATGAAGGTGGTGGGCATGGGCGATCCGGACATGTGGCGTGACTACGTGAAAGTGGAAGGCATCTTCGATGATCCGGCGACCGAGATTGCACTGAAGTACAAGATCCACGTCGGTGGTTCCGTGGATATCTACGCGGATACGCCGTTCCGTACGACCGTTGTGCAGTTGACGACAGACTCGAAAGGTGTGGTTGAGCTCACAGGGCCGATCTTCGACATCTACCGCTCACCGGTTTCCGGCGGCGTGAAGGACGACGAGATCCCTCAGAGTGCAGAGGCTGCGATCTCTTACCCGAACACCACGGTGTACACGAATCACGTGCCGCTAGTGCCCCAGAAGGACTTCGGCCTGTCTGCCAAGCAGATTCTGCGTATCGACTTCGGCCTGCTGCAACCGAACAAGACGGCTTCTTTCGTGGTCCGCAAGTTCACCGGTCTGGAGGACATTCAGTCGTTCCTGGAAGATCAGCAGAACCGTGTCGTGTGTGCTGACCAGCTGTGCCGTGCCTTCGAACCGATCCTTGTGAACATCGAAGCGACCGGCTACGAACAGTCCTATACCGCAGATGAGATCTCCCTGGCCCGTAAGGCGGTGGACGACTACTTTAACCAGACGCCAGTTAATGGTACGATCTACGTATCTGAACTTCACCGTTTGATCAGTGAAGCCGGTCTGGGTAACGTGAAGGCACCGATGAAGGTGACGGCAATCTCTGTCGCGAAGGATCTCGTAATGGACACGCAGACGGTGACCGATAAGTTCACGGCGGCCTCGACTCAGCGCTTCTACCTAGACAAACTAACCATTACACCGGAGCCTAAATGAGTAATTTCATCTCGGCAGCAGGACTAAAAGGCCTTGGAGAGCGAGCCGAGGTCACCGGACAGATGTCGTATTACTACGGCCTGTCCGACTTCTGGCTGCAGATCTTCGCTGACAAAGACCTCGTGGATTCGCTCCTCGAGGTTTCCACGCAGACGCTCGGGGACGCCTACGGGCAGTTCCTGCAGCGTGCGGGGAACATCTCCCTGGACACGATCCAGGAGTCATACAACTCTCAGCTGAAGCTGTACCTGTTCTCCCCTGCCGACGCCGTCGACGGGCTAACCGGGACCATCTTCAAACTGCCGGAGAAGACCACCCGGATGGACTTCATGATGAACCGTCCGATGCTCCCTTCGATCTCTCTGTCGCACGGCGTGCACTTTGAGATCAACGAAGAGGGTACAGAAGTGTCCTTCTACAAGCCGCTGGCGGAGCTCGGCTTCCCGCAGCGTGTGACCGCCGAGGGTAAGACTCAATTCGCTATCTGGGGCTCGAACGTGTGCGTGGACGAGAACATCATCTACTCACAGTTCGGTCGTGCCGTGGGCATGTCTCCGGACCGTACGATCGGGAACTACAAGAACTTCATCCAGGGCCTGTACTTCCTGTACTCTCACGGTCCCGTGATCAACTACCTGCAGGCCGGTGTGAACCTGGCCATCGGCGTACCGACCGTTCGTGCGAACGAGAAGGTCATGAACGTTCTGCAGAACCCGATCAATGGGCACTGGGAGATCCTGACGGCGACGCACTTCTACGACATCCCTTACGGCTTCCAACCGGACATCGCCGAGGGCGATCAGCTGACGGAGGGTATGCAGCTCGTCAACTGGATCGACGTGCGGGACTACCAGAAGAACGGTGAGTGGTGGTACAATACCTTCATCCCTGGGGAATTAACCGGGGGCGTACAGTACCCGCCTGTCAAAGAGAACACTGACATGGCGTACATCATGCGTAACTACCTGAAGTACAACACGTTCATGGTCCTGTTCCAGCAAAGCGGTATCGACCTGAAAGGGTATTACGCGGTATCCGACGTCATCTGGCGTGCCCGCCCGTCCCACACCTTCCCGGTGTTCGTGTGGAAAGGGGCGCTCGGCGACGAAATCATCAACGTGACCGACGACGACCTTGAGATGGGGCAGTTGGTCCAGGTCGAGGACAACATCTATGACACCCGCATCATTGACTTCGTGCGTAATGACCGAGGGACTTACTTCTCCCGCGGCACAAACTATTACAACCGATTCCAGATTCCTGTCTATCACCAAGGAATGGTCGGAGACGCACCAAAGCTCGGTGAATTCCGAGGAACTAATGCGGATGGTCGAGCACTGTCGGGCATTGGTGGGTGGGTCCAGGAAGCCGGAGAGACCGTTGCCCAGGACGTGTATCGTGTCGACCCCGTCTTCAAGTCACGAGGCAACATGGCTGTGGCGAGAGGCCGCTCCACTGGTATTCGCTCATACCGAGGTAGTGAAGTCTTTACCTCTGAATCTCTGGTGAGAACGTACAAGAACTCCGCCGGCGTAGAGATCTCAGTGGATACCCGTGACATCACGCCACTTTACCTGATCTACGCGGACGATCTGAAGGCGAAACTGGCTAAAATCAATCAGCAAGCAGCGGCAGACATGGTCGTCTACCAGGCCTATCCATTCTGGGTGGACCTGCAGGACCTGAAGGGCGTCTACGATGACATCGTGGTGCGTACTGCGGGAACAACGGCGGACAACTACGACCCGGCACTTGAAAAGACGTTCACCTTCAAGTATACCGACGAGTACACGCCACCGATCCTGTCGAAGCACGCTGCTCAGATGTATGTACCTAAAAAAGAGGACCTGCCGGCTAAAGGTAAGCTTCTTTTAGCCGAAATTTATCAGGACAACTGGTCTGTGTCACTGATCAATGAAGCCGCGACCATCGCACCGACGTATTTCCCAGTGAATGACGGAGATCCGATCGAGATGACCATGGTGTTTGAGGAGCGTCCAGGCTCTTCACCGATCACCCGTTCGACCTACCTCGCGAACCCAGCGATTGTAGATGCTCGAAGCGTACAGGATGGTCACTACAACGATGGTCGCGGCGGGGCCAACCTTAACTTCAACCGTGGTGGTAACTTCGGTGGCGAAGTCAGAGCAATCATCCGGAGGGATTAATGAAACTGAGTGACAAGAAAGACGTACTGGACGGGTTCCTGATCGTCGACCGAGTGTGGAATGACGGGCGCCGCGAGCGCCTCGTCGAGGAGAAGAACCTGATCGTCCGTGCCGCGAAGCGTGAGCACCTGAGCTTCCTCTGGGATAAAGACGCGAAGCCGAACCTGATCGACTCCTTCAAGATCGGGAACGGCGGTACGTACGACACGTTGGGCCGCAAGCCTAAGCGCCCAGATCCGACGCTGAACGACCTGTACTCACCGATCACCACGTACAACCGTAACCTGAGTATCATTCCGTCGGCCATCACCGACCCTCAGGACTACATCACGGTCGACTTCGTGCTCGGTCCGGATGAAGCGAACGGTGAGAACATCTCCGAAGTGGGGCTCTTTAAGCAGTCCGGCGATATGTTCAACATCAAGACGTTCCGCAGTGTACCGAAGGTAGACTCCTTCTCACTGCAATTCTGGTGGAGAATCCTGTATGCCTAATACGCTCGTGATCTCGACACGCTTTCGTGCAGGGAAGTACGAGGTGCTAGGAACGGTCAAGGAGGGGAGTGATCTCCCCGCCGAGATCTTCATTTACGAAAAGGACGACAAGGGAGGACTGGCGGACTACGTCGGGATCGCTCTTCCGAAGGATATGGCCAAGTTGAAAGTGTACAACCCGGACAAGAAGTCGAACTTCGGGTCCCGCTACACGCTGTACCGTGAGGGTCTGGTCAAGGCCGACTCGCCGCGGGATCAGATCAACGCCGCCAATCACATGAAGGAGACCTTCAAGATGTTAGTCGATCAGTACTCTGCGGATTCTGCAGACGAGGTCGAGGAATATGAACTTTGATTGGAAGGCCTTCGTTACACGGATCGCACCGACTCTGGGGCACGTGCTCCAGGGCCCGCTGTCCGGGGTGGCGGTGGCGTTCCTCGTCGGGAGACTGGTTGAAGGACCGGTAGAAGACGCGGACGCTGCACTGAGTGAAGTGATCGGGGCTCAAACCCCAGAGATGTTGGCCAAGCTGATCGCTCTGGATGAAGAGTTCAAGAAGTCGCTCGCAGCCCTGAACATCGATGACGCTCTGCTAAAGGACGTCGCGAACGCTCGGGAACGTGAGATGACGCTAAGAGACCGGACACCGGCCGTACTGGCAGCAGTCGTGACGGGTGGCCTCTTTGCAATTATCTTCATGCTGATCTTCGTGCCAATCCCGGCAGACAGCATGAACATCGTCAACATCATGCTCGGTTCCCTGAGCACGGCATGGATGACGGTCATCAGCTACTACTTCGGTTCCGTGAAGACACCGACGGTAGTGCCGGCAAAACTTAAGAAGTAACCGGAAGCCGTCTTAGGGCGGCTGTCCAGATCTCTTCCTGATAGAATCCTATCCCATTTCCCCAGAACCCCAACAGCCAGGCTAAGTCCACCGGCGAGAAACTCGTGGCAAGCAGTGCTTCTTCGACATTCAGGGAGAACACTTCAAATAGCAGTTTGCTGAGCTCTTCAGGTTTTTCTTCAAATTCTTCATGGAGGATCGGTTTGGTACGATGGAGGGTGACGATATCGCGGTCTACTGTTGCCCAGAAGTGGGACTTGAAGAACAGAAACTCGGCGACGATAACGAATTGGTCTTGGTGTTCGAAATACTGGGCGTTCAGGGGTTTGATACTGGATTGAATGTGGGCTAAAAAATTCTGGTACATTTGGCCGCGGTCTGGATTATCGGAAATCTCGAACATAATCGGCGAGTTATCACGCCAATACAGATCAATGCCATCGGCGGGGTACGTGGAGCTTTCGAAGAGTTTGACGCCCGCGAGGGGCGTCCGGTTAGTAATATTAAGCATAGAGCCTCGGGAGGATTTTGTCATCCGCCCATTGCTCGACTGCACATTGAAGGTCTCCCAGTGTCCCGTTGTTCAGGATGATTGCATCAAACTTGTCATCGGGTTGGGGTTTTTCGGAGATGTGGGCCGGCGCCTGGGCAGATACATTAGGGTTAAAGACCTTCACTGTCGCGTGCGACCAGCCGTGGGTTGTCGGCAGGAGCTTCACGAAGTCGATCTCATTGTCGAAACGCATGTCCGGGATCGCGATGACGTCAGCCTCGGATTTCGCTGCACTTCGGGCGAAAAAATCAGTCCAGATCCGCTGGTCGAAAACGTCACGGAAAGCTTCCGTACCCATTTTCTGCTGAACCTGGCGAGAAGTCAGGCCGTAGGCGTGTTCCATGACGCGTTTCTTACCGGCAGACGTGTTCACGTCCTCTTCGGTCATGTCAAAGACATACTTGCAGAGCTCTTTGATCGGCTTGGCGAAGGCGATGATGTCGCACGAGTAGCCACAGATCTTCAGGTAGTTCTGCAAGAAGGCAGCGCTGGTATCCTTGCCGTGCTGGGCAAGGCCGTTAATTCCTACGATAAGTTTCGGCATTGTTAAGACTCCTCTTATGGGCATTTTAGGGGTAAAAAACAGGAGAGTCAATCTCCTGTTTTTTGGCTACAGATCAACTAAGTTTGATCTTGAAGCCTGTATTTGGTTGATTCTTCACGGGTTTGCTTGGTGTCAGCATACCAGATAATTCTTTCTGTTCCCTCTCTGAGAGCGGCATACCGGTTGATGAGCGAGACAGTTCATCGCCCACGTCTACCATTGAGACTTCGGATACGTCGTCGAACTTGTCAAGGTTCGCTCCCATGTCCTTGAGGATGTCCTCAAGATCCTTACGCTTACAACGGAACTTCAATTCGCTGGTCAGTTTATCATGACGAAGATTATATTCATAGACAGCGTCTTCGCCCCAACCTTTGATTCGGGTCCCCTCGACGACCCGGAGCTCGAGGGTTACAGTTGATTTAGTCATCAGTGTCATCAGCCAACAGTACTGTGGAAATGTTTACCCGGGAGGTTTCATCGTTCATGATGGACGAACGGTACGTGTTCAAGGCACCGGTCCGCAGGGGATTCCGATACTCAACCGTCGGTTCTTTATCAAGCGGGTCATCTTTACGATACCCTGGGAATGAACTCTCACGACGCGACTCCAAGTACGCCACGCCACCGGATTTCTTTTCGGCTTCCTTACGGTCTTTCTGCAGGCTCACGATGTAGGCATCTTCAGCATCTTTGATGTGTTCACTGATCGTGATGAGCATCTTCGGAGCGAAGGCTTCACGGACAGCTTCTTCATCGGTTTCTGAAGGCTTACGGCGGGAGGCGGGGAAGGCAGACCAAATTAAGCCAGAGATGAGAGACACGAGAACGGTGAACTTGACGATTTTGCCAAGGTCACGATCGAGTTTGAGATCCTCGAGAACTTTATACGACGCTAAACCAACTATCGGTGCAGTCCCGATAGCCGCAAGACAACCGTTTTGGAGGCGGTTGTTCAAGACTTCTTTGTTAAACATAAGTGCTCCTTTATCTCTACAGTATTCTTATACCGGTAAATGGTCCGTCCCTGGACCGAAGCGGTTACAGGGAGAGACCGCTGAGACCGCCGAGATCAGACACGTCAAGGCCGGCCGTAATGTAGGAAGACACTTCGACTTCCTGAGGGGCCACTTGAACGTTGTCAGAGTTGGTGTACGTGTTCATCCACGGCATTGGGTTCTTCTTCACGCCGTAGTACGGAGGCAGGCCGAGCAGCTCCAGGTTGCGGTCAACGATGTACTGGATGTACTTCGTGATCACTTCCAGGTTGATGCCCGGCATCGCACCGTCTTTGAACAGGTACTTCGCCCACTGAATTTCCTGCTCTGCAGCAGAGGCAAACAGTGCGGTGATGCGGGTTTTCACTTCACGAGCGATCTTCGCCCACTCTTGACCTTCGGCACCGGACGCCAGGGTGTTCAGCATCCAGGTCGTAGAGGTCTTGTGCAGCGCTTCGTCACGCAGAATGAACTTGATGACCTTCGCGTTGCCCTCCATCAGGCCACGTTCGTTGAACGCAAACGAGCAGGCAAACGACACGTAGAAACGGATCGCTTCCAGCACGTTGATGTCAGCCAACAGGTAGTACGCATCGGCCATCATCTGAGGCATAGACACATCGATCTTACCGACAGTCTTAATCGTGTGCGAACCCGGCGGCAGCAGCAGACGTTCTACTTTGCTGGACGGACGGGTAACTGTGAATTCACCCTCACCGAACAGTGACCACATGTCCACCGTTTTGATGAAACGATCATAGTTGTCCGTCAGGTCCAGCGTGCGGGCCGAGATGTTCTCGTTAAACACGATGTCGTCGAAGATCACACCTGGATCCGGATACAGGTTGCGGATGATGTGGGTGTAGGAACGAGAGTGGATGCCCTCGAAGAATTCCCACGCCTTGAACCATGCCTCCATTTCCGGAAGGGTGATGATCTTGCCGAACGCCTGAGACAGGCCACGACCCTGGATGGAGTCGAGCAGCGTCTGGTACTTCAGGTTGGATGTGAAGATGTGCTTCTCGTTCGCCGGCAGGGCCTGGAAGTCGATGCGGTCCTTGGACACGTCAACCTCTTCCGGACGCCAGAAGAAGCCCAGCTCTTTCTGCGTGAACTGCTCGTCCACGTGCGGATACTTCAGCAGGTCGTAGCGGGCAACGTTCAGACCGTGACCGAAGAACATCGGCTCCGTCAGGTGGTTAACGTCTTGCTGAGTAAAGGTGGAGAAACTCACAGATCCGCCTCCTTCACGAACACGCCGTCAACCATGCGGCCTTTACGATCTTTGATCTCGTTCCAGGCCATGTCAATGCACTCCAGGAAGTCGAAACCATTACGCTTGGCCACTGCCGCGGCAGTCGCTACGGCGAAGTAGAAGTGTTCAGGGAAGTCAGCCAGCGAGGTATCGTTGATGCCTTGGTGTTCTGCTTCGACCAGACCTGCCAGGCAGCCCATGGTCAAGTACATCACGCCGTTACGGCCTTCTTCGGTGTACTCTTCCATTTCATCGAAGTTCAGTTCGACACCCATCTGTTCGGCCATGATGCAGGCCACTACGAAGACATCACCCAGGCCGTCCTGCATCTTCACGAGCATCTCTTCACGTTTTTCCGGAACGCTGGAGCGAGCGGAGGAGCCGGCATACTCACCTACTTCTTCGAAGAGTTTATCCAGTTGTTTTTCCGGAGTAGATCCTTCGATCAGGTTACGGTCACGGGCCCAGCCAAGGATTAATTCACGGTATGCGTTATAGTTCATTTCCACTCCGGAAGGTAGTCAGGTTTGATCAGGTTTTTCTTCGCGTCTTTACGCTTCTTGTTCAGCTTGGTGTAATCCTTGGTCTCCTGGATGAGATGCAGGGAATCTTGCTGAACAGCGAACAGGAACTTCACAACGATCGCCGACAGCGCCGACATGTGAGCCTTACCCTTCTCATCCAGCTCAGCTTCAGCAGCCAGCGGGTGAGTGTTGCGGGCCTGCACTTTGATGTCCGCCAGGTCGCCCAGGTTGGAAATCATGAAGTGCTTGTCGTACGGCCACATCTTGTGCTGTTCGTTGTTGTTGGAGTACGGGTAGCAGTGGATCTGGTCGACCTCGTTCATCGGCACCATCAGGACACCGATAATGAAACGACCGGCTTCGTCGCGCTGACCTTCGAACTGCAGGAGTACAGGACCGAGCTCACGAGCGGCTTCGATCGACAGGGTGCTACTGACCGGCAGCTCCCCGAGACGGTTCACGTCATCATCGGACAACGGTACAGCGATGCACTTGTCCAGCGTGTTCAGCATCAAGCCGGCACGGGTCAAGTGGACTTTATCCATGTACGGATACGCGGAAGCGTCGTCCTGGATTTCATGAACTTTGTTAAATGGCATAGGTTATTCCTCGTTTATAGCTCACCACGGCAAGCGCCGGGTTATTGAAGTTGACGCTGCACTTACCAGTCTGTGCGTTGCGGAAGTGGCAGTATACATCATCTCCGATCGCCGAGACTACCAGAATCGTCTCCGGATCCACGATTACCTCGATCTTCTCGTCAGTCACGGACTTGAAGCGGGGCTCGTTGTAGTTCTTAATGCGGAAGTAGATCCTCGCCGCATGCCTGATATGTAACAGGTCTTCTTGTTCACTAAATTCAAACTTACGCATGGTTAGGCCATAGCTTTTTCAGTCAATCGACGGAGTTCCGCCATCGCTTCCTCACACGAACGGTGAGTCACGACGATAACCTCATCCGGCTCGCCGTCTTCATCCGCCGCACCGTAATCGGCATAGAGGATGTGACCGCCGGAACCGGATTCTTCCATCGAGACTTTAACGTTGTGGTCCTGGAACCACTGAGCATCGTCATCGTTGATGTTATTGCAGATGATGTTCTCTTGCCGACCGTTCGGACGATGGTAAATTGTGACAGGTAAACCCATATTGCCTCCAAGAGAAAGGGCCCCGGAGGGCCCTCTGTTAGATCTTGCACGCGCCGCTTTCGCAGCCATCGTCCTCAATCGGTGGTAGGATCGCTGGAGCACCAGACTCTGGGTTACCGGAGGTAGTGCCGTCGTCGGAGCCGTCGCGGGTGTTGTGGTAGTACCAGGTCTTCACGCCCAGCTTGTAACCGTCGATCAAGTCCTTCAGGACCACCATCGCCGGCACTTTACCGTTCGGGAACTTCGCTGGATCGTAGTTGGTGTTCGCAGAGATCGTCTGATCGATGAACTTCTGCATGATACCCACGAGCTGGATGTAGCCGGTGTTGCTAGGCATATCCCACAGGAGCTCGTACGCATCGGCGAGACGCTCGATTTCCGGAACGACTTGCTTCAGCACGCCATCCTTCGACTGCTTCACAGAGACCAGACCACGTGGCGGTTCGATACCGTTGGTGGCGTTGGAGATCTGAGAGGAGGTCTCGGACGGCATCAGAGCGGAGACGGTAGAGTTACGGACGCCGTGCTCTTTGATTGCCGCACGCAGAGACTCCCAGTCGCAGTACAGACGGTTGTCGACGACGGCGTCAACGTCACGCTTGTACGTGTCGATCGGAAGAATACCCTGAGCCATCTTCGTCTCGTGGAAGCCTGGGCATGCACCCTTCTCCTTAGCGAGGTTCACCGACGCCCACATCAGGGAGTACTGGATCTTCTCGAAGAGGCGGTGTGTGGCGTTGTTCGCAGAGCCGTCGGAGTACTTCAGGCCTTGCTTCGCCAGCCAGTACGCGTAGTTGATCACGCCCACGCCCAACGGACGGCGGTACATCGTGGACTTCTCTGCCGCCGGGACAGGGTAGTCCTGGTAGTCCAGCAGTTCATCCAGAGCACGCACCATCAGGTCTGCCATCTCAGGGATCTCATCCAGGGACAGAACGCCGAGGTTGAAGGCGGACAGTGTACACAGAGCGATCTCACCTTCCGGATTCTCAATGTTAATCAGCGGCTTAGACGGCAGAGCAATCTCAGCACACAGGTTAGACTGACGAACCGGAGCAACCTTCGGATTGAACGGACCGTGGGTGTTGCAGTGGTCCACGTTCTGCACGTAGATACGACCGGTACCGGAACGCTCAGAGACCAGCGTCAGGAACAGCTCCTGGGCGGAGTACGTGTTGCGGCGGATCGACTCGTCTGCTTCGTAGATCTCGTACAGACGGGCGAACTCTTTCTGGTCAGCGTAGAACGCATCCAGCAGGCCCGGGACGTCATGCGGAGAGAAGCAAGAGATCTTGCCCTGTGTCAGCAGACGGTTGTACAGGAAGCCGTTGATCTGCACGCCGTAGTCCAGGTGACGCTCACGGTTCTGTTCAGTCCCGCGGTTGTTCTTCAGGACCAGGAGGTCTGCAACTTCATAGTGCCAGATCGGATAGTACAGGGTCGCTGCACCACCACGTACGCCACCCTGAGAACAGGACTTCACAGCCGCTTTGAAGAGCTTGATGAACGGGATGACTCCAGTGTGGTTCGCTTCACCGCCACGGATTGGAGAACCGATCGCACGGATACGTGAAATGTCCAGGCCAATGCCTGCACGCTGGGAGACGTACTCAACGATCGCAGAGGACGCCGCGTTGATCGACTTCAGGGAGTCCCCGGAGGCAATCAGGACACACGAGGAGAACTGGCGAGTCGGCGTACGCATACCGGCCATGATCGGCGTCGGCAGGGAGATCTTGAACGTGGACAGGGCGTCGTAGAAACGCTTCACGTAGTCCATGCGGATCGCTTTGTCGTAGCGAGAGAACAGGCACGCAGCGATCATCATGTTGGCCGCCTGAGGGGACTCGTACAGCTGATGAGTCACACGGTTCTGAACCAGGTACTTACCCTTCAGCTGCTGAACGGCAGCGTATTCGTAAGTCATGTCCAGGCCGTGGTTGATCGCGTCGGCCATGACGTCCAGCTCGTAGTCGTCGTAGTCGCGGAGGATCGCTTCATCGTACAGGCCACGGGAGACCATGGACTTCACGAACAGTGGGAAGTGCATCGGTTCGAACGAGCCGTACACCTCTTTGCGAACGCCGAAGATATCCGCACGGGCAGCCATCTTCGCGTAGTCAGGCTCTTCTGCAGAGATCAGGTCAGCGATCGTCTTCACGACGGCGCCGTGCACGTCAGCAGTCGGGATGCCATCGTACATGTGCAACTTCAGGTTCACTTCAACCTGGGAGGTCGAAACGTCGAGGCCTTCACCGGCCCATGAGATGACCTTCTCGATCTTCTCCCATTGGTAGTCTTCACGGCGGCCATCACGCTTAGTTACTTGCATTGGTGTCTCCAACAATTGTCTTAATGTATTCCGGGCTCAGCGGCCCAGTAAAGTACTGCTTCTTGGTGATTCGAACGTAGGCCCACATAAAAAGACCTTCCGTTTGTTCAGGGGTCAGGCACGAGATGCCCGGGTGGCCGTGGTCTTCCGCCCAGCCCGCACCACCGGAGTGGAGCAGGTGAGTCGCTTCAACCTGGCACATCATTGAGTCGATACGCTTCACTGCAGGGTACACGCCCCGAACCCACTCAGGGTCCAGGCCGAACGCCCGGTACACTTTGTTCTGGATCAGCTCTTCCATCGCCGCATAGTCCGGGAGGAATTGCTTGAACGGTGACGGGATATCCTGAATGTAAGCTTCAGAGCCGTCGTGCAGCAGGCCGATTAATTGTAACTCAGGTGGCAGCTGAGACGCCACGTGAATCGAGTGCTCACCGACTGAATACATACGGTTCGTGTGAGAGTTGAAACGGTTTACGCCGGACAGGGCGTGGCCTAAGTTGTGGATGTTGATCCCGCTGAAATCGTTGGGATCTAAATTAAAAAACTCACCGTTGTAAGTTTCAATCTGAGCAATCATGGAGGATCTCCGTTAGGGGTTACATGTTAGTTATACCTGCAGATCGGGCAATATTGAGTATACCACAGATTCGGGCAGGTAGGTTACGGGGATTTTGCGAAGAGCTTAACGGATCGTGCGGACTCAAACGTTGTAACCGTTCGAACCCACCTCAAGACAGCCCTATAGCCCCTTAGGGTCCATATATTATTTATTTTTATAAAAAAGACATTCGTAATATATATAGTAGGACTCTACCTATAGATGTCTTAGGGTGACGTTTGAAAGGTTACAACGTTTGAACCCCCTCTAAAGCCCGGTATATCAGGGTTTTCGTGTAACCTTTCATGTAACGAAAAGCTAAAAGAGGGTTTCCCCTCTTCGTTTATTTGGCACACTTCACCAGGTAAGTGGCAAAGCTGTTGCCCATGTGACGCAGCCACATCAGTGTGTCGACAGGGAATTCCTCACCGGCGATGATCGCAGAGGTGTCTGGCTTGACCGAGATGATCTCTTCCAGCCGCTCGAGCGAGTACTCCTCTTCACCGGAGACAGCCAGGATGGCGATCTCGACGAGCCGAGGGTTAGTCCCGAAGAACATCAGCGAGTGGAAGCCCAGACCATCCAGGACCTCTGCCGGAACACCTTCTTCGGTCATCGCCTTGCACAGTTCAGCGAGGAACACGTGTTGAGTCTTCATGGTCGACAGAGCGAGTTCGGCTGACGGTGGATCTTCACGCAGTGCCGCGAGTAAGTGACGCTGACGGACCAAGCCCGCCTGGCGGATCGCTGAGGTCATGGTTTCGTTCAGGAAGACCGCTTTCAGGATGTGGTAGATGTCGTTCATGCTTTGAAGTCTCCGTTTGCGGCCTGCAGGCCTTTTTCCATATTGAACGCCGCTGCCATCATCAAGTGGGTGCCGGCCATTTGAACGATCAAGTCACCGATCAAGTCCAGGACGAGCAGGCCATGCAGATAGTTCGGCTCTCCACCTTCACCCTTGGCCCGGGCCTCGTGGCCAGCTTCTTCGTAGAAGACCTCCGGGACCCCCGTCATCTTCAGGTACTGATCGCCCCAGTGAGACACGAAGCCGTCATTGAAGCCTGGCATACCGATCGTGACCAACGGGAGAAGTTTGGCAACGCCCACTGCGTCCGGTGGCGTGTTGGTGGTCGTCAGGCCCATGTCATTAACGACGGTCGCCAGGGCGGCACACGCTTTGAAGTAATGCGGGAAGGCAACGTGCAGCTTGTCCATATCATGAGTACGGGACAGTTCCATCAGGGAAGCTGTAACCGCTTCATCCTCAATGATTTTCTGAATAATTTCTTCGCGAGATAACATTGTGTTTCCTTATCAACATTTTTAGAGATACGCTCTGAGAGCTCCTGTAAGCCTCTCAGAGCGGTTTTAAGGGTAGGACGTAGGTCAGCCTACTTACGGGGCTTAGAACGCGCCCAGGAGGCACTGGCGAGCCAGGCGAGGCAGGATGCGTCCGCCTCGTGGTCGACCTTGAACTTCTTCCCGGTCAGGGTCTCACCGGCGAACATAGAGAACACCTTGTCGAGACGGTCTGACGGATTTTCCTGACCGGTGGTCAAGTAGATGTGCTTGGCGAGCGGGGTCTTCCAGTCGATCGCCTTGTACATGGCAAGCGGACACTTGAGCATGAAGCGAACGAAGAACTGCAGACCGCCGGTAACGAGAAGGATGTGCTCAGAGTCAGGGTTATGTTTCCCCTGATACGTCACATAGCGCTCCATCGATACGCCTTTGATGTAGGGAACGTACTCCTCGATCTTCTCGAGCAGAGCGAAGGGCAGTTCACCAACAGGGTACTCGGATGGGTTCAGCGTACCCGAGGCCACGGACTTACCGTTGACGTCGACGATACCCCACCCGAGGTTTTTCCAACCGGGATCAATCCCGAGAAAGAGATAATCCTGCTCCATTATGGCCTCCATTTCGTAGTGTGTTGAACCCGTACGCACCCAAGAGAGTTGAGTTCGCGGTCGTCGCTAAGAAGAGAACGAGCATAACGGCTGCGACTACACCGTTGAAGCCTTTATACCTGCGACGACAGACCAAATACAGCAGAATACCGAACGACGTCAGCATTATGCCTAGACTCATCAGGGATAACATGATAGCTGACATTATTGCACCAATATTAACGTAGCACAAACGCTTAGCGTCACCATCGCGATTGTGAACCAGAGGGTCGAATCGTACCCCCTAAAGATCTTCCAAAGACTGCAGAACCCAACGGAAAGCCCGATGACCTCTGCAGCTATAACTGCCACCATCCTAAGATAACCTCGACGTACAGAACCGATTGAGCGAACCACAGGAAGAAGTACACACCCGCCCACTTAGCCATCGACTTCAGGAGCGGCTTGAACTCCCACTCCTTCGGCCAACCCACTATCCAGTGCGCCCCGCAGAGAGCCAAGGCGGTCATCATCGGCCCGTTCAAAAGCCACGCCCCAAGTGATGCGAGAGCTTCTTATCCAGACTGATGATCTCGAGATAGTGCAGATCGCTGATCCGGTGCTCACCTTCCCACGAGGGGTTCCACAGGACCTCGTTGATCGGTTGTCCGTTACGCAGAAACTTCACGTGAAGGATTGCCGGGTGGATCGGATTGCCGGTCTGGAAGGAGACGTCCACGAGATACGTGCCCTTCTGCCAACCCTCTTTCGGTTTACCAATGGTCCGTTCTTTTGGCGGAAAGTTCATAGAAACTCCGACAGTGCATCGTTACGAGAAACAACCTCGAGATAGTGCAGATCCTTCAACCGGAAGTTCCGCTCTAAGTGAGGCACCCAAATATTCGCACCGGTCGGCCGATCAAGCTCGTCCAAGTACGGTGCATGCAGGATAGCATTGTGGATATCCTTGGATTTTTTCAGAGCAATCCTGACCATGTACGTCCCGCCAACCCAGCCGCCATCGGGTTCGCCGATAGTCCTCTCAAGAGGTGGTCTATGAAGTTTACCCATCTTTCTATACTCCTGTGAATCACTTCCACGTTCACCCCAGGTGGGGCGGAATTCCAGCAAGAACGCGTGGTGTTCACGTTTATTCATCCACGGTGTCAACTGTCCGCAACACTCGCACGTATACTGAGACATCGCACCGCGTTGCATAAAGCACGGACGGTAGAAGTGCCCGTAAATATTGCAGTACAAACGGGACCACGCGTGCTGGACGATCCTCGCGGCCTTCCACCGAAGGATCCCTTTTCTGTTGCCGATCATATGACCATTGCCGCTTTGATGATGACGTCCGTGACGAAGTAAGCCTGTAGTACGCAGACGGCAAACAGGCAGATAGCGAGGACGAATGCTCCATCCCCATCCGCACTCCATCCAGTACTACTACTATCGTTCATCCAGTCCGCCGTGAACATCAACCAGCAGAATACCCCGCTGAGAATGCAGCAGAACACTACGTAGGTTACCTTCGTCAGTATATCCGGCAGATGAGTGAAATCGATGAACGTCCCGTTATTCAAATCGACGATGATATTGGCAATACCGAAAGCAATCATGAAACTTGGGAGAAGAGCCAATGCATAGCTCATCCCACCACTGAATTTGAAGGAACGCATACGGTGATAGTACGGCCAGGAGAAGAAGCCGGTTAACGCCAGTAACAATAGGTATTTCATACGGCCTCCAGAAGAATGCTGTTGTCTTTAAAGCGGATCAGTGAACGACGGCGCCGCTGGGTAGTACGCTTGGCGTGAAGCTTGTACGTTGACCACGGGAAATCCCCGCCGGTGATCTCGACGATCCCTTGACGAATCATCGAAGACAGCCGTGCAGCCGCTTCATAGTTGCCGCCGACCTCAAAGCACGAGAACCGCTGCTTCTTCCTCCGGAGTAAGTTCTTGTAAATCCATGCCCGCTGTTCCTTCCACTTCAGACGATTGGGCATATCGTCAATCTCTGGGTTGAAATCCGACCAGGATGTCACGATGCAGTTCATGTTGGTTCCTTAAAATAACGATTGGAGGTACTAACTATGTTCAAACTCAGTGCGGCCGGTAAGGCCGAAATGGAACAATTCGAAGGTCGTCGCTCGAAACTCTACGACGATGCAACGAGCAAGACGATCGCCCGTGCAGCGGACGCTAAAGGCTTTCCGACCATCGGGGTCGGTCACTTGGTGAAAAAAGGTGACACGTCCTATGACGGGAAAACCCTCAGTGATGCCGAGATCGACCGTCTCTTCGCCGCAGACGTGGCGTGGGCTGAGGACATCATCAACGGTTTAGGCTTACCGCTTAAGCAAAATGAATTTGATGCTTTGGTTTCCTTTGTGTACAATGTAGGTCCTGGCAAGAAAGGAGTTAAAGATGGACTTATTACTTTACGCAATGGTGAGCCTTCTTCTGTTCTGCGAAATATGCGGGCGGGTAACATTCGAGCAGCTGGTGACAGCCTGCTCTCCTGGACCCGCTCCGCTGGGAAGACCCTACCCGGTTTGGTTAAGAGACGCCAAGCCGAACGGGCATTACTTCTTGGCGCTTAAGGCGTAAGACAGTTGAAGTCCGAGCCCGATAGTAGTCTTAAGGGATTCCTGCACAATCGTAGGGATCCCTTCTAAGAACTTCCCATCCTCAGCAGTAATCAACTCGAGTTTCTCTTTGTACCACACGGTACCGAATCCCGGATCAATCATCGCCAAGTCTGAACCGTTGTGCTGGATATCAAAGCACTTCAGTAAACGGACACGCCAATCGGCATTGATCAGCTTGTGACGCGTTGCCGCTTCACGCTGTGCACGGTTACCCACCGTTTCGTGCGTCATGCCTTCTACCAGAGTAGCGACATCTTCACCGAACTCTCGGACGAGAGTCAGCTCGGTCACACCCTGATCTTCCTTACAGTCGTGCAGCAGCGCCGCACACACCATGTTCACCTGACGGATCGTGATCACCTGGTCCATAGATGGATTGTGCAGTGTCACGAAGTCAGAGACCGCCCGGGCCACAGGAACGAGATGACCTTCGAAGTAGTCACCTCCGGTGCCCTTACGGACCTGCCCGGCGTGTGCTTCCTTAGCGAAATCCCACGCACGCTGCAGCTTACGGTGTGCCCCGGCAATGCCGAAGGCTTCTTCAGTTTCAACACGTTTGTTCATAGTCTTTACCCCTAACTGGTCATACAGTTTGTGGCAGTAACTACGAACACCAGCTTCATAAGAAGGAGTACCATAGTATTGTGCCTCGATTTGGTCGATTAGGCTGACGGCGACGTCAGTATCTAACTTGAAGACCTTATCGAGCAGGTTCTCACGAGCGTAGACTTCACCCTTGGTGAATTCGTTAGGGTCGATTGTGCTCATGGTTTGCTCCGACGTTCTTCGTTGAGTTGCTGTTGTTGTGGAGTCACAAAGTCTTCCTTGCAGCTCTCACAGTAGGAGAATGTGTGTTCGAACTGACGTTCTCCCACGGTATACTTCTCGGTCTTTTCCAACACTGCAGACCGGTTGCAGAAGACACATTGAGTCATGGGTCTCACCTTAAAGCAAAGTTACTGATAGGACGCCCCGCCGAAGCGGGGTCCTGTTATTCCCCGTACACGGTCCGCACGATACTTCTCGCACGGGACATGTCCACCGCTCCACCGAAGGAGTTGAGATGTCTGAGGATCTGACGGGGCTCCCGGAGACCGGAAGCTTTGATGCGTTGACGAATCTCGGAGTCGCTCATGACCTCTTCGACGTGGAAGTCGCTGAGGATGTCGATCACGAGCTCGGCAGTAGGGTCATCCGGCTTCATCTGCAGAGTGACGCCCGCGTGACGTAAGTGACGTTTGAGGATCTCATTCGCCTCTCCATCGTGAAGAATCGGATCGCGACCATCAGTCAGCTTACGCCGTGCCAGATCACGCATTTCACCTTCCACAATGGCGAGGATCTTCGCGTGCTGTGTGTGCCCATGCTCGCGGGCAAACTTCAGTGCATTAGCTATCTTGTTTTGGATCATGTTCATCTTCCTTCGGAGGGGTGACGTCCTTAAATACGATAGGGCGACGGTTAGCAGTGGCACCGGCGTGGAACGCACGGCACACCATGATGACCAGCAGAACAGTACCCACACGTCGATGAGTGAGGATACCTTTGGCACCGTTTGCGAGAGCAGCGATAGCCGATACTGCCAGGACGGCCAGACATAGGGTAACGTTATCAGAGAAGAACTGACGGAATGCAGCACCCAGGTCAAACTCAGCGAGATCTTCCTGGAACTTTTCATGCGGGTCTTGATTGAACATACGAATTCTCCTTGGTTGTTTACACTGTTCTTATACCACGGAGGGGCGGGGTTATTTATACGTATGGCGTTCTACGACGGGGGCTTTCTGGATGTTCTCGAGCGTGTAGAGGATGCCGGGGAGATAAAAGTCAGAGACGGACATGATACGTTCACTCTCTGCTTCGCCAGGTTCACCGAGCCACAGTTCGATGATACCGTCTGCCGTACGACGGGAGCGGATACCTTGGGATTTCTTGCTCATGCTGCCTTCGGAAAGTTAGGATCGATCTCCCGGAGGTGATCTTTCAGTTTACGGATACGGGCTCGGTCGCGTTCGAAGCGGCCGCCGGTGACTTCATTGAGGAGTTCATTACCGCACTGCCAGAAGGAGTAGTCCTCGTTGAAGCGGCGGTAGAGACGACGGAGGCGGCGTTTGAGCCACCAAATTTTGAGTTTGTTCATAGTGTTTCCTGTTGGTAGACGGTGGAGGAATCGAACCTCTCAGCTCCTTCCCACTTTTATATGCTAACGGCTTAGAAGACCGTTGTGGGGACACCGCCCTACTCAGACCACGCTTTAGATAGTGTAAGGTCTTTGGTGAAGTTAATCAAGCCGGGGAGATCATAGACCGTCTTGTGGTCCCGGACGTGAGTTTCGTTGTTCAGGAAAACACACGTGAGCTCAATACATTCGTCCTCGGTCTGCCAGATGATACCACGGGTATTGGCATCTCCAATAGTCATGCAGAAATCACTCATGAGACGATCGAACATCTCGGGGCCGACACCGGAGCCGCGTAGGCGAATCGAGTCCAGGAGTTTGGCCATCGGTAACTGCATGCCGCAGCAATCGCAGGACTCGCGAAGCTCCTGCACGGTCTCTGGCATCTTGATCATCAAGTGGATTTGGTGTTGACCGTACTCCTGACCGTGCCACGTCCAGAGCGGCGAGAAGAATTGACCCTTGCGGGTAGACATCGTGACTAAAAGTTCCATTGAATCTCCTTTTGGCCCTCCGAAGAGGGCCGTTAGAATTTACTGAACGAACAGACCTTTACCGCGGTTGTAGGTTGAACGCATGTTCAGAACCTGGTTACCAACGTTGTTGAGGTAGTCAGAGAAGTACTCCGGCAGAGTATCCAGGATGATGGAGTAGTCTTCGCCATTGCCGATCTCTTTACGACGGAACAGACCGATCAGGTCACAGACGCAGTTCTCCAGGATAGAGACGTGCATCGCTTCGATACCGGAGATCTCACGGATACCCGCTTCGCCCATCTTACGGATCAGGCCCTTATCGAAGTCCAGCTCCTGAGCGTTCATGCACAGTTTGATCGCGTCACGCACTTCACGGTCCAGCGTGTCAGCGAACACTTTGATTTCCGCTTCGAACGCTTCACCACGGTGACCTTTGCTCTCTACGACAGAGCCGACCAGGTTGTTAAACATGTTGTTGTAACGCTTACGGGAAGTCTGCAGAATGTCGTAGGTTTTCTGAGAGTCGAGTTCGGAAGGGTTTGCACGGAAGTTCATAGCTGCACCATGGATCCAATAGTCATGTAACACCATTGCACACTCATCCTGATAGCGGACGAGCTTAGCACGTTTGCTTTCACGGATAACTTCACCGTTCGCCAGTTTGGTTTCGATCATGTCGTCCGGACTGATCTTGTTACGGTTAATGCTGAAGAGGAAGGCGTTGACGGAAGTCAGAGGGATGATGGTTGAAGTGATCATGCGGCCATCTTCAGCCTGAGCTTTCGCTTCAAACACACCATAACGATTGTCTTCATCGTTCTTGAGTTTCTCTAACTGGCTTGGCCAGTCAAGACCTAGCTGTTCTACCAGACGACGAGCCACGACGCCCAGCACCGGCTCAATGCGAACGCCGTCGGCAGTCTGCACTTCAATCTCGGTTTCGATTACTGCGATCGGCTCGCCGAAGAAGTTGATGAGTGCCGGTTTGAAAGTTGCCATTGTTTACTCCTTGGGTTAATAGATACGGTACAGACCTTTGTCTATACTCTTCTTATACCAAATATCGTTGAGATGTGGGGAGATCTGTTGGGATAACCCAACGAACCTCCCCTGGATTTACACCAAATGCTGCATAGCTTCTTCAGCCAGGTTCTTACCACGAAGATTGTCGCGTAGACGCAGAATCATCTTCGCGACATCTTTAGTGCATCGATTGACATTGATGTCATCAAGGAAGTTCTGAACATTTTCAGATGGGATACCTACGGCTTCGTAAGTCTTGCCATCTTCAGCGCCAAAACGTTCTTCGACAATACAGTAGCGATCGAGTGGATCTTTCTTGACCTTGTGAAACTGACTATCCCAAGCAAGGCCGATTGCACGGACAATATCTTTGAGTTTGAATATAATGGTACCATCGGCGTGACGCTCAAACTCTACGATGGATCCAAAGATATTCGTCTTCACAGTTCGATTACCAGGTTCGGCACCAGGTACTCCATGTCATGGACCAGGCAGTCCAGAGGCGTCTCAGAACCGACTTCGACGGCTGCCTTCACGTTATTCAAGACGCGGCGGATGATAGTAGGTGTCTCACCGACCATCAGACTGCAGTTCGCCTTGCACAGGCCCAGAGCATGCTCTTCGAGACGCCGTGCCGCCGGGCCTTCGATATGCTCAAGCAATTCACCGGTAGCTTTGTCAATCTTGATCCCTTCCCACGCTTCGAGGAAGTCCATGAAGCCTGAGAAATCACGGCCCTGCACGATCAGTTCCGCCATGGTCTTGACCAAGGACGGGATGATCATGTCGACCGCGTAGCAGAACTTCAGGCCACGGTTCCACTTGAACCCGGGGTAGTCGATCGAGACGACATCTTTGAACATCCCCGCCGATTCGAGCTCTGGCATGAACTTCATACAGATCGACTTCTGGCACGCGAAGTACGCAGCAGCGAGCAGACCGGCCTGGGCTTTAGACGGGAGGGCATCTTCATTGAAGATCGGGGTGACACTTGCTGTGAGCATGTCATTGAAAGCGTCAACGACGACGGGAGGAAGACTGACAACATTAACGGTGACTTGCATGAGAAAACTCCTTTTGTTTGTGTACCTTACTTATACCTGATTCTGACGCTCTAAATGGAAGCGAACGATCTGGGCCACAGAGGAGTTCTTCGCGTTGCACGGGCTCAGGTAGATCAAGGATTCCTTCAAGTCATCCACGGTCCAGTTCTGGGCCCGGCGAGCTTCCACCAGGAGTTCGATCTGGAAGAGCGTGCGACCGGTCAGCATCAAGTAGTACTCCCACAGCAGGGCGGCGGTGAGCCACATCTGACGGTTCGAGGAGAAGTACTCGGAGTTGATCTCGGTGCCGCGGACCTGGACGTAGTGAGTGTTCGCTTCTTCCTGCGGAGAACGCTGGTTGTTACACCACAGGAGCGGCAGCATGTCACGGCCATTCGTTGGCACACGGCTCGGTGAAGACGGGATCGCCGGGTTGCCCATGGATAGCGGGTAGTAGCTCGGCTGCAGCAGTGGGAACAGACCGTTCTGGAAGCGACCGCACTGGGCCTCGGCGAACGGAGCTAAGTGCGGGGTCAGTTGGTTGAACGCCGTGCCCGCCGGCACCAAGTCCTTCACCATCGCACCCATCGCGTAGTAGCCCGGGATGTTCTCCGACCAGTTCATGCCGATCGCCAGAGACCCGAAGACTAAGTGGCGTGCCAGATCGTCCTGGGAGTTCGAGAAGAGGTGAGCCGGACGGACATCATGCAGTGGAACTCCGATGTTCTTCAGGAACTGCATCACGAACGGACTCTTCAGGTTGCGACGCTTATCCTGAGCATCATCACAGCGAGGGGAGAACTTAGCCCGCATCGTGGCGATCACCGTCTCCGGAAGAACGTTGCGGCCAAACAGGAAGTAGCCGAGCCAGTAGATCTTCGCTAAGTTGATCCACACCGGAGAGGTGATCTTCCAGTCCCACTCCTCGTGGTCCAGAACCGACCAGTCCAGCTGGTAGTTCATCGTACGGTTAACCTTGCGGAACGGCACTAATGAGACCGCGAACTTAACTTCCGGGAAGTTACGGCAGTAGTAGTCCGTCGGAGCCATCTCCTTCTGGCCCAGGAAGCAACCGGGGGTCACCACCCAATCGACGCGGGACTGCAGGTCTTTCTTCGTCGTCGCATTCAGACCGTATCCTGCCATTAGGGTAGCGATAGCGAGGCGACCGGCACCGGAGTTCTGGTCAAGCTCACCGTTTATCCCGCAGAACATATGCAGATAGTATTCTTGGATCACGTTTTTCTCCTTAAAAAAGCCCCGAAGGGCTTAGGCAGATTTGATAATCTGGAAGCTTACACGCTCCAGACGCTCAATGTTATCGACGCACATCTTGATACGGCTACGACCTTCACGCATGCTCAACACCTTGGTCTTCGCTTCGAGCTCTTTACCTTGGTATTCAGTCACGTACAGGCCATCGTCCATACCTTCTAACTTGATCGTGTATCCATCACGCAGAGCGTATTCAGCAAACACGTTATCTTGTACAGCAGGTTTCTCTTTCAACAAGCTCATAGCCTCCAACAGTAGGACGAGCTCTTTCGGTTCGTCACTCAGTTTGGCAGCATACTGATATGCTTCACGTTTTGGGCAGAAGCCGGAGAACAGACGCTTGAACGCGGTCATGTCATCAGTCTCCATTTCTTCCCGGAGGAGTTCATCAACAGCGATCATGTCAGCCATCACGTGATAGCCGAACATGCCTTTACGTTTCGGGCGGCGAGCAATGATAACGGTAAGGTCCTGGGTACGGATTATGGTGTTTAATCCGGCAGTGGTCATTAAGAACATCGAGATTCTCCTGTTTGTCTCTATGTTCCTTATACCATTAACGTTTCATATTACGGAAAGAGGTGCGATTATCGAAGCCGTGGGCTACCAAGCGGTCCTTATCCGACGTTTGGACAGTAGGGTTAACGTCAACGCCGAGCACACCGAAGATGTAGGAGTCCAACTCCTGGTATGCCGTGAACGCGTCCTTCACTTTCTGGAAACCCAGTGCCTTCAGGGAAGGGTTCGTCTCGATGGTGACCTTGTGACGCCACCGTCCGCGGTTATCCTGATAGTTCCCGTGCTTGTCGATGTACGTGTAGCCGACACGGAGGATAGGGGCGTTGTACTTACGGTGATACTGCTCACAGTCCAGCTTCGCAACGTCCTCTTGGAAGCCCTGGAACCCACGGACCGCGTAGGATTCCGGAGAGCGGAAACGGTTAGGCCTCGGCTCCACGTCCTCCCAACGGCCCAGGTACGGTGGATTCAAGCCGGCTTCGTAGATCTCCCTGTAGACAGCGAAGTCATCCTGGCAGGTGATCAAGAAGTGGTTATCATCGTAGGCACCGTTGCCCCGCAGGGAGATCACCGGGTAAGCCTTTCCGCAGAAGAGAACGATCATCGGTCGACCGCCCCAGCACTGGGTGTGATGCAGGATGTCCTCTAAGACGGTGTCCTTCTCGTGCAGCGTGTCGTTCTGGCGCTTCCAGTACTGATCGGAAACGCCGTACGCCGCCGCAGAGTCATAGTAGTCATGAACTTTGCTCAGAATTTTCATCGGAGTCCTTAATGTAGATGTAAGGCATGCCGCCAGGGAAAATCGACCACGATTCCCGTGGAAGAACGTAGCCGGCGACGTCAAGTCCCATACCGAGACAGAATAGAGCGTCCATCGTGGGATGTTCCGCCCAGTGATTACCGTGACGGTCAAAGGCCGCCTGTAGGAACGACCACCCGCCACCGTGGGACATCTGGAACGGAGCGGGCAGTTCGTAGAGGAGCTCGATGATTTGCTGGCGGTGTTCTTCCAGCTTGTCCATGTCGAACAGGTAGTACCCGACGATACCCTCAACACGCATATCGTCTTCGGTACCCTGACACGCCGTCAGGAGGTCCCGTACCGCTTGGGTCGTCAGTTTAGCAGCCACAGTAAGCACTCCGTTTGTTGTCAGATTGATACCATTTCCCACACAGGCAGCACTCGCAAGTGTAAGCACCTTCTTCGATCTGAGGAATATAGCTCTTGACCTTCTCTAATGCACGGCGCTCCTCACTCGCTCGGATCTGGTCGACCGCCGCGTCCAAACGGGCCTTTACCTCTGCGGGGTCTGCGGGTACGTGGTTTGGGTCTCGGGGACATGGGCTGCACTCCACGTGGTTCTTGCGGCATCTTTCGCACCACCACCATCCGCCCGCTATTGTAAATTCCAGCTTCGCCATCGAACGTTTCTCCATCGATAGGTAAAAGGGAGGCTTCATCCACCAGTGCGAAACCGTACCAGACATCGCCGGATGTGTTCGACTGCCAGATGTCGCCAATGATAAACCAGAGAGGCTTACCCGTCTGGTTCGTTAACCAACGGCCATCGAGCCCACGGGTAACTTCCCCCGGTGCCAGGATGAATTCCGTAGTGACACCCTTTCCGACGTTCAGTGGAAGATCCCACGTCGTCGTAAGGAGTAGAGCGAGGCCTCCCGGCCTCAACCCTGTCACACTTCCTCCAGAAGCCTCACCGGAACGGTGAAGTAAGGATTCTCTCCGGGCTGCAGAGAGACGCTAATGTACTGCTCCTGACGCATCATTGAGTCAAAGGAAGCTGCACCGTAGTCATGGCCACGCCATTCGTAAACGATAGTACCCGCCGGAGTACCTGGGGCGCCACCGGTGGTCGGTGACTCCTTAAGGCGATACTGTTTTCTATCCATCAATGGTCTCCTGATGATAGTAATCCCGTTTCTTCACTTGGTCGCCAATCGGACGCCAGCCACAGTGCGAGCACTTTTCGTTGGCGTGCACTAAGTTCGCGTCGCACCCGTTGCACCAGTGGGCGTTAGAGCGGAGGGAGCTCTGCTTGCGTTTGATTCGGTTCAACTTTCGAATTGACATACCACTCCTCTTTGTCAGATAACACGTCCGCAGGACTAGGGCACCACACGTCGCCGTCCTGATCGACGAAGCTTAGTAGCCCTTTATTCCAGTAGATCTTCAGTGGCCCGCGGGACATAGTCAGATTATCACAATGCTGCAGAAGTGCAACAGCACCTTGGAAGGTACGCTCAACGAGCATCGGGAAGTAGCGGCTAACCGCTTTGTTGTCGATGAGCTTCGGCGGGAAGGAGTCCATGAAGAGAATAGACTTATTCAGTCCCTCTGCTTGTGGCATCTTCGAGAGCGTATCCTGCATTTCCCGTGGCAGGGCACGGATATCCGACGGACGCAAAGTATCGACGCGGATGAGATTAACGGTGACTGTCAGCTTCATAGGGAACCTTATCGTAAGTGGTGTATTTGCCGGACTTGATGTCGTCCAGGAGGACCGGTTTCATACCGGTGAAGTCTACATTGACGTTCACGTAGCGGGCATCACGGATGGCGTTGCAGTGCATATGCCCATGGATGTTGATCTTGCCGTACAGCTCGTCGGGGTGCATCGGGCAGTGCTGAATCCAGAAGCCGCCCGGGTAGTTGATCAGCCCGCCGCGGATACGGTCGTACGTCCGGGACAGTTCCTGGTGAGTCACGTCCGTTTGATCGTCGTGATTGCCGGGAACCAGGATTTTACGCCCCGGAAGCGTCTGCATGATCATTAACCCGGCAGCATCCCACGCCATGTCCCCGACACAGATGACCGTGTCATCCTTATCGACGAGAGCACGCCAGTGGTGAACGATCTGCTCGGTGTTATCATCCACGCTCGTGACGAGCGGGCGGAACTTAGGGATCGCTTTGTGATTGAAGTGGGCGTCAGAAATCAGCCAGACTCGGTTCATGCGTATTTCCAGATAAAGTAAAACGAAGCGAGGATCCCGATGGAACCTACGTTGATGGCCAAGGCCCGATCGAACGTGAAGATGTAGGTCACCATAGCGGGGACGAGGTAGGAGCCAGTCAGCAGGCAGAACCCGCGGTGATGCTTCCACATGTGCTTGAAGTTCTTGATCATGAATAGATACTCCCAGAGGTAAGTTGTTGTTCTACAAAGGGAAAGGGGTGTTTTGAATAGCTTTCTGAATAGCTTATTGAATAGGTACCGTGGTGTCCCGGTGGTTAAAGAACGCCTCGACGTAGTCAACGGCGGTCATGTCCGCAAAAGTAAAATGCCAGGGCGTTACCCCTGGCATGGTTACTTCGTGCTGAATGACGACCTGATTATCCTTGACTAGAATCCGGCTGTGCGGCCAGATCAGACGGGTCACCGCCTTCCCCTGTTTCAGGAGCTCGATTGCTCCGGCAAAGTCCAGTGTGGTAACGCTCATAGTCTTTAGCCTTAAAGTCTTCTCGTGAATAGTGCCAAACCGTCGGCGTGGTCTTGGGAGCGAAGATATGGTTCGACGCACCCTTGATGACCACATAGACATCCTGTGGCCAACACTTCCGACGGACCGGTTCGCCGTTAAGGGCGAGGTAGCTTGCGAGAACGTAGTCCATCATTCACCCACGTAGATCGTGCCGATCGATTCGTAGTTGACTGTCGCTGCAGCCTTCATCTTCGAGACGGTACGCAGCGCTTCGTTCGTGTCGGTGGTGTCGTGGCAGTACTTCACCCCGTTGTCGCCGACGAGCGAGAGCGTAATGATGTTCAGGTTGGACTTACGCTGTTCGACCGTACCCAGGAGGTAGAGGCCGGGCAGGCCGTCGATAGCGTAGCCATCCGGGAGATCCGTGCGGTAATACACCGGACCGTCCACGGTCTTGAAGGTCTGCGGGTTGTGATAGAGCTGGTAGCCGGCTCCGAGGGAACGGGTCCCGACGTCCGCCGCCATAACGTGGTTCGAGTTCATAGTTTCTCCAAAGTAAAAAAGCCCCGGAGGGCTTTTGGTTAACCGTAGAACACGTGGTTGCCGATCCTGGTCACCACTTTCTTGTTCCACCCCGGCCGTAGACCCTTCTTGTGGAAATACTTGGCGCCACGCGTGACGTCTTTCTTCCGGTACGTTTCAGGGTCTTTCGACCAAGTCTTTACTGCTTCAGCGACCTTCCGTGCCCGCTCGAATGCCTCTTGGTCTTTGATGGACCGTCGGCCGTTAGTCCATGAGAACTGATCCTTTGCGAAAACAACAGATCGCATGGACTTCCCGTACTTCCCACTTTTGAGCCTGTTCATCGAGACAAACGCAACTGCGTATTGACCCTTTTCCTTTTCACCTCTTGCTTCGAAATAAATGTTGCATGCCAGTGGCTCTTTCCGACAGATGCTGTCTGCTGAGGCCAAGACGGGCTTGGCCACGAACAGGGAGAGCAGGAGTGAAATAGTCAGAAGACATTTCATTTACACCTCACCTTGGGAGGGGTTAATTTCCCTCCGTTGTACTTATACCCGAAAGTGGGTACTTTTCCTCGAGGACCGAGGAGAGAGCTCGATCATAGTGGGCCTGTGCCTCAGCCGTGTAGCTGAAAGCACCGTCCTCTAACACATCGAACCCCGGAGACACCCCATCAGTGAGATACAGAGAGTAACCCAGCGGATGGAGAATCGTCCGATTCAGCAAGTATACCACGCCATTAGCTTCGAGGGCATCCCACGAAACCTCACTCCCGGAGAAGTCCGAGAGCGTGGCACGGCCATACTTATCCACGACGATTTCACAGTTGAAATCTTCGAGAAGTGAATTCAGTTCAGGCATTAAATCCTGAATACAAGGTGTCTTCCAAGATATCCGCATAATAGTAACCTCTTTTAAGGTTATTTTACACGAAATCTAGTAGGGCGAAAAGGGTTCATACAGCAAGGAAATCATGGTGTGACACAGTTCGGGTTCGGCGACGAGTTGATCCCAGAATGCCTCTGCCTCAATCATACTGCCGAAGGAGTAGTAGACGGAGTGATCGTCGGCTCCGGACAGACGGATGTTAACGTAGTGGTGGCCGATCGGCTCGATGAGGACGCGGATGAACTTGCCTTCGGGGAATTCCCAGGAGGGGTACCAATCGTCGATAACCGGGAAGAAGGCACAGCGGTGAGCCCATGGGCGATCTAAGTGATTGATCAACCAGGGAATCATGTCGCCTTTACGTACCCGCTTCCCGCAACGCTTGATTGCCTCTCGGGTGGATTCCTTACGGTGCTTGGCGTAGAGCTTTGCAACTTCGAGAACACTGAGAGGCGTCGGCATGTTACTCTCCCAGCAGGAAGGTCCAGGCCTCGCGGGCGCCGGCTTCGGTCTGGTACGGAACAGAAGAGGTGCTCTCCTGGTCGGCGGTGAAGATCTCCCACTGACCGTCAGTGCACGACAGCTGAACCAGGATGTAGTTCTCACCGCCGAGGGTGTACGGTGCCGCGGAGTTGCCCTTGATGAACCAGCGTTCACAGAAGGTCATTTCTGGCGGTGGTGGCTCAGAGGAGTAGAACGTGTGGTCGTCCCACTCTTCGAAGGATTCTTCCGGCTGAAGTTCAGCGTATACGGCTTTCGCAAAGTCTTGATAGCTATACATTATTGCTCCAGTAGTTGTTTAAGTGCTGCAGTTACGTCGCTTTCTGGTGCGTTCGCGATGTGAGGGATCAAGTACGCACGCATGTCATCGTCTAGTTTATACTTGTTCGCCTGCAGCTGCTGAGCGAAATGCTCACAGACTTTCTCTGACGCCCAGTCCGGATAGAAGAACGTTGGGTCGTCGCCGAAGACGTCTTCACACACGCACTTCGGACGGTTCTCGCCATCCAGGGTGACCTTCACGTACGCACCCCAAGGCACACCTGCCAGGGATTGGTTGCACAGGGCCGCGATCACCGTCTCACCCCGCAGAGAGTCATCGTCGTACTTCTTCTTGTCGGCGTCGGAGAACATGACCCAGATGCCCTCGGTATCCCCGTTACGGACCAGGCGGATCTTGCCCATGTTTTCGTTCTTATGAGGAATGTGCTCGGCCAGTTCAACGTTGCCGTCGTTAAAGATAAGTTCCATGATTTGCCCCTAAAAAAGAAAAGCCCCCGAAGGGGCTTGGATTACTGCGGCTTCTTCTGGCCCTTGACGAACTGCCACACTAAAAATGCAGCAGCACCAATCAGGATACCATCCGAAACCACAGAGAAGAGTTTGCTCGTGAAATCCACGAAGATCGCGAGCACAGCGAACACCGCTGCAAGCAGCAGCTTGCCGTTATGCAACATAGTAGTCGCTGAATTTCACGCCCAGGGTCTTAGCGATCGCTTCACCGGCTTTCACTTCAGCAGGTTCAACGTCACCGTCTGAAGCAGCAATGGTCATGACTGCCATCATCACTTCGTCAGCCCACTCTGGGTTCTTAACAACTTCGGAAATCTGTTTCAGGCACTTTTTGTCACCCATCAGCTTGCCAACATCATAGAAGGCAACTGCACGGTCGATCATTTTGCCCAGCTCCTGCTTAGGGAAGCCGTCGAAGATTTCGTTCGCGTTGATCTGCTTCTGCAGGTTGTCCATCTCTGAGTCTTCCAGGTCACCGTCGGCGTGAGCCATGAACACACAGCCGTAAACAACGCCTTCGACCAGATCTTTGTTTTCCATACGGACGATTTTGTTGCTAGCTTCTGCAACTGCGTTACCTGCTTTACGGCCGAACATTTTCAGTAAACCCATGATAAAAATTCCTTAGCTAAGTTAATTGGTGTGACGCCATTCGTCACACCTTATTTATACCATCGTTTCGTTAATTATTGAAGGATAATCGTGCGGAGTGATCCCGAACTCCACGGACGTGCGGTGCACGCGAGCGGTGTGGTAATCACGGTAATTGTGCAGGGCAGCAGAGGCCCGGACGCGGGCTAGCGGCTCAGGAATAGGAATCACCTTCAAGTGATCGGCAATCCACTGTCGTGCTTGCGTTTCTGAACCGCGGTATTCTCCCTTCCAGATCAGACCCTGCGATGATTTCACTCGGAGTGTTGCGAAGACGGTGTTTCTTAACCCGTCGGACATGGCGATGTTCCTTTTTGATATCTCTTGATCGTGCTTGCTTAGAGCGGTTGCTGCGGTACGTGTCCCCTGGGAAAGTGTCGTGGCCGGGACAACAAGAGCCTGGATCTGTTACATCATTGATTTCTCGCTTCATAGATCACCTAAAGAAAAAGCCCACCGAAGTGGGCCTTGGTTAGACCTTGATGGTCTGGTCGTAGAGATTGAATTCGGGCACGTTGTAGACACGCCATTCAGCACCAACGTCTCCGGACAGGGAGAGTGTCGCTTCCGGACGGTTCTTCAGGTGGTCGAGCGTCTGGTTCAGAACCTGTGACGCTACAACAACCATCTGCTTCTTCTTGGCCGTGGCCGGAAGAGGTTTGATGGCACCCAGCTTCAGCATCGCTGCTGAGGCAATCTCACTGAGGTCAGTGCCGCGGAACTCCAGGGCCAGGCGAGCTTTGTTCAGTTCGTCCAGCTGGTAGGTCACCTCGGCGCCGCCGTTCAGCGTTAGCACGCAGATATGATTCATAGGTATTCTCCTTTAGATACAGCAGCACTTCGAGAATACGGTCTTCGATGTCCTCCGGTGGGTTCTCTACGAACGCATCGAATTCTTGGTCAAAGGCTCCGTCATTCGGGAAGGGTACTGAGCATATTCTACGAGAGTTTACCTCTGAAGTCACCTCCTCTGGCGTCATTGCCAGTTCACGGGCAGAAGGGATAAACCCTGTGCCTTCAAACACGGTACCCATGGCACTTGGGGACAAGTCACTGACGTTCATAGTCTCGACATCACCGCGACGCATTAGGTACGCGTGAATTGCTTCCTTCGAGTAGCCATAGAACAGGCCAGACATAATGAAGTACGTTAAGTCAGTCATGAAACTTCCTTCCAGTCGATTTGCACGCCAAGATGATTGCAGTTGTATGATTCAGCGTAGTGCGTCTCTTCGATCGCATCGTTGAACTCGCGGTGAACATACGGGTCTTCCGCCTTGCATTCGTGAAGTACTTCACGAATGGCCGCTCCTGCCACGTCACGGTCCGGAGCCACGAACTCGAACACGAGCTTGTTCAAAGGAGCCCCTTTGTAAGAGACTTTGGCATCCTTGTTGCGAATGGTTAATACGTAGATCATACTGCCAACTCCCCGTTCATGAACGCCCGGATTTCTTCAGGGGTTGAGTCACGGGAGGACTTCGGTACCGGGCGGATGTTGACGTGAATGGTGTCCACGTAGTTCACCTCTTTTCCATCCAGGAGATACTGCTCGAGGGCATTCTCGATGTCCTTCTCCGCGGCGGTCACGAACTCTTCGTTCACATTCTCGAAAGGCATCGGTTGCAGGCCTTGGAAGAACTGAGTGACCTGGCCGAAGCAGTTATCCTGATCGTCCTGGCCGCACACTTCAATCTGCGGGTCACGGACCCAGCCGTAATGACGCAGGAAGAAATCAACTTTACCCAGGCCGTTTACTTTGATTTGTACGTTCATGCTTTATCCTTGATTTGAAAGGTTGGATACTTCTTGATGGTGTCTTGCAGCTCTTGATAGAGGGCGGCTGCGTTGGGGGACTTGTAGTTCAGGGCACGCTGGAGCTTACCCATCGCTGCGTAGATTTCCTTCTCCGGGTTAGCCGGACGGGTACCGATGTGAATCAATCCCGGTTCATTCTCAATGAATTCCGGTTCGTAAGATGACATAGTGAACTGACCGAAGGTCACGGTAATGCGACGCTCGCCGTCCTCCCAGTGGTTCAGGAATTGGTACAGAGCGGTTTTGACGCGTTCGACTTTCTTCTGGTCACGGCCAGAGAGGCGGAGCGACAGGAGATAGTCATAGCCAAGCTGTGTGTCGTAGACGGCAATGTGTTCGACCAGTCGGCCTTGAGGATCGTGGATTTTTACATCAGGAGAGTGAATGTAGATTTTCTGCATAAGATGTTCCTTAAGGTTTACATCTTACTTATACCAGAAGGAAGCTAAAAAAGTGGTGCCCCGGGCTGGACTCGAACCAGCGGCTCTCCGATTAAGAGTCGGGAACTCTACCAACTGAGTTACCGAGGCGGTGGTACACGATAGGAGAATTGAACTCCTCTTCCCACTGTGAAAGAGTGGTGTCCTAACCGATAGACGAATCGTGCATTGGTTGGAGAGGCGAGGCTCGAACTCGCGACCTTTCGATTATCGGTCGAACGCTCTACCAACTGAGCTACTCCCCAATAGATGATAACAGGATCGAACTGTTGACCTACTCCTTGTAAGGGAGCCGCTCTCCCAACTGAGCTAATCATCTGGGCCCAGTATTACACGGAGCCCAGAGACTGTCAAGTTAGTGTTTGATAATTTTAGGACGATCGTCACCTTCGAAGTCATCGCGGTGCACCGTGGTCGGCGAAACGTCGATGATGCGGCCATCTGCTAACTGGCGGGTGTGGCCTGCACGTTCATGAGGGCGCTTGGTGATACCGGTCGGATTGTCACGTGGGTTCGTGATCTGACGGATGTCGCCGAGATTCTGAACCGGTTGGGAATCGTGATTATCCAGAACGTTGTACTGACGCGGTTCACCGAGGGTGAAAGGGATGCGGTTACGGGAGTTGGTATCCACGATGTAGCCGAGGATTGTTGGCAGATCGATGAAGGCCGCATTCATGACCATGCGACGTTCGTGCGGGTGAGACTTCGCGAACGGACCGAATGAGATTCCGAAGTTGCGAAGCGTCAGGTACGAATCGAATTCGAGGTACAGCGTGCAGTTCGTGAAGAATCCATCGGAGTGGAGGAAGAAGATGCGGAAGCCATCGAAGAGAGACTCGGCCTGGACCGTGATCGTCGGATCGAGGAGTAAGGACGTATCGAACTCGATAGTGGAGTACGGCAGAGTATACGGGTTGCCGTTACCCATCGGTATTGGGTTGAGTAAGTGATTGCCGAGTATGCCCGTCGAGAGCGAATTCGGCGTGTCGTAGAAGAGCTGAGAGTTCAGGTCATTGAGGATGAACTGGATGTCCTGAGCGGCGACAGCCGAGTGGAAGATGAAACGGTCTTGAGGATTGAGTTGAATACGCATGGGGTAAAGCTCCTGTGGTTGTTGTCACATTACTTATACCCCATGCCGGGCTTACAGTTGAACGACGAGGACGTCCTCGAAGTAACGCTGGGTGCCGTTACGAGGAGCACGGACACGCTTAGGGTGATCTGCCAGTGGCGTGATCACGACCCGAACCTCTCCGATGCTCTTGATGACGCCGAACCGTAGGCCGGAGTCGTTACCGACCTTCGCTGACGGGACGAGCACTACCTGTCCGACTTCAAGGGTCTGACCCATGGCATCCACTTTCATAGTGGCTCCTTGATGACGTAGCTGGCAGGGGCTTGGGTTTTACGGTTCTTGTCAGTCATGAGGTGAACCGTTTGGTGAGGGGCAACACCGGAGAACGAGAGGATCTGAGCCGTCCGGAGATACCCCTTGTTGGTCACGAAGGCGACGCGATCGCCGACACAGAGAGTTTGTCCAAAGAAGTCCATCATTCTACCTTCGCGATTTGCAGAGGATCTTTGATCACGCCGCCCTGACCGTTTTCTTCGTACGTGATACGCACACGCTTAGGTGTGAAGTCCGAGACCCACCCCTGACGGAGATTGGCACGGTAACTGCCTGCGTACACAACCTTATCGCCGATGGCGAGGGGTTTACCCGTTGCGTCATTATGCATTTGGAAGCTCCACTTTGAGTATATACATCGGCTCTTTCAGCCGGGAATAATCTGGATGCTGAGTAAGCCCGCGAACACGGATCTTCTTCGGGGTGAACCCGACGACTGTTCCAATATCGACACCGGCCGTTTCCATCGAAGACCACACGACGGTGTCACCGACCTCAAGCGGGATGCCCCGCTGATCACTATGCATGAGGCACCTTCACGATACGGTCTGCCTGATGATCTGAAACGGAGCCGGTGCGTTCATCCTGCACACGGACACGCTTCGGGGTGAATGACTGAATGTGGCCGACGCCGAGACGGGTCGAACGGTCACTGACACTGTAGGCTACACGATCACCGATCGTTAGCGGGTTATTCACTCGGTCCTGGAACATATTTATCTCCTGTGAGACTCACTTGTGAGCTGTGGCGGTAAACCTTGCGGTTCGCCGCGTGCGGTTCTTCAACTAAAAGACGACAGCGATTCGGACCGATGGCGATAACACGGCCGGGGACTAAGTCCCCACCGTTCCAACCGGTCACCACGATGTCATTCAGATGGACAGGTTTCCCCTGACAGTCCTTCATTGAGCCTCCGTAATGGCATGAACACGTCGAAGCCGTTGTCGTCTTCGGGATGGTTGATGTAGTCGGTGTACGTGAAGGTGAACTTCGTACGTTGATACTCGAACTGCTTACCGTTCCAGACTGCCTCAGTGGCATTCCGGCAGCGGCCCTTGTAGGTCTGGCCGACGACCAACTCTGACTTATCGAGGATATCCTCCTCTTTACCGTTACGGTGATACGAGAACATCATAGTACGGGATCCTTATAGGGTTTGAAGACGGGTAGACCAAGGTCATCGTCCGGGTGCTGCATGCGGAAAGGTCCGCCGTCTTTCTGGATGATAAAAATATCGCCGATCCACAGAGCCCACTCCGTATGATCAGACTCTCCGCGGTACTGAATGAGCGGCTTGAGCTCGTCCTTCGCGTAGAATCTCATGAGTTAGGATTGATCCCTGTGTAAGCGATAAGGGTGTTGGCCGGACGGTGAATCGGATTGCCCTTCTCAGAGATGAGGCGGACGCCTTTCCCAGGAACTTCCTCCTGGTAAATCCCGATATGGGCCGTGTGGTACAGATTCGTTGAGAAATAGACGACAGTGTCTCCGTGATTAAGCGGATTGCCGAATTTGTCTTTCATGGGAAAACTCCGGGTAGTGGACGGTATGTTTATTATACCAAGGAATCCGGAGATTGGGAAGTGGTGCACCAGGAAGGATTCGAACCCTCGACCTCCCCGTCCGTAGCGGGGCGCTCTAATCCACTGAGCTACAAGTGCGGTGGTGGGTGTGGTAGGCTTCGAACCTACGACCCTCGGATTAAAAGTCCGATGCTGCTAACCAGCTGAGCTACACACCCGAATATCTGGCGGAGAGGTGTTACGTCACTCTCATTTCGTCCATACTCAAGTCTCCACGACCTGGGTACTTTCGCGTTCTTACGTTGAACTACCCGCCACGTGTGGATGACATTTCGTTGTCACCATCTCTGCAGTTCGTCCAGTATTCCACGTCGCCATGACGGGCACTTAGATTCTCCAGGCTTTTACATTTAAGCTACACACTAGATTTGGTGCCTGAGGTGGGATTCGAACCCACGTTCCAGAGTTTTAGAGGCTCCTGCTAAACCGCTCAGCTACTCAGGCAGAAAGGCCGGGATGCTCGTCCCAGACCTTGAGGTCATCAACCGCTTGGAGGCTCAATTGATGGTCTAAAGATATCAGGTCGTCCTTGACCTGTCAACATTATCCGTAAGCTTTTGAACCAAAGGCTCGAACTGCCCAGTACATCAAGTAACGCCGCGTCTTCGATACGCCCATCAGAGCCATGGCTTCGAGGAAGATCTCATCGCACTGCTTACGTGGACGCAGGCCTTGACCGTACAGGTAGTCGTGTAGCACCGCTGCCTTCGTATGGTTGCCGAACGGTGGCATCACGGCCCAGAGTGCTTTCGGGACGGACGCAAGATCTGTCGAGAAGCCTTCCGGAACGGTGATGACCTCTGTGTCACGGTTGTACACGAGCGGCGCCCGGGTCACCCAGTGGTAGCCCATACTCTCAAGAATCAAAGGTGAAAAGTTCATAGTCCCTCCTGTTCACCCTAATTTTAGAGCACGGCCGGCACGCTCCAGGCGCTTACGCTTCTTCTTGAATGACACGGAGTCCTCACCGCCGAACATCCCGGCATTCGCTCGGATCTCGGCCCATGCCGTGACGTAGAGCGTAGGGGCGAGCGGGTTCTTCCAGAAGGTCGAAGCCTGGGCGGCGTTCATTAAGTGGAAGCACATGTCGAGACCCATGAGTCGGGAGACTGTCCCGTTCCCGTAGATCGCTGCCCACTGCTTACACGAGTGCTTTGCATGCTCTGGGAAGTGGCCATCGCGGGCACACACGGGCTTACCGCAGTCGTGGTAGATCTGGTACGTACGGATTTCATCAGGGCTCACCAGACGCTCTCTAAGCCACTCCCAGAGGTTCTGGAGCGTAACCGGACCAACGCCTTGCTCGAGCTCTTGGACGAGCTGTAGGTAGCTCTCGTGGACCATATGGCCGTGTTCCAGAACGGAGAGTCCGGAGGTCTGCTCACAGGCTTCCATCCGAGCGATGAGGTCGGGAAGATTAGTTGCGTACATGTGACCCCCGGAAGAGCTGATACTTGCGGAATTCTGCACGTTCTTCTGCCGTGACCGGACGAGTAGTGAAGGCCGTTAAGCCGTAATCCCAGTCGGGTTCGTAGAAAGGCGTGGGGTCAAAATGGGCGTAGCGATCCAGGGCCTTCTCGAGGGCGGCCTTGTTCTTCACGCCAATGACGATCAGCGAGTTCGGTTCTGCGGAGGTGTAAGGGTACTTCAGGGCGCCTTCGTGAGAGGCATGGTTGGACTGAACGAGAATCTGCTCGAGTGGCAGATCGTAACGAACGAAAGTGTAAATCCAGTGTTTGTTCTACAGCATGATTTTCTCCGTAATATATTTACCTAGGTACTTCACCTGCCCGACAGGACCGCCTACATTGCGGTGTCGAGCACTGGAGGTATGAGCATTGCCCCTACCCATCTTATCGGCCCACCGCATCATCGTACGGCAACACCAACCGATGTCTTCTTTCAGTTTACACGACATCTCGTCAACCAGCAACCCGTTGACGAACAAACGGGAATGCCAGTTGTTTTTGATCCGTGTGACGCGAATATTAGTCTTTACGGTCATTCTTAATGTCTTCCAGGATCTTCTTCACGATGAACTGGATCCCGAGGTGGAGCTTCGTGATGATCCAACGCTTAGAAGGCTTCAAGCCCATGACGTAGAGTGCCACCCACTGCGGAATCTCTCCGGTTAAATAGATGGCGTGGACGTCTTTCTTTAACTGTTCGTAGTTCATTTGCGTTTCTCCGCGAGGTACTTCACGACTTTGACGATGATCTCAAGTACCTTGACGATGAGCGTTAAGTACAAAGACGGTTTGTCCTTGCTCGCAGCATGAACTTGAGTATGAAATTCGGTAGTGATGGCTCCGGCATCATGCAGGAGGTCTACAGCTTTAAGGATTTGCATAGTGTTCTCTCTGGCAGGGGCTCGACGAATCGAACGCCGGTTATCAGGTTTGGAAGCTGTTGTCTTACCACTAGACGAAGCCCCCAGAGAGAATAGTACGAGGAATGTACTGAAGTGTCAACTTAATTTGGAGGCGAGTAGAGGATTCTAACCTCTCTAACTCGGGTTGCAACCGAGCACATAGTCACTCTGCCAACTCGCCATTGATGATACGCTTTGCTTCCTGTCGTGCGGAAGACTTGCAGATTGTATTCTGAGTAGCGCCTTCACGCCAACCACGACGACGACATCGACCGCAGTTACAACCTGGGTTTCCGCCGAGCTTCAAACCGTAAGGCTTCATAGGAATCTCCTGTTTGGGGCGACCGGTGGTAATCGAAACCACGTAGACCAGGATCACAACCTGGGTCCTTGCCACTTAGGATACGGCCGCACCGATGTACCATAAAACGATCATTAAGGCACTTAGTGCACTATTAATGGTACATCGGTTCGGCTGATCTGTTGGATGCGAGAGGTGGACTCGAACCACCGATCTCCAGCTTATGAGGCTGGCAAGATGCCGCTTCTCTACCTCGCAATTGGTTCGCCCCTGTGTGCTGCCTCGCGGCGGTACTGCAGGACTTGTCCATTAGGACCATCAAGATAGTGATCACCTCCATTACGGGCACTGCATCAACTATCTGGTGGTAATGGGTGGGATTGAACCACCGACCTCCTCCTTATGAGGGAGTCGCTCTGCCAACTGAGCTACACTACCGTTTGTGCTCCCTTCCGACTACATTGCCGGAATTCACCAGGACTACCTGGCTAGGAGACTAATTTGGAGCATCACACCGGTCTCGAACCGGTCCCTGCGACTTGGAAGGACGCTGTGCCACCGACAACACTTGTGATGCATGGTGGATGTGTAAGGAATCGAACCTCACTCAGATACCTTGCTGGCGCCTGCCCCAGTATCTTCTCCCTGTCCATCCAGAAACTTATCGATTAACTTGCGGACTTCGACGGCCGTCTCCGGCGTTAACAGGAAGAAACGTGTCCCGTCAATGTCCTCTCGGCCTATGTGGACGATCAACTTTCCGTCTTTCACTAGGCTGTCTTTCACTATGTCCATGGTGCTCCAAGTAGGCTTCGAACCCACGACCTACCGCTTACAAGGCGGTTGCTCTACCAACTGAGCTATTGAAGCAAAAGCTTATTTGGCCCCGCACCGTAGTTAATTGGCACGCCCCAGTAAACTGGTTTCGTCCTCACCGTACGCGGGCAAATAAGCTCTTTGGTCCGAGAGGAGGGATTCGAACCCTCGAGCATTTAAGCGGATGATTTTAAGTCACCTGTGTTTTCCACTTCACCACTCTCGGCTTTGGTAGGGCGGGAGAGACTTGAACTCTCACGGGTTGCCCCGCTGGAACCTAAATCCAGTGCGTCTGCCAATTCCGCCACCGCCCCAACGCTTAACTTCTCGTACGCCCTACTCTGTTCAGGCGTCAACATTTAACAAACTCTGCAACTCAGCGACCAATCGGAAGGTTTCATCCTGATTGCTGCGAGTGCCTTGCAGAATAACCGAGATCTCTGCCAATTTGCCACAGACCGGGGTGGATTCACTGAGTCCCTGACCACAGAGCTCCTCACCGCGGAGAAGAGTTAAGACTTTACGCAGTCCCGCGTTGATGTCCAGAGTGTTTGTGCGAACGTGAGTCGCGTGGTTCTCCAGACTTTCCAGCGTGTAAGCAGGACCCTTAGGTTCTGCTGCAGTAAGTTGACCAACGATATGTGCCATTATCTTCTCCTGGTTGAAATATTTGGCGGAACTGGATGGATTTGAACCATCGACCCCTCGCTTAACAGGCGAGCGCTCTAACCGCTGAGCTACAGAACCGCACCATCACTCTGTCGGCACCGGCGTGACTACCGGCTAAGGGGTAAAAACCGAGGGAGCAACCCTATGAAAAACCCTGCCTTGTACGTTATCAGTGATCTTCAAAGAGAGGGCCCAGTGAGATCCGCTGCCGTTTTATCCTCCCACGTACCAGGGAGCGATGGACTGATCATAACCGAGTGGCGAACAGGGTGTCAACCCCTAAATGTAAAAAAGCTCCCGAAGGAGCTTTAGGATTTACGGAATGAATGAGTTACCAATGAATTCGATAAGGGGTCCCGATTTCCCGGCCCTCTGACATTCCCTCATCGCCGCACAGAGCATCGTACCCATGCAGACGTAGAGCATAATTACCGCCAACCAATCGTACATTAGCAGAACGTTGACGGTTGGGCAATCGAACGGATGATCATCGCCAGACCTTTCTGGACGTCGGCCTTACCGGTCGCCAGGAAGACTTGATCGATACCCTCTTGGGCCTGCAGGTCTTCGATCAGAGCGCCCAGTGCGTTACCGGCGTCCTTGATGCGATTCATGGTGTCGATATCCCATTGGTCCAGATCACGATAGCCTTTAATCTTGGTGTGTTGGTCTTTCATAGTGTTCTCCTGTGAGTAGTCGGAAAGATCTTACCAGCTAAAAAGCGGTAGATCAACTCTTCGGCACGACCACGGTGTGGCCTTGACGGATCGACGCCTTGTCCATCGCCTTGATCGCGTGACGGGAGAGTCGAGTCTTACCATACTCATAGTTCATCGGAGCGTGAGTTGGCTTATGGTTCTTGAACACCACGTTCTTACGCTTCGGTGCCTGGTAACTCTCGATCATACCTTTCAGGTGATCGGCTTCTCCGCTTGAACGACGCGTTGAAACCATGAGACCTTTAGCCTTGTGGTAGAGTTCTTTACTGCGGGTACCGGCCCCGAGCTTAGCCACGTTGTTGCTCTCACGGAGCAGAACAGACGGGGCCAAGTGAGAGGTTCCGACGAAGGAGCTACCGTTGTTGTTCTTGTGGTGCTTCCGCAAGTCTTTCAAGGCACGGTGCTCATCCATTTCATGACGAAGAACGATGTGGTTGGCCGCCTTACGGTCGCCCCCGCTCATACTCTTACTGTCAATGCCGTGAGGGTGCATCGATTTGTGGACATCGTTCAGAACGTTATGGGCCTGACCGCGGGCGTAGATACCCTTCCGGTGAGAATTTAAGTCAACATGCCAGCCCTCTCGGTGACCGGAGATGTCTTTGCCGTGCATGGTTAACGCCATCGGACCGTTACCCTGGCCCTTAGTGGTCGGCATCGTTACCTTTGCGGCATCCGGGTCCATGTGGACGGTGAGGTTGCGGCGGTGGACCAATCCCTTGGCCCGGACTGCTTTGATCCCTTTGGCGAAATCCGCCAGTTTATACGCGTACTTGATCATGAAGAATTCCTCTTGGTTTCTTCCAGAATTTTAAGGCACTGGGCCGTGAAGTCTGGGTAAGATACCAAGAGATTTGCGTTGAAAGTCAGTGTGTCTTGATTCTCAATGACAGCCTGTCGAAGAGCCTCGAGATCACCCCGGTTATACAGGTCGAGCAGTTTTTCTAGTAACATAGGTTACCTCCACTATACTTATACCACTAAAAAGGCCCCGAAGGGCCTTATTTAGCGAGTTCCGCACGTCGTGCTTTCTCTTGACGACGAGCTCGTTCCTCTGCAACGTACTTATACAGAGCGCCGGCACCGGCTGTCAGGAAACCGGCAGCAGCGGCCTTAGGTGCTGCACGCATCACGGAGTTCTCCACGTGTTTACCGATGGATGCACCGCCGTTACGCAGCAAGTGGTACTGACGCTGAGGAACCTTCGTCAGCTTCCCGCCTTTCCACTTCATCTGTGAGGCTCCGGTCTTGCGGGTCGTGTCGTGGGCGATCGAAGCCGCCCCCGCCAGTCCGCCTACGATGTACGGGGCCGCCTTCAGACGGCGGTTACGGTGAGAACGTTCCTCTTTGATTTCGTTCAAGGTCTTGGCGTACTTGTACAAACTCATTTCTTCGCCTCCTTCCGGGCTTGGATCGCTTTGGCCACGGCGTACATGCCGCCACCGACCGCACCGGCTGCCTGGGCAACACCCTTAGCGAAACGGGCTTTACCGCCGGCCTGGGAGAGGTACCGACGCATGTTACCCTTGGTTGCGAACTGACGACGACCGCCATCGTGTGCACCACCGACGATGAAACGGGGTTTCACGTCATGCTTGTAAATACGAAGTGTCTTCAACGCTCGCTTAGCAGGGGCTACATCGGAAGGATCTCCGATCTTACCTTTGGCAGCATTGGCGAATACGGTGTCTTCTCCCAAACGGTGCTTCGCTCGGTATGGCATACGGGCCGTCACTCGATCACCCATGTGCATAGCCCCCATCTTAGGACGATGAGCGTCCGCAAGATGTTTGCTCGTACTCGTGTAAACCTTACCTTTAGCCTCTTTCGGCGATAAATGACCTAGGGCAATGTCATCTTTAGCTATCCCCGACCCGGAATGACGCTTGAGAATTCCTTTCTCCCGAATACTCTGTGCTGCGGAGAGTGTTTGGGTGCCGTGGTGAACTTTCTCATAGCCGAGGATGTTCTTCGACGACTTGGAAGCGAGGACGGCCGAAGCCGCCCCTGCTAGCGCCGATTTACGTCCTTCGTTCTTGGCGCTTTCTTTACTCATTTAGATACCTTCGCCTTCAGTTTATCGAACTTCGTTGGATCCATTGAGACTTCCCCGTCCTGTGAACGCAGAGCGCCACGGGCAATACCGTACAGACCGCCGGTGACCGCACCGTTAAATCCGCCGATAGCACCACCGGCAACCATCCCGACCGGACCTGCCGCCAGACCCGCCAGGGCACCGAGGCCAGCACCGGTCAGGGCCATCTTACCGGCTGCAGAACCGATGGTTCCACGACGAATGTCTTGACCATTGTGGTGTAGCAGCTCGGCGGCCTTCTTGGTCAGCTTCTTCATCTCGTCCTTGGACAGAGACACTTCGCCTTTACGCAGACGGTTAGCGCCACGAACGGTACCGTAGGCACCACCCAGTGCTCCACCCTTCAGGACAGACTTCGCGACACCCTTGAGGTTACGCCCACGCAGAGCAGAGACGACACCTGCCGCGGTCGCAACCTTAGAAGCTGCTGAACCCACAGTACCCTTACGGTACTTCTTGCCGTCCTTGATCACGAGGGCAGCGGCTTGCTTCTTCAGCTCCTCATTTTTCTTGGTCACGGCAACGCCGCCAGCGACGATCGCACCGCCTACCAGGCCTTTCTTAGCGTGACTCTTGAGACGATCCACTTTGACTTTCTCAATGCTCTGGGCACGCTTCAGAACCTTGAGGGCTTGGGCACCACGTTGCTGAACGGTACGGGAGTTCAGGATGCCTGCTTCTTTCTTGTGGCCAGCTACTGCAGCACCAACTGCAGCGCCTGCAGCGGCAGCCAGACCGAGCTTACCCGCACCTTTCAGCTTAGCTTTACTGGCCAGCTTCTTAGCGGCTTCGCCACGACCCTTCATCGCTTTGAAGGTCTTCTGTGACTGAGACATCTTGTCAGCGGCACGCTTGTTACGTTCAGCCGCCATATCGACGACTTCCGCTTCCTTCTTCAGGTGAGCGGCACCCAGTGCGGCACCGGCCAGACCACCCACGATCGCACCCTTAATGCCAGCACGCTTCAGTGGTTTACCCATACGACGCATCGTCTTGGCAGAGTCCGCCAGACGCTTCGCTGCACCCTCTACCGAAGGATTGGCCATGTGCTTGTACGCACCCTTAGTGCCCAGGCGGGAAGCCACACGAGACTTCTTCGCGTCATGAGTCAGTACGCCTCCCAGTGCCGCACCGGAACCGACTGCCGAAGCCGCCAGGGCCTTGTCCTTCGTTGATTTGTCTACTGCTTCTTTGTTCATGCTAGCCTCTTTTTTCATTTGACGGCCGAGCAACGCGGCTCCCGTCAGTACTGCACCTGCTGCCGCACCCTTACCGGTAGTGTACCGGACGCTCTTCTTTAGAACCTTACCGATACGGCGACCTGCAGTATCATCGAACTTCAAGGTATCCCGCTTCGGCATCTTGCCGGCAAGGACCTTCTTGAAGTCTTTGTCACGTTTAGTCTTATGCATACGGCTGAGATGACTATCCGCCTTCGCTGAACGAATCGGTCCGGCGATAGCGTTAGCGGTCAAGGCACCGGCTGCGGTACCTGCGACCATCGTCTTGCCTTCATCCGCTGCAGATTTCTGCAGGGCTTTGTCCGAGAACGGACCCGCACCTTCCCCGACGACCCCGTTAAGTCCCCGCTTGGCCTTGAGCTTAGCGACAGCTGCTTCGAGCAACTCTTTGGACTTACCGGTGGCGTACTGTTTAGGAGGCACGATCAGAAGCTTGGCTGCCTTGACCAATCGGCCAATGCGTCCAGGGTTCTTCTTGAGAGTAGACGCCGTGGAGTTCAGCGTCTTCGTGCTTTCAGTCATTAGTGGAGCTCCTGTGTTGGTAAATCATCGAAATACTGAGTAAGGCCCCGCTCACCGTTCTCCCGTAGAAGGAAGGCGGCCCACTGGATGCCTTGGGCGATGTGTCCGCCATATTCTAAGATGATTTTAACAATGTCTTCGGGATCTTCTTCAGCCTGGGCGTCAATTGGCACACCTTTAAGTTTGTGCTCCGCTGTAATGAACAGGAGGTAGTTGTCGTGCAGACACTGCTCCTTGTCATTGCATAGGATGGCATTGATTTTACCGGGTTCGGCGTAGCGGTACTGGATGATAAACTGTTGATCGTCCTCAGGGTTTTCCTCCTCCAGGGTGATCTGGATGGTGAAGTACGCGTTGGGATTCTCCCGCAGCTTCTCTTCGAGGAGGTCGTAGCACGGATGGAACTGAGTGAAGTCTTCGATGTCGATCGGGAACTTGGGGAGGTTACGCCAAGAGAAGGCACTTACGTAGTAGTTCATAGGGAGTCTCCTGTTTTCCTCGACTATACAGGGAGAACGGGATAAAATCAATTTGGAGGTACGTATGGAGAATCCAGCAAGATTTGCCAGCAACTACAGCATTGCCGCCAACTCCCGGAAGCCCGGGCCGAAGGCGATTCGTGAAGGTTCGGTGGGGACTCTAGCCGCGAAGGCGAAGAAGTACCTGAGCCCCACCCGGGTGATTAAGTTTAAAGGTAAGCCTTTACCGCTTTAACCCGACGGTAAGAGCCCTTGCCCTTCTTGGGCTTTTCCACTTTCTGGCTAAAAAGAGGATCTTGGAGAATGGCCTTCACGGCACTCTCCTTGATCACTCCGCGATTGTGCTTGTACATAGCGTCTCCTAAAAAGGAGCCGAAGCTCCTTACTGATTCCACATCCAGTATGCCACGAGTGCACATACTACGATTAGTGTCCAACCTGCCATGATAATACTCCTCTTTTACACAGTACTTATACCTTATTTCTTAGGCATTTTAGTACCGGCTTTGTGGGCGCCCTCGATGGCTTTACCGATTGCACCGTTGACGCCGTACGTGTAGCCGAAGCTCTTGAGCTTGTTCATGGCCTGACCTTCAGCACCGGACTTGAAAGCCCCGGAGAGTGGCTTGTGAACAAAGTTCTTCTCAACGTAACGGCCCAGAGCAGTGTTCTGGAAGGCCTTGGATTCGGTACCGAACTTCGCGGCGTTCAGCAGACCAACCCCTGGCTCGAGGACTGTCGCGGCCGTGTTCGCACCGATCGTCGCAATAGATGAGTGAGGGCCAAGCTTACCGACCGGACGTTCCGTTACTTCCTTGATCATGTCAGCCTTGATCGTCTTCGGCGGAAGGGTGTTCCCACCGATCATGCTCCGGGCCTTCTCAGTCAGGGTCGTCTTCTGCTTATCCGGAAGACGACCTTCTGCCACCATACGGAGCTTCGCCGCATCACGTTTGGTAAGCTTGTTCGGATCCACGCCCAGAGCACGAGCACGGGAGTAGAGTGAACGCCCGGCCTCGTAGGCACGACGCTGAGCCATGATAGCTTCAGGTGCTGCCACCGACGTCACCGCCGACTTCAGACCTTCCTTCAGAGTACCCTGTCGGGCATTACGGGCAAGTGTTCCCGAGAGGAGGGCTTTCGCCGTCCCTTCGAGGAAACCCTTAGACTTTACGAGCTTGGCACCGGCAATGTTCTGGAGAACGTGACCACCGAGTGCCGTGAAGATAAAAGATGATTGTTTTTGCATAGTGGCTCTCCTAATAAGGAGATTTTACCGTCTAAACAGAGGGGGACTCGAACCCCCGACTCATCGAAATGGATGCGTTTTCACCAACTATAACTATCTGTCTTGCTACACCTTACTTATACCATCACGAGAAGACGATATGGAAAGGGGCGTGCGTGCACAGAAGGTAGATGAAGAACGCACCGAGACCGAATGGAATGATGGCAGGCCACGGTCGTTCTCCGGAGAACGCCACCGCAACGATGACCGCTATGGGGCCGCCAATCATGAAACCAATGGACAGCACCATGAGAATGAGCCAACCGAGTATCGCAAAGAACATTCAGCCTCCGAAGAACTTGATAGCGGTGAAGACGACGAGTGAACCCATGCCGATCGGCAGGAGGATCATTTTACGAGTCACGCTCATGAAAGCACAGAGAAGCCAGACGCCGAAAGAGCCCCAAGCCATGATGATTAAACCAGTTAATGAGAGAGCTAAAAAAGAAGCTTGATTCCAGTCCATAGTGAACCTCAGTGGCAGGGGTTACAGGATTCGAACCTGTGATACGGGGATCAAAGCCCCGGGCCTTAACCAACTTGGCGAAACCCCAATTGAGTGGTGCAGCCGGATTGAGTTGAACAATCGACCTCCGGATTTTCAAACCGGCGCTCTAACCGTCTGAGCTACAGCTGCGTGGTGGGGAGTGATGGAGTCGAACCACCCGAGCTCTATGAGCAGCAGATTTACAGTCTGCCCCGCTACCAACTACGGTCTAACTCCCCAAGGCCTGCAGTATGGCACAGGCCAATAGGGTTAGTCAAGGGCTCCGTAATAATCCACGATTCGCTTGAGCTGCTCGGGCGTCTGCTCGTCCAAGTCTGGTCCGACGTAACCGTAACGGAAATTTCGGGCAAACTTCACGCCGGGTTTGTCCTGGTCGCCGCAGCAGATGAACCGGTACGGGAGGAGATCCATTTGGTGACGGAGCGTCGAGTGGATGTCTGAACCGTTGATCGACCAGGCATTGGCGCCGACGGAGTGCAGGGCGGCCGCCTTGAAGATCGATTCGGTGAGGAAGACCGTGTGGCCGCGGACTGGGAGTTCCAGGCCCCAGACAAACTGGCGATGCGAATACGGACAGAGTGGGAAATACTTCAGATCAGGCGGGTACGGACCCTTCTTGGGTGCCGCCGGCGTGTACTGCAGAAAGCCTCGCATCACACCGCCGAAATCGTGCAGAGGAACCGTGAGACGGTCTTCGGTGATCCACTGAGTGGGGTAGCGTTCGGGGTCGTAATAACGGGACTTGAGATGTTCGAGCATAGTCACCTCTTATGGCGGAAGAGCTGGGATTCGAACCCAGGGGCCCTTGCGGACCACACCTTAGCAGGGTGCTGCGTTACCTCTCCGCCACTCTTCCATAAAAAGAAGCCCCGTCTAGAATAACCCTTCCGGTAGGACAGGGCGACGGGGCGCGTTCATGCCTGCTTTGGGAACCCTCCCAACCTCGTGCGGATGGGATAGGTGCAGGACTTTGTTTGGCGGGGGCTCCCAGTGCTGCCGAGAGTGGGATATCTCAGCGGGTTAAACCCCCTGCAGAGGCCCTTCAGCACTTCCCCCATTGTTTGGCGGACTCTGTGGCGTTCCCAGCCACGTTTCCCAGGTTGGACCCCGGGCGTTTTAGATGGACTTGATCAGAGTCTCTACAAACTATCGGTCCAGAATATGGCGAGGCTAGCGGGATTCGAACCCGCGACTCCGGCGTGACAGGCCGGTATGTTGACCGCTAATACTATAGCCCCCGAGCTAATTGATCCACCGCTACGACCCAGTCTGGGCGGCGATGTCTACCAGGTAAGTCTCTCACGATCTGCAGTGGGTTGTCAACCCCTATCGCAGTGACCCAGAGTGGTTTTTCACTCTTACCCCGGAGAACGCCCCAGGAATCAGGCACTCCTTCAAATCTCTTTTTTGCAATCCCGAGGACTGGCAGACCGGTCGCGTTATGAAGGTGACGTCCGAGGCCAGGTCCCTGTGGAAGATCTACGTATCCATCAACCACTACGATAGACGGGGAGTACTTCTCAACGAGAGTTAGCAATGCTGGGAGTTCACGGCGATAGAACTCACCTGGCGCGTACTCTTCGACATCACCTGCTATAAAACGAAAAGAGCCGCTAGGCGTCTTACTCTGCCAATTCTGGTAGAGGATGCCTGCGGCCCAATTAACGTTACCATACTGCACATCTGCGATAAGGATCATGTTTATCCGCCCGGTTTTAGAGAGCCAGGACTCTATCGAAGTTATGAATATTGGAAGCCTTCGTTGGCTTGCCGCTTATACTTCTTGTCGTTACCCAGATCCAGGAGCTTTGGCGGTTCTTCGAGAATCTCGAAGTCGTAGTAATCGCCGTCTATGTTCCAGGTATCGTATGACAGACATTCATCAAGTGTTAGCCCGGAAAGCTTTCGCTTATCCATTCTGGAGTGACGGTTCTGAGCGTCTTTGACGCCAGCGTCCATCCCTCCGTTACCCTTACTGCGGTGACGCGTTCTTGACATAATGTCTCCCTTAAATTGGTGGAGAAACAGGGATTTGAACCCTGGACTTCTGCGTGCAAGGCAGACGTTTTACCAACTAAACTAAATCCCCGATGGCGGAAGAGCTGGGATTCGAACCCAGGGACCCTTTGCGGAGCCGACGGTTTTCAAGACCGCTGCCTTAAACCACTCAGCCACTCTCCCTTGGTCGGTATGGAAGGATTTGAACCCTCGACCCCCTGGTCCCAAACCAGGCGCCCTACCAGACTGGGCTACATACCGATTAATGTGCTCCGCAGATGACCTTGCCGTCATCCCAGCGCTGCGTGTATGGCGTAATCGGACTGCGATTCGGCCACGGCAGGCTAGGAGATCCACCTAACTGTGGATCACGGATAGTTAGCACCGGCGGCGTCAGGGCTTTCGACAGTTCGATGATCAGAATGGCCAGATCGATGTCTGCCACGGTGACTTCACGTCCTGTCAGTGCGATGAACGCACCCTGAACCTTCTCTTTATCGAAAGCCATCATGTCTTCGATCAGATCAAACTCTTTCTCATTCAGCACGACCGAAGCCCGCTTGTTGAACTCTTTAAGTGCAATCGTCTTGTTCATGATGTCTCCTAAAAGATGAGGTTAGATACTATCAGAGCCCCGAAGGGCTCGTCAAGCGTTACCGCGAGATATTTCCCATCTTCGTACTGGCATTCCCGTGAATCGTTGATGCCTTAATACTTCCCATATCCAGGTTGACGTCAGCATAGACATCATGACAGGTGATCTTACCGTTGCCCATGGAGACTTCACCTTTGATGTCAGCTTCGGCGTTCACCGTCCCGTTCTGCATCGCGATGTCCCCAATCATACCTTTGGCATACACGACGCCGTTTGTCAGATGCAACCTTTCCAGGTCACCTTCGATGGTGACTTCAATCTTCCGGCCTTCCGGCACTTCAACAACTTTGCCATCCACGATAACCTTGTCGCCATCGATCGTGACGTTACGGCCGGAGTAGCTCACCCCGTTGACGGTGACCTTGGATGGCTCCACTTGTTTCCTGAATAAGGCTTTGAGACTCTCGATCATAGCGTTCTTCCATTTTGATAGTTGTTAGGCCAATTCAACGTCTTCCCCATGTCACGGCCACGACGGAAGTTACCACCGATGATCCGATGGTATATCTCCCTGTTCAGGACAGACTGGTACGGAGAGATCGGTCCGACCCGGGACGACGCTAACTGCACGCCGGAGAAGAAGGACATCCCGATGGCGATTGCGAGAGGTGATTTACGCACGAGGATCATACTCCACGACAACGACGTCGATACCGTCCGGACATTCCTTATAGAGGATGGTCTCTACTCGGTCCCATGCTTCCTTTTCGGTAAGCTTGCCACGAGCTAATCCCGAGCAGATCTTTGGCATGATGAGCGTCGTCAGCGTACGAGCCTTCATGTCTTGGAACACTCGCTCCAAACCACGCTGTACCGATGGCCAATCGACCATATCGTTCTCGTCTGAGTGAGAGTACTGCGTGTACAGGTTATAGCCGCGGCCCCACGGATAGTCGTGGAAGGAGAACAGTCCGAGTTTGCGACGATCGCCCTGCTTAGTGGCCTGGTCCGCCAGATACAGTGACGGGAAGCGGTCCCGAACTTCCTTCGCAATGCCGCGACCCATGCGGTTCAAACAGTTGCATCCATGAAGAAAGGCAACGTAGTTACCCTTCTCAGCCAGGGTGAGTGCGTTCCCTTTTACGTAAGTGATCATTTGCGTCTCCCCAGTTTGATCAAGTGGTGTGGAAAGTTGAAGGTCATCGGACCCTTGTACTTCACGGTGAAGCCAAGAGCCTCAAGTGCACGGATGACCGATCCCTTCCGTTCAGGGGGAAGTTGGCGGATCAAATCAGTGGTCACTTCAGTATGTCCTAGCTCTTTTGCGTGTTTAATACCGAACTTCAGTTGATCTAATACGCCCACGATTCCTCCTAAGCGCCTTCGCCTCCGAAGAGGCGCATGAAGAGCCGGCCGAATATGCCACGCTCATGTTTTTCTGCCGACGGTGCGATCCGCAGACAGTACCCTTCGTAGTCATCCCACGCACCCATGTAGGTCTCCATCTGGAAACCGTACCCGAGCTTCACGAAATGACGTACCACGATATCTTGTACTTCCTGAACTTCATCTTCAAGTCCGGTGACCCGAAGGAAATCACGACCGCTCCCGAGTTGACGTTCCCAGTCCAGTTCGATCTTCGCGATCCACTTGTGGGCCGTCATTGTGATCCCGTCTGCTTTCGCTTGAGCGGCTTCTGAAGGTGTCATTGAAAATCCTCTTGATGATCTGCCAACGGCTTGGCTTCTTAGGGTTGTAGATGATGGCCAGAGTTGGGCCGAAGACGTGGAGTTCCATGCCGACCAGACGGGCTAAGGCTACCAGTCTGGACTGTGAGAACGGAGAGAGGAAAGGCCACCAATGGCAGACCTCCCACTCCCACGGACCCGGTCCTGAATAGGGATTGAACTGCAGGCAGGCCGATTGGAAATAGAGCCAGTCCAGCTCCTGGTCGTACTCGTGCATCATTTGTTCCAGCGGAGAGTGAGCTTGATGTAGCTACGCTTAGCATCATCCGTACGGGTAACGTTGAAGCCTTCGCGAGCGAAGTGTTCATGAAGTTTATCCACGACGGTAGCATCAGCGATATCGTAGAACTCCACTTCCTCTTCGACGTAACCCAGCTTCGACGACGTGATGACGTCCTTCGAGATACGCTCGATGTACTTCTTAGTGACGGCGTCCGTGTTATACGCAATCATGCGGGCACGTTCAGCGAAAGTGAAGGTAGGTAGGGTGACACTCATGTCATTATAGACATCATCGTGAGTGATATGGAAACCGCGGGTGCGGAGATCCGTGATCAGCTCGTCGATCTCATCCTGTTCGAACATTTCGAAGTTCTGAAGGGTAGTGGTGAAGGTGGTCTGGCCTTTTTCGTAAGCGCCCTGGATAAGGTTTTCGATACGTTCTGCAAGTTTCATATAAGTCTCCTTAGAAATAGGTAAGGGACCACCGAAGTGATCCCTTTTGTTTACAAGATACTTATACCATGCGAAGCGGCTTATTGGTAAACGTCGATCTCGATGAAACCGTCACGTTTAGCGTTCACCACTTCACCGGTGAAGGAGCCAGAACGAACGCTGTTGTCGCTCGAACGCCACACCTTGAACAGGGTGTCGATGGCGGACTTCATCAGGTTCTCAGTGTCGTAGGTCTTGGTGTGACCGAACTTGATGTCAACGTGGCACGGACGACGCTTGTCGAGCCAACGCGGGCGACCTGGAATGAAGGACTCAAACACTTCACGCCATTCGTTGTACTCAGCGGTACGACGCAGCGGGCGGTTCGCACCGAACGAGGTCGCTTCGTACATTGCGTTGTGAGAGATACCGTGTACCGGAACGCGAATGCGGATGTGGTTACGAGATTCACGACGGGTCGGTGCCGCCGGCGCCGGGGACGCTACGACTGGAGCTGCAGGGATAGCACGGCGGGCAGCCTGACGCTTATCTTCTGGCAGCGTGGCGATCAGAGCTACGGCGTTCGCTTCAGCGATAGCGTAGTTCTTCTCACGTGGATCAGCACCCTCTTTGGCGTACTCGATAACCGCGGTCGACAGCAGTGGGCGAACCACACGGCGAACCCAGTCACGGAAGCGGCCAGTCAGAGCATACATTTCGAATACATCGTTAAGGTCAACATAAGCGTGGCGACGTCCAGGGATGTGAAAAGTTTGTGGCAACATGTAAGATTCTCCTCTTGTTGCCACAAGTATATGCTTAAATTCCCGCCATGTAAAGGGAATAGCAGAAAATGATTGCCAGGTAAGTCAAATTGTGCAGTAGCTGGTCGAGCCCCAGGTAGTTCCAGAACTTCCGGGATCCGAACTCGGCGGATGTTCGTTGAGCTTTCCAGTAGTCGATGGCCCAGTGAGCACCGAAATCGATCAAGCCCATGAGGAGAGCGAACCCGGGATCGGCGGCGACGGTCATGAAGAGGACGATCATATAGGTGAACCAACCGTGCAGGGCTGCGTGGGCGGTGAGCGGGAAGGCCCAGCCTTTCTTAGCAGCTTTCTGAAGCATCCATTGAGATTGAAGCGGGTAGTCACACGCGAAGTGCTTGATGAAGAGTAAGGCGAGCAGTAGATACATGTTGAGTCTCCAGTAAAAACTAAGGCCCCGGAGGGCCTAAGAACCCCCGCAGGGGTTTTTAACAAGGAGAACAACATTCATGATTGACTACCTTATTTTACACGAAGTGAGCGTCGGAGCCAATCTCCCATGAATGCGTTCCTTCCCGGATACTGTACTACTGCGGGCACCGTACGTCAAGCGTTTGGACGTTTACCGCGGCCGGTTGCGAAGAGTCAGGAGCTCAAACGTTGTAACCGTTCAAACCCACCTCAAGACAGCCCTATAGCCCCTATAGACTCCCTATATTATTTATTTGTTAAAAAAGACATTCGTAATATATATAGTAGGACTCTACCTATAGATGTCTTAGGGTGACGTTTCAAAAGTTACAACGTTTGAATCGCCTCAAAGCCTTGATACACAAGGGTTTTTCTGTAACTTTTGGTGTAACGGAGGCTAAAAAATGGCGTATTTATGCCGTCCCGTAAACTTTTTTCAAAAAGGGCTTGCACTGAGCCTTTTCTTTCGATATGATCCCTGCATCGAGTTAACATACACAGGAGACAACTCATGAATAAGTCCGAACTGATTGCAAAAGTAGCTGAAGAACTGGAACTGCCAAAAACCCGCGTTGCTCAGGTAGCGAACGCTCTGTTCGACGGTATCGTCGGTCAGGTTGCTGCAGGTGAAACTGTTGGCATCACCGGTTTTGGTACCTTCTCCAGCCGTGATCGTGCAGAGCGTAATGGTCGCAACCCGCAGACCGGCGACGCACTGGTGATCGAAGCTCGTAAGGCTCCGCACTTCCGTAGCGGCCGCGGCTTCAAGTCTGCAGTCAACGCTTAATCGCGATGCTTACTAAAAAGGGACCTTCGGGTCCCTTTTCTTTTACACTTTCGCCAAGAAACAGCTCAGTGGCTTATCAAAACGTTCAGTGTAGCTACGCAGAATGAAGCGGGCATCTGACACTAAGTTATCTGCCAACAGACTTACATCCTTCACCATCCCCATCACTTCCATTTCACTCTGAGGAAGCTTACGGTTTCGGCCGATCCATGCACCGATCTCAAGCTCCAGAACCGAGATTACAGCCATCTCTGTACGAGTCAGATAGCGAGTCTTGCCTTCACGAGTCAGGATGTTTTTCTGCAAGTCGAGATCTTCTGCTCGTAAAGCTTCCGTCAGGATATGCCCGATGATGCGGCCGATGATTTCGTTCTGAGCAGGCGTCTCTGCAGTATGATCCAGCATGTTCTGCATAAAGTCTGCCGCCAACTCACCTGACGTGTGGTAGAAGCTCATCATGTTGTCTTCGATAGAGACACGAGGGTTGACCGCATATCCTTTAGCCCAGTAGTTATACAGAACGTCCACACACTCCAAACGATATAAGGCCAGCTTCTCTTGCAGATCTTCACGAACCTTTTTCGGATTGATAGAGAAGAGGTATGCAGGGATGGACTTAACCGGCATCACTAACATTTCCTGCTCTCTGCCACTACTGTCGTGCGTGGTCATATGACCACACGAATATATCGGGTCTTCAAGCTTGCGGTGCTGTGTTTTCCAGTCCAGTCCGAGATTTTCGACAAGGCGACGCATAGCGACACCAGGCTTACCATCCTCCATGTCCACTACATCCAATTTATCACCGTAGAAATCGATCTGCTTCATACAAACTCCAAATGTAAAACTCATGTTTCGGAAGGGAGCGACCCGAAGGCCGCTCCCAGTGTATTATTTCGCTTCCAGCACTTCGAACGCACGCTCACCGATCTTAGCCAGGTCATTCTCGATCTGCTCGTGCAGATACTGCAGAACTTCGCCAACCGGCTGCTCTTCCTGGATAACCAGGTCGATCAGACGCACCGCAGAGCGCTCCATAGCGGCCAGCAGGTAAGAGTCGTAACCGTAGAACTTGGTGTCGACTTCTTCGGTTTCCGCCTTCATCGGGCCACGACCCAGACGGTCCCAGCAGAAGCAGATCAGAGAGTGATACGCATCGTCTTCGTCCAGAGTCACGCCGGACGCTGTCGCGTAGGAGCACAGACGTTTCACTGCTTCGACCAGAGCCGGACGGGACAGCTTACGGGCGTCACGGTAGTTAACCGCTTCAGTGTTACCCATCTCCTGACGCAGGTTCAGCGCCACGCCTTTGTTCCAGTAGTCGTTCAGCACGTCCACGCACTCCAACTGGAAGAGTTCCAGACGGGCGGCGGCCACGGCGTCGATCTGAGAGGAGTCAACGGTGAACAGGAAGGCGTGCAGTTTGGTCAGCGGCAGCACCACTTCATCGATGGTTTCGCCCTGGTTGGTACGTACGGTCAGGCGCTGAGCACCGAAGCGACGGTCCGCTTTCAGGCGATCGAATTCAGGACCGAACGGCAGGCCAATCGCGTCAACGATAGTCTGCAGGGCTACCGTCGGGTTACCCTTGTCGTCGACCAGAACAGCTACAGTGGTGCCCAGAACGTTTACTTTGTGGATTTGTTGCAGAAGGAAATGAACAGACATGATGTCTCCTTGGTTGAAAAAATTAGGGGACGACAGTGTCCCCTTACATAACTCTTATACCGGCTTTTGGCCAGGTATTGACAGGCTCCACTCGTTCACTGCCTCGAGTAAGCCGGCGGCGATCTTGTGGAAGGCTGCGATCATATCGGTGTCCAGCGTGCTGATAACCTGCGTCGGAGACAGCTGGTCTTCTATCGCTTGGTTGAGATACCGTGCGATATAGTCTTCGGCCAGAGCCAGACGATACAGTGCGAAGCCATCCTGAGAATCCTCAGGTTTGATCACGAGCGACTGTGGGAAGAACTCACAGAGCAGGTTATTAACGCCGTATCGCAGGGTTTTGATCGAGTAATCCTCGCCCTGTTGCTCTGCGTACTCTGAGAATACCGCCAGCACTTTCTCCCGGTTAACCCGTGCCGCCCGCCACAGACTCGTGAGCCCCGCGAACGGTTGCCCGGCATTAGGGTTAATCGCCATGCCGTTGTGCCAATATGAATACAGCACGGCACAACACTCAGATTGATAACGTTTCAGGTTCTCCAGGACGTTCACACGGTCCTCCTGAATCTCGCCATCTTCCGTGATCACCTCTTGGGTGAACCACATCTGTTGGACATCCTTCTGGAGTCTTAGTGAGAACAGCCACGCGTTGAGCTTCGTGATCGGCACGACGACGAGCTCATGGGTGGTACCCTGATCTTCCACGTGCACGACCTGAGTCAGGAACTTTGTGTCGTAGATGGTTTGATACAGTAAGTCTTCTTTCTGGTGGCCAAGCCCGAGCTGGTCAATGATGTGGTTGATGACCACAGCCTCTTCTTCCCAGTCGGGGTACTTCAATACATAGATGAGACGGCCATGGAAATTGACCGCTCGTAGATCTTCAGGTTGATAGGGAATCATAAGTACCTCCAAGATACTTATACCATCGTCGGTCCGTCAGATTGACTGCTTATCCCGAGGGGAGGGTTGTTTTAGGTACGGGTAGGCCAGCTCGTAGTTGTCAATCGCCTCGGATATCCTGATCGTGAACCCGAGAGCGTTACCGTTCACGTCCCGTAAGTTTTCGAGCGCTCCGGGTACTGCCAGGGCGAGCTCCAGTTGACGCAAGCGAAGGTAAATCTCTAAGTGAACACTCATAATTCCTCCTAAAAGGAAGCCGAAGCTTCCCTGCGTTTACCACCCCCGAGATTCAATCCAAGGGGTGTCGTGCGAAGAGTTTGAATCGAACAGGGCGAACTCGATTTCCATATCCTTAGCGAAGTCATAGCCTTGTCCAGGCAGAACTTTGCGAAGAGCGGTGATGCGAGTAGTGAAGCGATCCGGCGTCGTGTGGTACTGACGTACGGTGATCATGCGAATGTGACGCCCGTCGACCGGTGCCTTGAACGCATTGCGTGAGACGTAGAAGTCCAGGCCATGGGCCAAGTCCTTCAAGTCCTCAAGCTGATCATCCCGAACCCAGACCTGGAGATGGGACTCGAAATACTGATTCGGCAGCGGTGTCATAGCAGACGGGTGCGTCAGGTCAGTCTCGACCTTCGTCCGGATGGCTCGGAACCCAAAGGTGCCCAAGACTAGCATCTGACGGGCCATCTCCGTGAACACGGCATTCTGATCGTCCGTCTGCATCTTGAAGGAGGTCATGACGTCAGTCAGTGGGTTCGCATCGATGATGATCGCCTTGACGCCGAGGTCCACACACACGCTCTTGAACTTCTCGAGCTGTTCAGGCTTCTCTGGATCGACCGGTACCGTGAGGTGGATCTCGTAGTTCATAGGAGCTCCACCTTGATGTCGATCTTGTTGACTTCGCGAGGTTCAACGTCCATGTCCAACTTGAAGATGCTCGCCCGGAGATCGGTAAGATCGAGGCACAGGGCGTCCTCGGTACCTTTATGAATCACGCGGTACACGCATCCGTCCTCCGGGAACTGGAAAAACTCGTTGACTTTCAGTGCGGTGAGGGCCTTTACCTCGGGACCGAGATTCACGTAGTCCGTGTTAACCTGCGTCATTTCTTCTCCTTAAATGCCAAAGTCTGGCAACGAGGGGTTTCAGAAGGGTTGGTCGAACAGACGACAACCTTATCGCTGAAACTGTCCACGATGGTAACCGTACTGTTCTGGCACTGCGTCACCGTCTTGCTGCCGTTATCCATTTGAATACAATAGTGCGTGTTCTTATCGTCAGCCCAAGCGTCCCACGCTAAGAGGCACAAGAAGATGACGAAGACAATCCAGAATGAGCGGGGCAGCATTATTCGAGCTCCAGTTCGAGTTTGAGAGATTTGACCTCTGCAGGTTTGATATTCACTTCGATTTGCATGGGAAATCCACAATTTGAATTTTCAGTTCGATGGCGTTGACGATGACCTCAAAAACAGGTTCGTGGAATTCCATCATGATTGTCTTCAAGTTACGAGTATTCAGGGTTGCCATCATATCGCCGTGCTTGAAGAGGCGTCGGTAGATCGGGCCATCATGGCTCTTGCGGAAGAAGTCATACTCCTTCAGAGAGTCCAGACGAACCGGACCCTCCGATACCGGTTTGTGTTGAACGAAAGAATGCATATCCATTAGAAATTCCAAGGCCGGATGTGTTCTTCCAGGCCATCCTGAATGTTTTGAAGGGCAGTCCCGAAGTCTTGACCGTTCTCGATACAGAAGCGGAGGACGTCCAGGGACAGTGAGAGTGCTAATGCCAAGAGGTCGAGCTCCCGGGAATCCAGGGCATCCGTTGGCTTCGGCCGATCGGCCACCGCTCGGATACACAGGTCGAACACAGCGCCCGCGTCACCGTCCAGGGGTTTAACCGCCTGGGTTACCTGATAGCGACGCTGTCCGATGATCAATCGGCCCCAGTCTAAAGGATTGCTGACCGCCTCCGACTTCTCAAGGCGAGACCAGTGACGGTCTGCCTCGATAGCGAAGCGCTGGCGATAGAACTGCAGGTTGCCGGCGGCATCCGGACGGAGTTTGTTGATCGGTACTGAGTAAAGGTAGTCGTTGACGAGATCGAGCGGGCAGAAGAGCGACTTCTGTTTGTATCCGTTCAGATACGTGAAGTCGAACGTTAAGTGAAGAGCCTCGATAAGAGGCCCGTCGTTCTGCAACCGGTCACTCTCTTCGATGAGCGGTAGGCCAATCTGTTCGATCAGACTACGCATGTCAACGAAGACCGTACTTCCTGTTTCGTCCAGGAAGGTCACGACGCCGGGTCCGCCGTCAATGCTGACGTGCTCGCCGCGGCGGAAGGTTTGCGATTTCATTATCCAGCCTTAGGTACACAAATGGTGAGAATATCGTATCCGCCAAGCCCGGCCTTCTTGACGGTAGCCCGTTTGAGTAACTCCTCGCAGGACGCACCGTCAGGATAGGTACCGACGTTCATCGGACGTTCGGCGAACTGCACAGTATTCGCATGCAGAGCGACGCCAATAGCTTGCCAATCAGAGGTCGGCTTCACGCCCGGTGCACCCGGTACGGTCGGTTGACACTCCAGTTCGACATTTTGATTCCCGGTGCCCGAGAAGGCGACACGAGAGATTGCTGAGTTGCAGGCCATTTCATTCGGATAATCATAGCCGAATTTAGCCTCGGCGCCGTTCAGCACGATAGTAAATACTAGTGCAGTAATCATGATGTTTCTCCTGTGGTTTACAACTTACTTATACCACCGTTACGCCATTCTTTGAGAACGTCAGGAAGTGCTTTTTGATCGCATCATGGTTCTGTTCGCCCGGATACCCGAACGGGTTGGACTGCACGGTGCACGCCTTCCCGTTATCCCATTCGACGGTATAGTTCGCCCGATCATGGATGTGCCCGTGAATCCAGAGCTCCGGGTAGACACCCTTGCGTTCACACCAGTCGTAGAGGTCGTTGGAGTACGCCTTGTTCATCTTGGCGCCTTCCATGTATTCCGGCATCCGGTATTGCTTCGGTGTCGACTCTCGGAACGGAGCGTGATGGGTCACGACCACGAGACGCCAACCCTCCGGCAGGTCCTTAGACTGTTCCACGAGGGAGGTGCGGGCCCGGTCATTCATCACGACCGTATCCTCCGGCTCGAGCAGCACACCACCTGACGGACGCTGGAAGTAGATCTGACGGTAATCGTTCATGCGACGCTTCGCCACGGAGATCGCCAGCGGGTCACCCTGGAAGTCAGTCCAGAACGTCGAGCCCCACACGCGAATCTTCTGCTCGGTCAGGTCGACGAAGTTGTCCTCAAGGAGGTAAAAGAGCGGGTTGTCTTCAGCGAACTTGCCCAGTTCGTCCATCACTTTGTGGTACTCCCCGCGGTAGAACTCGTGGTTCCCGGGCACCATCAGGATTGGTTTACCGTGGGCAAGGATGCACTCGTAGATTTCCCGGCAGTTATCATCCACCCACTCCCCGACGTCGCCGGCGAAAATGAAGAGGTCGTAGTCCTCCGCAGACACACGGTCGAAGAACGGGGCGACGCTGTATTTCCAGAAGTCAGAGTGCAGATCAGAGCAATAGAAGACGCGAAGTTCAGGTTTCTTAAGGGTGAGTTCCATCATTTTCTCCGTAAAAAGCGGGGAGATCCCCGCTTGGTGTTACATCGCTGCCCGTGAGGACTGCATGTCTAGATTCAGCCGTTGAATCTGGTGTAGATACTCTGTCGGGGCCGGCGTACCTTCCAACCGAACTTCGGCAGCGTACAGGAGTGCTGAGAGTCGGCTAGTGATTGGTCCCCGCAGCAGGGGGTCCACTTCAGGCAACAGCACCTTAGCGACCCATACCGCAGATGTTACCAGAGATGACGCTACTTCAACAAGTTCCGGGGCAATCCCTGGGAAGCGACGCTCACCGATGAAGATACGACGCGCCAGGTAGATGATCTTGTGGTGATCTTCTAAGTAGGCCATGTAGAAGCCTGTCGTCGCCGGACCTTCAATACGGACGAAATCACGATCGACCGGGTTGAGACGTGCCATGTGGGTTTCGATGGTGGCCATTGCGTTACGGAAACGCAGGGCCTCATTCGGACGCAGTGCGTCGACCAGATACGCCACGGTCCCTTCTTTCAGGAGACCTTCACGTTTCAGGCGATGAACGATGCGAACCGGGCGGTTGCGGTGGAGGTTACGTTCGGCCCATTCAAGGACCTCCAGAACGGCTAGTGCCTTCGTATAGATATCGTACATTAGTGGTATTCCTCGTTAAATTCATTAAAGTTATCGGCAATGGTTTCCACCGCATACGTCATGGCGACGGCGACACCAGAGAAGAGTTGCTGCAATTTAGCCAATACCATCGGCACCAGATCGTCAGGCTCGATTTCCATAGGCCCGCTTAGGTACGACAGTAACAGCCCAGCAAAGCTCATCTCGATCGTCGTCAGTAAGTTAAGCTCCCATTGGGACAGATCGTCCCACTCAACATTACGTTCAAGACCCATGATTTGCATGAAGTGTGTGTAGAGATAGTCCATCGTGATCGGGCAATCCTTTCCCGATTGAATGGCATAATAGCGTTCGTAAATTACTAGCGCTTTATCAAGTACTTGCAATGCCTCCCTATTAGAGCCTCTAGAAGGGCCCTCAGGGACTTTTGATCTCGAGTCGAACCACACGTGCCAGTCACGGTAGATCTCCTCGTAGAACGCGTTGTAGACCCCTTCTAGCCCGTGTCTCTCGAGTAGAGCTGGGAGGTCTTCCAGGTTGATAATCCCAGACTGAATCGCTGGGTCCTTTAGTTCCGGTAAATGCTCTGCGAGCACCCACTTCTGGCCATCAGTGTCCAGGAGCGAATGCCACATCTTCGCGATAATCTTCATTCAGGCGCCGTGAAGGTTTGAGCCATCTCCCGTACCTGTTCGCCGATCATAAACACCTTCTCTTTCAGCTGAATCTGCAGGAAGAGCAGGATGTACTCCGGATCCATCTTCTCGTTGATGAACTGGTGAATGAGCCGACCTGCGGTGGTCTCCATGATGGAGAGTCCCCACGCTTCTGCTTCACTCATTTCCCGTCCGTCCATCTTCATGAGAAGCGGATCGTATTCACCCGTCTGCAGGAACTCGCAGAAGATCTCATAGAGCGAGTCTTCCACTTCGTCCACAGGATACTCTGCGTCGAGCCCCGTCTCAGTGTAATACCCACCGAGGGCGGTCAACGCTTCTTGCAGATGGATATGGGCGTAGGAGAGGAATCCGACGTCGCGGCTGATCCGGTCTGACAGGTGCAGACTCAGTTGGTTGATAACCACCGGATCTGCCTTGACGACCGCTAACCACGTGTTGAGATTCTGGATCGGGACAAGTACTCTACCCTCAAGGTCTACATAGCGGACATCAGGTCCATTCGGTAGACGCTTCAGGGAGAGTTTCAGGGAGTGCACCAGTGAATCCACTGATACCGCTCGGTTAATGCGTTTTGAGCCCGGCTCACGGTAAGTGAACAATTCGAACTCGCCGTAGTCACACGTAATTTTCATAATACTCCTCCATTACGTGTTACTTATACCAATTTTTGGGGTTTATAGGGACGACAAATCGTCTCGTTTATCCACCAGGGTCTCGGTATTCCCCCGTTGCACTTCCTCTACGATCGCCCGTTTGTTCCGCGGTACGGTCGAGAGACACAGACTGTCCGTGTGCTCACGCAGCTCCATGACGGAACGCTTGAGGAAACGGAAGTAAGCGTAGAAGCGGCCTAGCCAGATCAGCGTGAACGTCACTAAGAAGAGCGAATACATGCCGAAAGCACGTTCGAAGTAGAAGTCGAAGAGCACTTCCGCTGAGGCTAAAAAGAACGTTAACGAGAAGATCACCCAGGAGATTCCCGAGAAGGGGCCTCGGAAGGATGTGTCGAACTCGTCAGCCGAAGAGACCTGACACTTGAGGATTTTGTCAGTCATCCGTTCAACCATCGCTCCGGAGAGGTAGACGGCGGTCGGGATCAGCAGCATGCACACACCCGTGAGGATAGTGTTAATGGATTGTGCTCCATCCAGTATCGCCCAAAGAACGAGGGACATGGTCGAGGCACAGAGGAAGAAATAAGCGTAGATCTTTGACCGGAAGCCGAAATGCTGCAACTTTTTGGTCGAGACTACGATGTCGTTGGCGTACATAAGGTGTCTCCTGTTGTTAATTTGTTAAGAACGTCGGATCCTCTAAGGATTTTATAATTTTAGTTAGGGAAACCCTTCCGGAATGGTCCGAAAGGGCCTTTGTAACAATTACTTAAGAATAACGTTCTGCTTCACACCCTTGAAGTTGTAGTAGAACATGTCAAAAGATGAAAGGTCAGCCCAATCACCCGAGCCCAAATTCACCGGCCAATCCAACGATAACTGCCCCTTCAGGAGTTCGTACGCATCCTCTCCGCTGAGCGCTTTTGCTTGTTCCAGCAGGTTCGCCGTAGAGAGGCCTAGCGCCGGGTTGACCACCACGATGTCACACTCACCGGTGGCGAACTGGACGAAGAACTCATACTTATTGAAGTGGATGGGGCGAATACACGGCTCGCCGAGAACGATTTCACTGTACACGGACACGGATCTTATCTCCTGGTGATTGCTTCATGATTTCCGGATGCTCCGCCGCGAACTTCTGGACTTGCCAGAGTTGCCCGCAACCGCCGCCGATGTCGTCCTGGCCAGCCGGGTTGAACACGCGGGTGTCGTAGCCTTTAGCGACCAGACGTCCGGAGAAGTCCTGAACGAGGTCTAAGTGGCGAGCGACGGCGTCGGCATTCGTCTCGTCTTTCTCACAGATGACCGAGAGGGTGGCACACCAAACGTCTGGATCGAACAGGGCTTCTAACCGTTCGATGTCAGCATCGGAGGCATTCCCTGGGTGCACGCAGTAGTTGAAGAACGGACGACGCTTGGTCCGGAGGTAGAACTCCAGGCCCTTAGCCGCGATCTCTTCAAGGTTCAGCTTGGCCTTCATCGGGATCAGACGGTCGCGGGCTTCGTCAGTCGACTCGTGGACGGAGAACTGCAGGCCAATCTGCGGCAGACGCTCGGCGATGTCCATGAAGTCGATCCATCCCGACGTCTTCGGTCCGGAGGTCGAGATCAACAGGGCGGTACGAGGGTAGTTATCCGCCAGGAACAGCAGGGCACCGACCATTTCGTCCATGTTCAGCAGGGGTTCACCCATCGACATGAACATGATTTGCGAACGGATCACGTCGTTCAGCGGGACGTCAAACATGTCCAGCATGTACTGCACCTGGTTCACGATCTCATCGGCACGTAGATTACGGCCGAAGAACTTCCCGGTACCGCAGAAGGAGCAGCCCATCGGGCAGCCGGTCTGGGTTGACACACACATCACCGTACGGTCTTTGAACGTCGGGTACTGGTACAGCACGCTCTCCGCGATGGCGTCGTCGTTACGAAAGATGAACTTCATTACGTTCGGGTTACTGCCCGTCAGGACTTCTTGTTCTTTCCACATATTAACTCTCCAGATAGACAAGGCTTTTCATGCCGTGCCCATTATAGTAATAGAATTGGTAGCTCGCCAAGGAGGCCATGCCTGAATAGTGCAAGTCCGGTGGGAAGAGGCCCTCCCCAAACTTCTCGTAGCCCGGCAGCTTCGTGTACCCAGGGCCGCCTTCGGACTCCGGAACGGTATTGTCACACAGGTCCAGGAAGTTTGCACACTCGACGACATCCTCGTGAGCGACTTTGAGCTCTTCGTGAGTGGTACCGTCTGCATCACCGTGATCGAACTTCAACTCAACGACGACCTGGGAGACATACTTGGCAGGCACTTCACGTCCCACGCCCCATCCTTTATACATATTTGCTCCTAAAAAAGCCCCGAAGGGCTTTACGCAGTTTGGACCATGAAGAAGTCCGGTACGAAGATCGTCTGACGGGAGTTGTTCACGTTCACTGCATTGTGATTACCGCCGTCCTCGAGCGTCTTGATGTAGATCTGAGAGCCGATCCAGAAGCGGGCGCCATCAGCCAACTGAGAGAAAATCATGATTTATTACGCTCACGTTTGTTCCTTAGGTGGCCGATATAGATGCTCACCATAATGGCAGGAAAGATAAGGTAATCTCCACCCGGAATGAACAGGAGGAGAGCACAGACAACCATGGTAATGAAGAATTGCATTAGATCAGTCCGGCGTTGAAGAGCACCACCGTATTGAAGTTCTGGAAACGGGACGGTGTCTTAGCAATATCCTCCGGTTTCATCCATGAGGCCGGGCCTTCGTTCTCAAAGCCAGCTTCAGGGCCCACTTTGAGCTCGATCGGTACGACGCCAACATAGACGGAGACGATACAGCCTGACATGTTGATGTCCTGCATGTAACCGAGACCGTCAATCAGATCGACCTTCCGCACACCGGTTTCTTCTTCCAGTTCACGGTAGGCCGTTTCGAGAGTCATTTCACCGGCATCGGCCTTGCCACACGGCAGACCCAGCTGGCCATCCTTCGCACGGTGCGTCACGAGCACACGACCAGTGTCCTGGCAGTGAATCACGGAGAGCGACGCGTTCATACGGTAGGGCTTTTCTTCACGAGCGAGTTCAGCAGCAGCGGTGAGAATGTCTTTATTATCAGTTTGTTTTAACAGCATGGGGATTCCTTGGAGAAAGGCCCTCCGAAGAGGGCCGGGTAACTTACTCTGCGTCGAGAGCAGCCAGTTTCGCAGCGATCTGTTCTGGGGTCAGTGCTTCCAGGGCCTGATCGTTCTTACGGGCCAGCAGTTCCTGGAGTTTCTGACGCTCCACGGCGTTCGCCTGACGTTTGGTTGCCGCCGCAATCTCTTCCTGTTTCACACCGATGATGTGTTTCAGGATGTCCAGCTTGACCTGCAGGTCGTTACGACGAGGGTTAGAGTTGGTAGCCACGAAGGACTCTTCTTCGGTGCTCTTCAGCTCTTTGTTGATGCCCTTGGCCAGGGTATCCAGGTCAACGCCAACCTTAGAGGTCAGCGGGAGCTGCCAAAGCTGCTCGGTGGACAGTTCGCCCTTGATAGAAGGGAAACGGATTGCTTTACGAGTTGCGATTTCGAACAGATTCATGATCATTCCTTAGAATTTAATGTTGAACAGTTTGTTGAATTTCTGGCCGCCCACACGGACGATAACAGAGTCGGATTTAGTGGAGGAGAAACCGAGGCCGGACAGCTGCTCATCGGTAGGCTCACACTTGGTTTTGTTGCCGAGCACTTCGAAGACTTTGCCGAGGTTCGACAGTTCGTTACGAAGGAACTCGTTATAGATGCCGCGGGTTGGCTCATCGTTACGGCAGCCGTCCAGCAGGAAGAACCAGTGCTTGTTACCGGTTGCGGACTCACCCCAGTAGTTCGGAGAGAGCATCACAGTGGACACCGGTACGAAGCCTTCAGTTTTCACGCCCCACACATCCTGAGGCGCTTGGCCGCACGGCAGGTGATGCTTGATAGTGAAGGTATCACCACGTTTAGTCACCGTCGCCACGTGCACCCACTCTTTGGATTTCAGTGGACGATCCACTTCGTACTGGAAGATCTGACCAGCGAACTCGATCTCAGCACGGAAACCGCCTTCGGTAGGAGAACGCAGCTGCCAGTTGTGGATCTTGCACTCGTAGTCGCCATCTGGCATACGGCTCAGCGTTGGGAACGTGATGTTCTCAACCGGTACGTAGCCTGGCTCAGCGGGGTTAACGTAGTCAACGTCCTGAACGCCACCGGAGCCGTGGTGATTACGATGGTTCCAGCCAACACGCTGCTGGTTGCCGTAGTTGTCGTGGCACTTCTCAGTACCGTGACCGTTCCAGCCTGGCATGAACACGTGCAGGTCCATCAGTGAGGCGTTACGCTTGCCGTAGTTCCACTGATGAGTGAAGCGGAAGGCACCGGTAACTGAACCGCCACGGGACACGACCGCTTCACGCATAGAGGAGTCAGCGATGTTCCCCTTATAGGACCAGGCGAAGCCGTTATCCCACTTGAACAGCGGTGGGACGTCAGCGTGAACCGGAGCCGTGATGCTGGCCAGGTTCTTCTGCAGACCGTTCTTGAACAGAACGTCCAGCGTGCGGGCGTGAGGCAGAATCTGACCCATGAAGTCAGCGATAGAGATGTCTTCGGCAGCGTCTTCGTTCACCTTCGGACGGGCCACTTCGCCAGCCAGCAGGGATTCCAGACCACCCTTCATCTTCGACTGAGCTTCGTTAGATACCCACAGCACGTCGTTCACGTTCACGTCAGAGAGCTTCGCGTGGCGGCGTTCCAGAGACGGCTCGAGGCCCAGCTCGTTGATCGTTGCCATCGCCTGCTTGACCATACCCTGCGTGATCACGGCAGTTGGGCGCTTGTAGCCATCCATCTTGTGACCGTACGCGTGGCACGCATCTTCCAGGCTCTTCTCACCTTCGGACAGATCGATGATCAGTGTACCGATGGCGGTGTTACGCAGGCGGGCATACGGGAACGCGATGTTGTTCCAGATGTAGATGTTACGAGCACGTTCGTCCATCTCCAGGTACGCTGCCTGCACCTTTGCGAATTCCGCGATGTTCTTACGGAACTCTTCGCCACGGTACACGGCCTTAGAGTCGATCAGATCCAGGGCCAGCTCGAACGCTTCCGGCTTCAGGGTTTCCAGACCGCGTTTGAACATCTGTGCCGTGGTGTTCGGCTCACCGATGGTCTGCTCAACGTTCACCGAGAAGTGACGCTTAGCGATCGCCGCATGGAAGTGATTCCACGTCAGGACCTCACCGCTTTCCAGCGTTTCGTACGTCTCAATGTGACCCAGTTTGACTTCGTTGATGCGGAACAGGGAGTTCACGGTGCCAGCTTTGACACGCTTAGCCATGGCAGCGGCGACCACGTCATACGGATATTCCAGACCCGGCAGATCCCAAACGGTGGTCAGCTCGCCATTCTTGATGGTGACGACGTTACCAATACGACGGACGACGCTCTTATCATAGGATCCATCGTGTTCTGTACGCTGACGGAAGATCGGGTTGGTGCCTTCCGGGAAGGATGCCAGGTAGTAGTCCCAGAGTGCGTCACCGCCCACGTCCACACGGTACATCTCATTGGCGGACATGGAGTCCCACTGCTTAGCGAAAGCTGCAGCAAACGGCTTGAAGTTAAACATCGTACTTTCCTTATTTAATCATCGAACGGAGATAGTCCAGAACCCAAACGTTCGGGTACTGTGTAAGTTGAGTGTAGGTGATCCACTCACTGATTAGATTTATGATTCCTGCTATACCGAGAACTAAGACGATGACGGCCATGCCTGCACCCCATCCGTTTTGACACTCGGTCCAACGATCAAGTGCTCCTCTACAGATCTTATACCCGTACCACACCCAATAAAGGACACAGACGACGATCAGAGCGACGTACCAATACATCCATAGCACCGAACGGAAGGCGTTGTACTCTATGAGTTGGCGTACAAGATCCGGTACTTGACCGGTAACCCCGTCGATCGACTTAATGAGCGTGTCGATTAAACGGGACAGTGCTGCTTGAAGCTGTTCATTCATTTGTTAGAACTCCGCAGGTCTTGAATGACGTAGAGGACGGGATAGTGAGTCATCTTGTAACGATCCCACGATGCACTGGCCAAGATGATGATAGAAATGACGGCTGCCGCGAAGCAGAATTTAGCCCGACTCTCTGCAGCGTACTGACCGCGAGTGAAGAACGCCGAAATAAACCCAAAGATGCTCAACGGGAGGACGATGCCACACACCCACAGGACAATCGTGTTCGTGCTCATCGCCAGTTCGATATACTGACGGACAAACTCTCTGATCTGATCCATCGGAATGCCGGCCAAGGAGGCTAACTGCTGGGAATCGTTCATCAGTCGTCCTTCAGTTCTTCCCACGTCTCGCGATCGAGGTGGAGTTTGTTAGGGATTTTGCCGTCAGCGATGAGCTTCTCGATGACCGGGATGAGTTTGACGTTCTCGGTACCGTAGGCCAGCGAGACGTGCAGCTTCACTTCATCGTACGAGTGCTTGAACCCGCGGGCACGCAGCGCCAAGTGACGGGCTTTCAGTTCGGGGCACTCCAGCTGCAGCGCTACGGCTTCCCACTTAGAGCCTGGCTCCCCCATCCGCTCGACGCCCGTCACGGTAGCAATATACCGCGTGTCTTTCTTCACGCCAGGGTCGATCTCGGGATTCGACTTGTCGTACATTAGGGTCAAGTGCAGTTTCTCAAGCGGCATCAACTTCACGCCGAACGGTTTGACTGCTTTCTCGATCTTCTTCGCGTCGACTGGATCAACCAGTAACTTAGCGTAACCCTTTCCCATTTAAATCTCCGGTATTGCGTTCAGTAATGCTTTGAGTTCACGGAGTTCCTGAAGCAGGTACTCCCCATTCGTGTGAGAGGTATTGCAGAGAGGTCCGCAAATCGAGACACACCCCATGTGCATACGAAAGCGGATCTCGTGATACCAATCACCTTCGTTGATGACAGCGTTGATACCGACGTCTCTATTTACCTTTACGATTCCGTCTCTGTTTCGCATTGCGTTTAATCCTCGCAGCTCCACTCTTACCACGGCGATCCGCCCAGCTGTGCTCCTCTGGAACACGTCTTGGCAGCACTTGAACGTCTCCGAGGAAATCACCACGAGTCTTGATCTCAAGGACTTGACCGTCCTTCGTTAACTCATCGATAATGCCACGGATCGGGTCCGGGCCGGCCCCCAGGACGACAATCTTAGTTGGATCCATCCGGTACCTCCAGGAGGATTGTGTAGCCGTCCTTCCAGATCTGGTTAGCCGGAATCGGGAACGGGCAATTTCCGACTAAGAACATTGGCTCTTCATAGCGCCAGTCGTAGCGATGTCCGTGATCGTGGTCCACACCGGTGACCGTCAGGCGTTGCTCGGAAGTGATGGCTGAGTGAAGGCCGCTCGGACCGACGAGCTCTGCTTTCATCCCACGCCGCGGGAACGGATCAATGCCGAAAGCCGCTTTGAACTTCGCGAGCGTTACACCATCGAACTGCCACTGGCCGCCAGACCATCCGTCTTCATGACTAAAGCGTACCTTCATCGTCTTCTCCCTAGTTTCTTAGCACGTTTCTTACGGGATGCCCGACGGTCTTTGTTAGCACCGTACAGGCGGACCTTCCAAGGGGCGCTGTCTGGCGCCGCTTCGGCATCCGGGCCCATGGTTTCTGCGTTGGCGACGACCGAGCCCAGATTAGCCGTAACCAACGCCAGTAGGGCATAGCCCATTTTCTTCATAGCTTGAACCTCGTTTTCTTCTGGATGTCCTCATCCCACATGGTGATCTCCGTCACCACTGGCGGTTCGGTCACACCACGGGTCTTAAGCGTCACACCAACGTAGTAGTCGTCCCGGAGGTTCTCTCTGTGAGCTAAAGCTTTGAGGAACATAGTTCGGGTCGCCGCGATGGTTTTGGGTTCGGCATGCATGCGAGCGAAAGTTTCCGCTTGTGGGTCGTGAGGGGTTTTCATCAAAGATGAGATCTGCATAGCATCGATGCGGAGCGCCCGGAAGACTGAATAGCCTACCAGGTCGCTCCCAGCTTGCTCAGCGATCGCTCGGTGAATCTTCAAGAACAGTCGTTGAGAAGCTGACATTTAGATACTCACAGATTTCAAAGTGGTGTCCCCGTAAGGGAACGTTTCGATTTCGTACACATACGCAGGCTCTTCGATCAGTGCCATGACGAGGTGCTCTTCGTAGGCCATCTTGTCGCCACGGAAGAAGATCGCGGTAGAGGCACGAGCGTACTGCGGACCGTCCGGGCCCATGTTACCGGTGAACTCGCGGGTGCGACGGATCAGCTCTGAGCGAACCAGGAACTCCTCTGTTGGCGTCGTCGCGACGTGTTTGACGTACGAGTTGATTAACTGACGGTGGAAGATCTCTTCTTTTCTCATGATGATTTCCCGAAGCCTTTGATGGTGTTTTTCATTACGCCGGTACCGCGGACGGAGAAACCGGTGATGAGAGGAAGGTGCCATGGTGTATCGCGATAGCGCCAAGTGATTGTCTCGATCTTGAAGGCGCCATGAATGTCGTTATCGATCATCCAGTTAGCCGCTTCATTGAGAAGTTCAGAGGTCTTCCACTCAGTGGTCAGATTCTCTTCGCCGAACAGCTCACGGAACAGGAAGGAGTGATCTTCGCCGCGAACCGAAGTCTGTTCACGGATGTACTCATTCAGTTCACGGTTCGCCATATCATTGCGAAGCACCATGATGTTGCCCAGCATGCAGCGCTCGAGCGGCGGGCGACCGTCAGTCATCTCACTGAGTAACCGGGCCTGAAGATTGAATCGCAGCTGTTTAGTCGTCGTGCGAAAGATGTCCATACAAACTCCTTGATTGAAAGAGGGGAGTCTAGCTCCCCGTTACGTTATTCTTATACCCTCACTTCACGATGATGTTTACGACCTCCGGCAGCTCCGTGTAGTCCCGCGGCTGGCACAGAATCGAGAGCTCGGCTCCCGGTTCCTGAATCAGAGCGTCGACGGCGCCGGCGAAGAGCTTCATGGAGGTCGCCGGGGAGGCTGTATCACCGAACATCGTGGCGAAAACAATGACGTACTTCATGTCACCCTCGGTCGTTTCCAGGAGCTTGTCCTTGATCTCGTTCAGCGTGCGGTGATACACGAAGCGGAACGCCCCGTGCTCGGTCTGCTGCTCGGTCACCATCCGCATGATGCGGAAGAGTAAATGTTTACTGCCTTTTTCAAATGCACTCATGCTGCCATCCTCACTGCTTCCTGGAATTTGTCGCTGTTCGCCGCGGCGAGCATTGACATGATTTCTGCCTGGGTTGAAGTCGCGTAGACGGGCTCCACGTCACCCCAGTTCCAACCGATTTCACCATCGGCACCGATCGGGAAGTTCAACCAATCGAACACTTCCTGAGGCCAATCGTTCATGACGTAGTAGCCAAGCTTCACGGCTTCTTCCGCCCGGGCCAGCGGCACTTCGATTTCAATGGAGTCGTACACCGTACAGATGCACTGGCCGCCGATTTCCTTCATGCGACGGTTCAGTTCGGTGAACACCACGAGACCCAGCGTCGACGCCGGAGACTGAATCATCACGTTTTGAGCGTTACGTTTCGCCGCATTGAACGCCGCAGAGCCCTGGAACATAGGCAGCGTGCCATATTCCATTTTGCGTTGACCGAACGGGGTCACGACGAACTGGTTATCACCGGCCATAGCGTGGCAGTCGGCGATGAACGCTTTCACTCGAGGGTAGATGTTGAAGTAAGCGTCAACGATCTCCTGAGCTTCCGGCAGTTCGATGCCTAAGTCACGGGCGATGGAGTTAACGGTCGCACCGTACAGCAGGCCGAAGGTCACAGACTTGGCGCCCTGACGGTAGTTCTTGAACTTCTTGTGGTCTGGGTGATGGTGATCCTTAACGATGGCTACGAACTCGTCGTAGTCGATGTGGTAGATCATCGATGCTGTGTACGAGTGGAAGTCCTTGCCGGATACGCAAGCCTCGATCATCGTCTCGTCACCCGACAGGGCGGCCAGAATCTTAACCTCACAGGAGGAGAAGTCGAAGGCTAAGAAAATGTACCCGGGCTTTGAGGTGTACAGCTGACGGATGTTGTAGCCGTAGTAGCCTCGCGGCAGGTTCAAGAGGTTCGGTTCCGACGAGGAGATACGGTGAGAACTCGTACCGTGCAGGTTGTAGCTCGGATGCACACGGCCGTCGTGCTTGACCCAGTCCTCAACGTACGTCTTGATGAAGTTGCCGTGCATCGCCATGACGTCGTTACGCTTCTTGATCGCCTCGAGCCACGGGAGTTTGTGGATCTTGTTCAGAGCAATCAAGGCATCTCCGGAGGTGGAGTCGTCACCGTGTTTGGTCTGAATAGGCGCCTCGAAGCCCATCTCGCGGTACAGGAAGTCCTTCAGGACGACCGCGGAGGAGAGGTCAATGCGTTTGCCGATGGCAGTAAAGATCTGGTCCTCGGTCGCTGCCAAGTCCTCCACCATCCGTTTGTCCATCGCTCGGTTGCCTTCGATATCGTACTGCATCCCCACGATTTCCATGTCGCAAATGAACTCCAAGGCCTTGGTCTTGATGTCAATTTGCTCGGAAAAAACAGAGGGCGCCGTCGATACCGTCCGAACACCCTGTTGATACCAGGTGTAGCGGGGTTTATCCAGGAGCTTAGGCATCAAGGACGCCATGAGTTCCAGAGTCGCAACACAGTCGAGGCCGGCGTACGCGTTCAGAGCGTCATAGTCGTACCATTCGTATGTGAAGTTACTCGGCTTTTTCATTGGTCACCTTGAATTCGATCCCGTTAACGATCAGGTCATCGAGGTTGTTCTCGAATTGCTTCATGCTGCCGTAATTGAACCAGTGGTTGTCCGACTCAGCACCGGTCTCCCGGTAGAGCTCGAAGGAATCGCCAACTTGCAGGTTGTTCAGGCCGATGCAACGGACCTGTTTGGGAATCGCAGTAATTTCTACGTGCATATTTTCTCCTAAAAAAGCCCCGAAGGGCTTTGTGATTACACCATCAGGTTGATACCTGACAGGCGAACACCTTCGTTCAGTGACAGAAGGAAGTCCGCAGGGGTGAACGCTAAGTTCTTTGCAGAGTACGAATCGATGATGGTCTTGAGGTTGTCGCCGGCTGCCTGAGTCGGTTGCTTCTTGAGGAGCAACTGCTCGGACGCTGCCAGATCGAATTCACCGAGACCGGCTTTCTCTGGGGCAATCAGGGAGCGACGGTACGTAATCATCGCTTCACTGATGTCGACAATCATAGCACAGATCTCTTTGTCTTTCATGCTCGGAATGACCGAGGTCCGAATAGACTTCAGAGCGTGGTGAATGGAGTTCATGCGACACAGGAGTGCAGCAAACTCATCCGCGGGGATCTGCTTGTCCAGGTCCGTACGCAGCTCACGTTCCAGGTCATTCAGACCGCGTGACTGCAGGGCCATGATACGAGAACGGTTGTAGAGCATCTTCGCGTACACGATCACGCCGTCCGCACCGGTCTCTACCTCGATGAGTTCCTCATGGATCCCTTCGAGTGGGGCCAGCGTGCGTTCGATATGACCCAGGTCCGGGCTCATCGAGATATCCAGGTACGTCATAACCCCGTTGATTGCCGCCTTCTCTTCCTCGTTGAAGAAGTACAGACGTTCAATCAGTTTGCCCAGCGCCTCATGGAGTTTCCTTGGGGCGGAGTTCGGAGACATGGCAAACGGGTCCATTTCGTCCTTCGCGAGGATGTTCTTAATCGCGTAGTCGTCAGGCATTGGGGTGAAGAGATTGAGCTTCAGGTCGGACAGGTAGCCCATGTTGAAGTCCACGTATTTGTTGTACTGTTCGCGGTCGATAGCTTTGAGGTATTGAAGAATCATGATCAAAAGTCCTTGTGTGGTTTACACCTTACTTATACCCAAAGGACCCCTTTTTAATGATTAGCGGTGCTTATAGACCTAAAAAGATAATGAGCAATATACTACACAATAATAGCACTTTTGGCCATTAATGAGCAGTATATTACTCATTGGGCCATCCTTGGCCCTCCGATTGATTAGTGACGCTGATGAGCGATCAGGTCACGCACCATGTCACAGGTGTAGTCTTCGAGGAGCAGACCGTTGCGGTAACGCACAGACATCAGCTCTTCGCAACCGACCACCGGCTCGGCGTACTGGATGATCTCACCGAAGTTGTTCAGGTACAGGTAGCGTGGACCGAACTTCGAGGACTTGGTCGGGTCAGTCTTCGGCTTCTTGCCGATTGGACGACGACCTTTGTCATCACCGATTTCGCACGCCTTCATGGCATAGCGTTCAGTGTCGCGAACGACGTCCTGCAGGAGTGCACCGCCCATCCCGAAGCACATGTTCTCCAGGGAGAAGCCGGTGCCGACGACGGCCGCACAGATACGCTCGATGCTCTCTTCGTTGATGCCGTCACCGTAGATCATGCGGACCTTAGGATTCAGGACACGCTTGCCTTTGGAGTTGGTCGTACCGCCGAAGCGTTCCCACATCAGCTCGAGGACTTTGACCGACTCTTCTTCCGGCACGCCAGAATCCGGACGCAGAACCAGACGGGCCTTCATCGCCAGGACACGATCAAGGTTCGCCGTACCCCAGTGATCGCGTACGTTACGGTGAGCATCCGCAGAGTCAATGACCGACGCGAAGATGAAGCCGTCACCGAACATCTCGATCATGTGGTTGTTGAACGCGATCTCTTCTTCCGGCTCCAGACCAAAGGACGTGGCCGTGGAGTGCTCAGAGGCAGGGATCGTCATGCCGCCGGTGCCGCGTTCCTGGTGGTAGTAGATCCGCAGGCCGTCTACCGCTTCCATCGTGTCGGTACCGAGCTGACCGGTCAACAGGTGGGCCATACCGCCCAGCATCGCACCTTCATGGCCAGTCGCACCGCGGGCACCGAAGTCGTTCAACATCAGAGACATCGTCTCTTCGATTTCCACCGGTGTCAGGTCAGAGGATTCCAGCAGGTACTTGCGGATGGTCTTCTGAACGGCCAGAGAAACGGCACCAACGGTCGTCATGTACCACACGCCACGCAGCATCGCGGTCTCGAACGGGGACACGATCCACGCGAAGTCCGGGTGGGTCTCTTCGATGTAAGTCATCGGCACGCCAGGCGGCACGATACAGCCTTCCGGAAGCGCTTTGATCTCTACCGGCCAGCGGCCACCGAACTCGTTCACGATACGCTCGTAGCCGGCTTTGTTGAACGGAGCACCGTACTTAGCGTTCGCCGCGGCCTGATCGTCGATGTGACGCTGGGTCAGCGGACGCGTCATGAACTCCTTCAGGAACGGCTGGATGTAGAACGGAATGTCAACGTGCTTGGCACCGAAGCGGGCTTCGATGTAGGAGAGCAGGTGGTTCGTCTTCAGCGGATACTGCAGGAACTGGGAGAACTTGTAACCGTCCATCCAGGTCAGCGGGTTGAAGTTGATTTCGTTGAAGATACGGTTGAACGAAGTCGGCTGGCCGTGGAGTTCGATCATCATTTTCGCCTGGTGGCGGACATCTAAAACTTTCTTCATGTCTAACATAGTCGTTATCCTAAGTGAATTAAGGTTGGGTGCGAGGTATCAATGATCCACAGCACGAAGTTATAGCAGGCCATGACGAACAGGCCTGTCTTTCCGATAAGGCTGCTCAGAGAATCCGAGCGAGGGATCGCTAGCCAGATAAAGAGAGCGAACCAGAAGAGTTCACCGTGAGTCATAAAACCCCCAGAATCAGCAGAATAAAGAGTACCCAGAACCAGATCATTTACGCTCCAGAATCAGCTCGGGGTGCCCGACTTTAGTAAGGACACGTTCATAGTAGTCGACGAGGGAGTTTGACTGCTCGACGATGGCATCGGCTCGACGGGCAAGGTCGGCAAGATCTGCTGCAGTCTGTCCAGGAAGTCTGCATTGTGTTTCTGCAACAGACTTGGCGACGGCGGCGGGATGACCGGGCACGGCGGTGGTGGGACGTATCGGGACGTACATCCCGACAGAACCGTTAAGAAGAGAATTAGTGAGAGTTTGTGCACGTTGTTGGCCCTCCAGGACTCCTTTTTGGTACGCCGCATCGATCTTCCAGGCGTCTGTCGCCAGAGTCTGTTCGGTCGAGCGGGCTTGTTGCGTTTGTGTGATGGTCGCCCCGGCGTTCGATAGTTGGTCCTTCGTGTCCTGATGAGAGACGCCGAAAGAGTAGACCCCGTAAGTGTACGCACCGAACAAACCAATCGCTATCAGGTACTTAACAATCGGATTCATCTTCACCTCTGAGTTCCCGGACGTAATCCCGGGTAGCGACCTGGATGATGACGATATACTGGTCGTCACCACCATACAGCTTTCCGCAGGTCAGGCCACGGGAGTGGCCCTGAGAGTAGCCTTCACGGAAAGCTGCAGCGATGTGCTCTTCAAGCGTTTTCGCTGGCGGCACCGGTTCAAGCGTGATGTCCGCTCGGGTGGCAACCACCTGGAGACCCTCACGGTTACGAACGATGTAGCCGTTAGGTTCCCACGGTAGCTCTTCTCCCTGGACACGCGGATGACTCATGACCGTCACTTCCTCACCTGCATAGATATAAGGAAGCGTCAGACGTGGGTCTCCGATGTTCCGGGCAGCACGGGCTACCGTTCCTACGGGGATCAAGTCAGTCATTCTTCAACTCCGAGTAAGCCCGAAGTGCAGCGTACTGGAACTCGATCGGAATGACCTTGTTCAGTTTCTTCCACTCAGCGTCAAGCTTCTCCTTGTAGTCATACAGAGAGACTTCCAAGGTACGAAGCTGTTGATGGCCAGTGCAAGCCGGAATACCGAAGAGCACATTGGAGACCAAGTCTGAACGGTTATCGACACGACGGTACTGCATGTGTGTCTTGATAACGAATTCCAACTGAGCCTGCCCCATCTTAGAAAGTTCCGGCATGGCACGAAGAGCATTAACGACGGATTGGAACCATTCCGGTACCTCACGGTGATTGACGCCACTACCGACGTTGATCATGTGTTTAGCGAGTTCAGAGATAACCATTGGATTTCCTTCAGCTTTACGAAGTAAGTGAGAACGAACGAGGACGCACTGGTCGCCAATCAAAACATTGTAGTGATAGCTATTACCCTGAGCGACGACGTTTCGAATAACCCCGCGTTCACCCACGAGGTAGACCTGGAATACACCGTGGACAGTTGCGTTAAGCTGCACTTCATCTCCGGTCTTGAAGGCCTTACCACGGATCGCGTCCTGTGACACCTTATAGCGACCCTTGCCGTCGAAGAATACCGAGGCCGTCAGGTCGCCTTGTATTTCCACGAGTCGACCTACAGAGCCAGCGTCCACTTGTTTTTCACCCTCCCGCATGATCTCACGGACCAGGATGACGTCTTCACCAATTTCACCGATCATATCAACCTCGTGAGAAAACGAGACGGCGGATGATTTCAGCGTGATCTTCGAAGAGCGACTTGTCGGCCTTCAGGATTTCACCGAACGAGAACCAGCGGACCGCTTCAGCATCATCATCGGCACGCACCTTCGGACGCTTCGTTAAGCCCAGGTGATCCAGGTTAAAACGAGCGGCGTGTGTAATGACACGGCCACGCAGTGAACGGCCTGGGTTATCGAACACTTTGATTGGCTGCATGATACGCAGGAGATCTTCGTTCGCCACGGCGATACGTGTCTCTTCACGCAGTTCACGGATGATTGAGTCACGGATCCATTCTTTAGCGCCCAGGAATCCGCCTGGGAGTGCCCACAGGCCTTTACCCGGATGGTTCTTACGGCGAATCATCAGGATCGAGGAACGGTGAGTGACGACGGCGTCGGTGGTCACGAAGGTCACCGGATACGGTGCCATACCCCAGGACAGCTTCTCATCGGCGTACTGACCGTTCTCCGCCACCATGTTCATGTACTCTTCCGAGCGGATGTACTCTTCCAGGAATGGATGCATGGCTTTCGGCGAGTTCAGCTTCAGGTGGGTCATGTCCAAGGCACGCAGATCGCCAGAAGGTTTAGTGCCCAGGTGCTGGTTCAGTTCTGGATAATGTTCTTCCAGAATGCTAGCGACATCCTGGCAGAACGCTGCAGATTCAAACGGGGACAGGGGTTGCGTCAGCTTAAGCAGCTTGGCAATAAACTGAGGGTCCCGGGCCGGCAGGCGATCGAAGAGCTCTTTACGGAAGTCGGTGGCATTCAGGCCGCGGTCGTTCGGGGCATTGTAGAAGGCCCACTGCGGGAACATCTGCAGGTAGTATGAGGAGGCATCTTTCTCATGGCCAACCAGAACAATGTCTTCGTCACGGATCAACTGACCGGTTTCGCCGATCTGGTTCTCCGCGTAGGTCTGGACGGCGTTGATCACGTTGGCAATCCACTGGTCTTCCAGATAGTCATCCGGAAGTGGCAGGACGCCGACGCGGGAATTCAGAGCGTCAGTGATCCCGGCTTCCTTCAGGGCGCCGTAGACGATCTTCTCACGCTGTTGGTAGTTAAAAGGATTGCTTGGGGACGGTGCCTTATCGGACGAGCCGACGAGGACGAGAATCTGTTCTGCCTTCTTGGCAGCTTCATTGAACAGGTGAATATGGCCATTGTGCAGGAATTGCATGCGGCCGATAACTACAGCTAATTTGTATTGCTTCATCGTATGGTTCTCCAAAACGAGGGTGAAGTGGGTGTCGGTCCTCCGATCACCCAAGGAAAGTTTACTCTGTTACTTCAGGTGGTGTCAACCACGAAATGGTCACGTAGCCATAATCCCGTTGATCACCGCTGGTTGGTTCCTGCAGCGTATAGCCGGCAGCACGCAACATTTCGAGCAGGGCCGACTTGGCACCCGCACTCTTACCGTTCACGGAGACCATCACGGAATAATCCCCACGTTTCACGGCGTCGGAGATCTTGCCCATGACCATGTCTTCGAGTTCCGAGAACTGGTGAGCTATCGTGTCTTGTGTTTGTTGGCGAGCTTGACTGGCGTCCATTACTTTCTCCATGAGATCTTGATTTTGTTGTTCTCGATGATTTCAACCTTGTAACCCAAGGCTTCGAGCTTCTTAGTGACACTCTCTTGCACGTCCGGGTTGGAGTGCATATCGTCGACGGTGAACGTTAAGGCCTGACGGGCCGCGTATTCGATAAAATCAAGGATATTATCGATGGCGTTATTCACAACGTCGTCTTGGGATTGACGCACGAGAGCCATTGCGTCGGCAGCTTGCAGTTTGGTCATTACTTTCTCCAAAATTTCCACCATGGGATTACTTCAATATCGCGTACGACTTTACGGGGATACCATGAGACGGTGTAGCCGGAGTGCAGATAGTCTCCGTCCAGACCGTAAGCGGTATACTCCTTCTTCACTTCATACCCGGAATTTTTCAGGAAAATGATGACTTCGGTCTGGACACCGGCCTCATACTCCATGATTTTCCGGATGCCAGTCTCGAAACGGTGCATCTCAATGGCCACCTCGAGCTCGCCTTTCGTTTCCCGGATGCATTTGTCGACTAAAGGCTGGAGGGCATCAGCCGTGAGGTCCGCCGCTTGGCGGGCATTCGGAAAGGTCGTGGTCGAACGCCACTGAATGTGGGTCGAGTCGAAGGAGCAGAACACCTTGAAACCTAAGCGACGAAGCCGCTCGACAAACTCATCGGCGTTCTCATCATGATTCTCTCCAACGAAGAGCTCATGGATCGGCGGGATGGTAATCGAGTTGTCTTCGTCGTTAAAGGAGGAATCGCTTTTGAAAATGGCCGCTAGGCGGCCGGGGTCAGCTGAACAGGTCCGGACGTAATCCAGTGCGTCGAACCCCATGATCATCAACTGGGAGGCGGTACTTCTCTCGGATGTATCCATGCGGGGACATCTCCACGAAGTCACCGACCTTCAGCGGGCCAGTGACGGGTTTAGCTCGAGGTGGCAGGAACGCCACCTCCTCGTAGTCGTTCTCGGGGATGAGAACAGCTTTAACTCGCAGCAGCTTCACAGGCTTTCTCCACTCGGATCTGCATGCCGTCCACGACCAGGTAATCCCCCGCGTCGAGCTTCACACCGCCGAAGAGCACACCGTTCGGCGTAGCCTGAAAGGCACTCTGGGCGTGCTGAAACCAATTCGGGATGCCGCGGCCGGCTTCGAAGTGAATACCGTCCGTATCCGCCCGGGAGACACGTACACGCGTTACCTCTGTGCAGAGGAAGGTCGTTCTACCGTCCTGCTCTGCCATAAAGTCTCCCACCTGGGGTTCGCCGATCAACTGCATGACCGGGCCGAGTTTCTCAATCGGGGTCCAGGTCTCTGGGTCTTTATTTACCATTTCAAATAACGCGTGCATCGTCTTCTCCTAGTCGTAGACAGCTTGTATTTCGTAACGTTTCTGTACCTGACGGACGTCGTTCTTTTGAATCTCGCCGTCCATAGTACGATTAATGGTAATCCGCAGGTACTGATCCGTCAACTTATGTCGAAGGACGAAGCGCTGCTGATCTAACTGGTGAAGCTTATGCCAATTGTATGCACGGACGAGATCGAACTCATCCTCCGGATAATCATCCGGGTCTGCGAAGGCGAGAGTCTCGCGAAAGCGATGCATTTCCTCAGAGGTGAACTCTTTGAAGTCGCTGAAGGACAACTGGTCGATCTTCTTATAGAGATCTGCCAGGTTCTGACTGAACGGCATTTAATCCTGCCTTGAGGTAGAGATTGAAGAAACGAGCGGGGTAGAGCCGCCCACCGTGATAGAAGCCATCGATTCGAAGCGCCCCCGCCATCCTTCGAGCATGGCAGACGGTCACCGGGTGACCTGCCACGTCGAGAGAGACCATCACCAACAGCTTAGTGCCGTTGATCGACACGAAGATGTGGTGAACAGTCTCCTTCACGATGAAGTTCCAGCGGAGGCACTCGGCCTCCACCGGAAGGGGGAACTTACGGTGATACCAATCGATGTACTGTTCGTACAGTCTGATCAGTCGCCGCATCCGCCACCGCCACTGTCGTAGCTGCCACCGGAATCCCCGGACCAGGAAGAGCTGGAGTGGTGAGAATCGTGGCTTGAATGGGACGAATAGCTCGGAGTGGAGCACACGTCGTCATTACGAGAGTGGTGACTACTGCGATGAGAAGAGTCATCCCAGTTGTTCATCAGCGATTGCGTTACCATAGCCTGGGTCAGGTAGTCTGGCTCAGAGCGGTGGTGTGTCACGGACGAACCCATGGAGCGGGAGTGTGACATCGAACGGGAAGGTGTGGACAGGCGGCCTGACTTTCTGTCACGCAGCATCACTTCCGGACGGCTCGCCGGCTGAGGGCGGGCTTTCGGCAGGTCGTCTGCGTTGAAGCGAGGAAGCTTACTCGTATCCGGCAGAGGCTCGACACGACGGTCTACCTTGGTGGCCAGAGTAGAGGATACTTCTTTCACCTTCTTACGCTTGTCGATGACTTCCTGCACACGCAGGTCCAGGCGAGCAGCCTTTAACTCCCCGAACACAGCGATCAGCTTATCCGTGTCGTCCATGTTCACGGCACGCAGCACGTCACGGTACAGGTGCGGGGACAGGTAGTGTGCGTACTCGATCAGCACCGCCGCCTTCGCCCAGGACTTCTTGAAGAACCACCCACGGCGAGAAATGTCGCGTGTACGATTCTCAGACTGAGCCCATCCCCACGGCTCCAGGCGGATCCCGCCCAAAGTGGTCAGACGGAACAGGTCCGTCAGGTTGTAGTACAGCCCATCCGTGCGGATGAACTCCTTGCCACTAATCTGAAGTTTCTTCATCTTCTTCCTCTTCTTTATCACCTTTCTCGAGCTTCACGAGACGTTTCATCTCTTCGGCGTCGAGCGTTTCATCGAGGAGCCCTTCATAGCCGCCCAGACCGAGACCTGGGACGTGGTCCCACATCGCGGCTTTCAGACCGTAGTTCCCCTGAATTCCAGAGTTCAGTGAGTGAATCATCAGCATGGTGTCGAAGATACGACCGCCAGGACGATCACCGGTAGTGACAGTACAGTACAGAACGTCAAACTTCACGTTGTGTCCGACTTTAGCACGCTGTGAGAGTAACACGGCCCGCACGAGAAGCCAAGCCTCTTTCGGATCGTAGAATACCTGATCTTTGTGCCACAGCGGGACAACGAACGCTTGTACCTTCCCGTCCGGACGACGGTACCCGAATTGGCAGGTCAGGATGCGGGCATCCGGCGCCCACGGGTCCAGACCGGTCGTCTCCAAGTCCCACGAGATGACTTGGTTCGGCGGCAGCTTCATCAGAACGTCGACAATATCCTTCACGTGCTCAAGCTTCGAGCACACGAAGACTTGGTCAGCGATGATCCTCTCCACGTTCTCCCGCAGCCCACCTACCTGGATCTTCCCTTCGAGGATCCAGCGGATCTTAGTCAGGTCGTTCAGGATGACACCCGTGAAGTCGGCACCGTACATCTTACCGGAGGCGTTCTGGCGGAGCATGTTCAGGACACGCACGTGCAGCGTCAGGACCACCGGTATTTCCGGCAGGCCATCGGCGTTCAGCATGTAGAACTCGCCGCGGTTGTTGTAGTTCGACGCCGTCAGACCGAGCGACTTAGTGACCTCCGTCGACATCGACACGATCGCCCTGGGCTTAGTCCGGCGAATCTCTTCCCAGAGATACGGCGTGCACCCCAGCATCTGCGTCTGTGTGATCTTCTTCTGCGTGTCACCCCAGCACTTGGTCAGGGAGAGCACCTTAAAGGTAAGATCCCGGCCGAAGGCCAAGCGAGCGAGCGAGCGGATTTGGGTCAAGTGCAGCTGGTTAACCTGGGCCGCCGTCTTCCACCCGTCAGCACCGGCACGGTGATCCTGGATGATAATGACGTCGACGTGATCGCCGTTGATGTCGGCCATCGACGGCTTCTTCAGGCCACACGGCATCCCACAGACTTTCTCACAGTACCGCGGCTGAATCTTGCTGAAGTCTTCCTGAGACAAGATAGCCTTTTTGACGGTAGGCGTGATCTTCGGTTGATCGTACAGCATATCCAAGTCCATGTCCTGGATCTTGGTACGCTTGGGTTTTGCTTCGGTGGTCCGGGTAGAACCCCGTAGCTTTGGCGAGTTTATAGCCATTAATTGCCTCTTTGACTTCTCGTTGAAAGTGGATCGAGATCCATTTGGCGTAGGCTGGGATGAGCTCCAACCGGACCCATATGATATCAAAATCCGTGTCCACTTTCACCTTCTTCGGCTTGTTCAGGAAGTGGAAAGAGCGTGACTTCAACCACCTGGACGGCGTGTTGTAATCCGGACGCCCTGACGCCCGGAACACATCATACAGCCTGAACCAGTCGCCCTGCTGCGTTACTCTGATTCCTCGGATGGTGAGCATTGGTTAGCCTCATAGACCTTATACCCGTAGGAGAGATCGTTCAGCGTCTGGTGCAGGTGACGCATAACGTCATTCGGAGACTGCGGCGTGCGGTTACGGTGCTGAACGAGACGACCATCCTCGGTCACCTTCCAGCCGCGGACCTTCACGCCCACCGGTACACGCCAGCCACGCGGGAAGTCGAGACGCGGCGGTTTGTGGAACAGGTTGATCGCACCCTCCGGCGCCGGGCGACGTTCGTGCAGCCCGATGTCACCATCCAGGGTCCAACCTACGGCGTCACCGTGAGAGGTGTGGATACGCTGGTACAGAGCGGTCTTCGCCCGGCGGGATTGGTGCAGAAGAGCGATTACCGCTTCCATTTCCTCACGGGTAAAGCAGTTCCACCCCTTACGCAGCTTCTCATTGATCGTGGTTTCTAAGCGTTGCTGGGTTTTATTTGGCCGGTTCTTCATTGGTTACTCCATTAGGGAAGTGGATGTAGAGGAGACGCAACTCACCGAGTGCCGTCTCCAGGATATTCATTAACTGATAACCGGTGAGATCGTTGAAGTGGGTGCCACACCACCACATACCATCACACGCCCGGGTATGGAAGTGCTCACCGGCGTGGAACTGGGTCTTACCATCATGCAACTTCCAGTCCGGTTTGATCTGCAGGAAGTCCGGACGGGCGAAGACTGCATGCTGGTAAGCCTGGGCAGTCAGTACACGGCCGTCGAGCAGCTGACGCTTAGTGGCTTTCGATAGCATCAAGTCGAAGCGGGTGTCCATGTAGCCCACCGGATCGGTGAACGCACGGCCCAGACGGGACTTAACGATGCTCAGGTTACGGTCGTGATCAGTGCCCCATTCACGGACCATCTTCAGCTCGGGGCCGTAGAACAGAGCATTCGGTTGGGCCTTCAGGAGCTGGAAGACTTCCCGGACGTTGTTACGCATCGGGCGACCCAGCATAGTCTTGTCACGCATGGATTGGACCAGAGCGGCGACGGCCTGGAAGGAGAACGGGTGGACATTCCCGGAGTCGACATCCGCAAGCACTTCTGCAACCGTCATCTCCTTGTTACACCATTCACCCAGCTTTTGGTGTTGCTTCTGCAGGTTCTCATAGCGAGCCTCTGCGATGTCAAAGGCGTACACAACCTGAGCCACTTCGAAGGAATTGAAGATGGGTGAATCCGAGGCCGCCACGTGCTTGCTCTGCTCACGCATCTGATCGATCGTACGAGACTGAGAGGCGGCCTCGAAGGCCTGGTGAGTCATTCCCTTCAGGATTTCAAGCTTAGCGTTCTGTTTCTCGATCCGTTCCAGAAGACCCTTCTCACGACGCTCGAGGTCTTCCCAACGTTCAGCAATCTCTAACAATTCCCCGGAAGTGAGATTCTCCCCGCGGGCCGCACGGTGGCGGAGTTCTTGTATATCCATGTCATCACCTAAATGAAAATGTCCCAGAAGGGACTCTGTACGTTACTATTGTTATACCAGCATTTACCCCGATTCGGGACCTTGGCGTACGAGCGAAAGCCCACCACGACGCTGAGAACGGTCACCGCAAACGTTGTAACCATACAAACTCACCTCAACACAGCCCCATAGCTCCCTAGGGTCCATATATTATTTATTTTTTAAAAAAAGACATTCGTAATATATATAGTAGGACTCTACCTATAGATGTCTTAGGGTGACGTTTGAAAGGTTACAACGTTTGGATGCTCTGAAAGCCGCATGGCGTAAGGGTTTGTGTGTAACTTTTGGTGTAACGGAGGGGTGAAAAACAGGTATGAAAAAGCCCACCGAAGTGGGCTCTGGGATTACTTACGAGTCGGTACTGCCTCGTAGTACTGCATTACGGTGTTGCTCGGGATGAATCCCTTGACCACCGCCTGCTTCAGGGCAGCGTCCGGTGAGTGAGCGTGGTAGATCTGGCTTTCCGGCTTCTTGCCGTAACGACCTTTCTTGGCCACACCGTCTTTGCCTTTCGGCATTACTGGACGAACTTCGTACTGCATTCCTGAGGACTTTTTCATTGCTCGATACCTAAGTAGTGGAAGATGTTGCTACTATAACGATATCGAGCAGGGGTGTCAAGCGTTAGAGTTCAATTTCTTTATGATGTATTGCGTTCTGGGCAATTCTCTTCGCTCGAGCAAAGAGACCGGAAAGCCCGCCGCCCTGAATCTGTCTTTCAGTCCTTGCTCGCGAGACCAAGCCCGGTACCCCGACAACTCGGACACCGGTTCGGTCCAGGTCGGATTGGAGCACAGATCTTTTGTACGGAGTGAAGTTTGAACCCAGCTTTCCGTCTTCAAGGAGGCTATCGTCGACGATAATCGTATCGCGATTGCCACTAGCCAATCTCTTACGGAGCGAGTAGAAAATGTGTTCATTAGGATCTCCTAACTTGACCTGGGCGCCGTGAGGCTGGACCTGGCCGTTGCTGATGATGTAGATATCGCGTGAGTTATTATTATCCGGAGCCCGGACTGCGATATTATCACCTTTTGTCAGGAGTCTTGCAACTACTCTCTCGGCGTACGGCCCGAGGTTCACCATCTGGTGCTTGAAGTCACCGTCCGGTTTGTACCCAGCGTGATCCTCCACGACACCCTGGCCGGCGAGCATGCGGCGAACGGTCTCGAGGCGGGTACGGGTATGGTTTCTCTCCCACACGGCCAGCGCCGCTTGGTCTAGGTCTAAGTTATCGATGTCTGTCCAGTTCATTGTTTTCCTCACTAAAAGAGAACGGTGTGTTCTCTTAGTTTAGGCTTACGGCTTTGGATACCAGCAGATACGCATATAACGGATTACCCGGTCACCCGTCTCGGAACTCGAAGACGTTCTCGAGGTGGTGTTCACGCTGTACCCCATCTTCTCAAGCTCTGCGACGACGAAGTAATCATACAGGTCGTGCAGATCATCCTGCATGTCATAGTCGATATAGAGTCGTCCTTCACTCGAGGCTTTCTGGATGTCGGTGAAGATCATAGTCATGAGAGATTTGGCAACGGCGAGACTGGCTTCACGGGCTTCATTGGCGGTCATTGAATTCTCCTTTGGTTGATACTTCTCTTATACCAGAACCGGGCTAAAAAACGGGGTCCAAGGAAGTGAGGCCCCGTGAACCGACTAGCGGTTCGAAAGTACTGCTATCTGCGAATTGTAGTCCATCGTGCCAGTGACGATGAATGCGGTAGAGATGAAGATTGCGAACAGAATTGCTTTTCCACGTGACATAAGATTTTCCCCTATTAGGTTTACACTTCTCTTATACCACGTGGATCAGCCGTTATTTAACGCGGGTGACGCGGCTTCCAGTAGATGGAGATGATACGACGAGACTCATCCTGGAAGTCACAGTTGAACCCCTGCATCTGCAGCGCCAAGACGGTGTTAGTACGCTCGATCATCGGGTAATCTTCAACCGAGTATTTTGCATTATGGGCACCAGACTTGGCATCCAGCAGCATTTGCTCAGTGACGTACTTATAAGCTTCCCCGGCAACGGCAACGTTAGCGGCGATCGATTGTTCACGGATTAGTGTTAACAGACTCACGGCTCTTTCTCCGGATTAACTCGAGCTTCATGTCGAGGTTCCATTTCGTTAGTTGATCAGAAAGGACGTTCAGCAGAATACAGCGCTCTGCGACGTCCGTCGTCTTGTCCAGCTCTGCAAGGACTTCCTCACAGAGCTTAGCGGCCTGTTCGACCTTATTCGTAGATACGCTCAACGATACCTCTCGCAAACTGTGGTTTACCCGAGTCGAGCCACCCCTGGAAGCGAGTCGTGAGTGGGAAGCCGACCAGTTTCTCCGGGTGCTTCATGATGTCATCCTTCATCCAGTCCGTTGCCTTCAAGGTGACCTCGAACTCCACACCCTCGTGCTCACAGACCGCCAGAGCATACCCTTCACGATCCGGGATAATGTCCTTCACCCGGAACTCCATCTCAAGGAAATCTTTCCACTTGATCAGGTCGTAGGAACGCTTGTTCTGGAACAGGTACGGCGAACCGAGAAGACGAATCATGATGCCTTCGTAGCCGCCAGCGATGAACCGATCCATGTACTCACGGACACGATCCGACGCAATCCGGAAATGCGGGACGACGAAGATACCGTTCGCACGGGCTTCCTCGTTGTCGTACATCTCCACGAGCATCGCCTTACGTTCTTCCACGGGGATACGGGGAATCGGTAAGTCGAAGAGGTGGTACTGCAGACGCGGCGTCAGGATTTCGTGAGGTTTGTTCACCAGTCCGTTCAGCGTACGCAGCGACACACCATGGATGTACATTTCGCCATCCACCGGACCTCGTCCACGCATATAATGGTGAATACGCTCAGGGATTGCTCGGAAGGCCTTGTGCCCACGGGACAGGAAGTCACGCTCCAGCCACTTCGCACGGATCCCATCAAGCTTCGGATCCACAATGACGACGTCCGGCAGGTTGACCCCGATCCGGCGTTTGGCCAGGTCGTGATAGTCCACCGCCAGCATCACACCGCGAGTCGCGTCTTGCACGCCGTCCGCTGAGTAGCCCTTACGGACCTTCTCGTTCCACTGAGACTGAGCCTCAGCTGCTGCTTGCGTCAGAGGAGTCGTCTCGTTCTTACGCCCGATGTTCTTCCCTTCACGGATGATCACCGAGTGTTCCTGCATTTTCCCGCCCTGTCGACCGTACTCAGTGCCGATCTCTGCAGTACCGTCGACTTTGCCACGATACCAGACCTTCCACTCCTGAGTGATCCCTTTGGAATCAGTCTTCAAGAGGGTTGATAGATATTGCTTCATAAATTCTCCTCCATGCTTTACTTATACCAGAAACTGAGCTACTATCATCCCATCTCTGTTGTGTTCAGACACCCCTCTTGACCCCGGATGGATTACCTCCTTGCCACCGGGGTCCTTTTTATCTGTCTTTCCACCAAAACGCGATAGTAGCCGCAAAGCCGATCGCCGCCAGCGACGCCAGGATTTCCTTACCCCAGCTGTCAACCATCCAGTAGGACGAGATGATCGCCACGTAGCTTCCGATCATGACGCCCCACTTTACGACGTTCCAGAGGACATTACGCGCCTTTGACACGCTTGCATCCCCAGAAGTGGAACCAAACCAGGATCCCGAAGATAACCACCGAGGCGGCACCCAGGCCGATACCGGTTTTCTCCCAGTGTACATAACGTGCCAGGTCACTGCCAAAAGCGAACAGGACGCCCCAGAACCATAAACATGCTGAGATTACTGATTTCATATCGCCACCGGTGCTTTAATGAATGGGCCTGATTGGTAGTTCAGGATCTGAATGTCATCGAAGGTGAACTCATCGATGTCCATCCGGTCTGCCAGACGGATGCCTGCCAGAGGGTACGTAGAGGCCTCTACGAGCGGCTCTGCGAGGTCCAAATGGTTCGAGTATAGGTGAGTGTCACCTGTGACGTGGACGAGCTCCAGGGCCGTGTGGTTCGTTACAGAGGCTACCATGTGTGTCAGCAGAGCGTAGGACGCAATGTTGAACGGTACGCCCAGGAAGACGTCAGCTGAACGCTGGTACAGCAGGCACGTCAGGAAGCGCTGACCATCGACCTCTTCCGAGAAGAACTGGAAGAAGGAGTGGCACGGCGGTAAAGCCATGTCGTCGATGTCACCAGGGTTCCATGCCGACACGATGATGCGACGGGAGTCAGGGTTAGTACGAAGCATCTCGATCGCCTGAGTCAGCTGGTCGATGTCTCGGGTCATCACGACGCGAGGGACCGGTCCGCCATCCAGCATGCCTTCAACTTCGTAGCCACGGTCTTCCAGTTCGAGACGACGTTCACCTTCAGCGTCACAAATCTTGGTGTCAGTCCAACGGCGCCACTGTTTACCGTAGATCGGGCCCAGCTCGCCGTTAGCGTCCGCCCACTCGTTCCAGATTCCGCAACCGAGTGTGTTGATATTCGTCTCCCCGCGGATGAACCAGAGGAGTTCGTGGATGATCGAACGGATGTTCGTCTTCTTGACGGTGACGATCGGCATCACCGGAGCTTCGTTCTGACGCAACGGGTAGCGACGCAACTCGCCGATGATGCTGACAGTCCCTGTGCCGGTACGATCTTCCTTACGGATACCGTCACAGAGGATGTCTTGGATAAGGCTTTGATACTGATACATATTAACCCTTGAATTTCAGTTGGACCACGTAGATGGCATGACCTTCATCATACGCATCGGACACTGCATCGATGGTTGCACCCATCGGGATGGCGAAGGAACCTTCCATGAGATCGAAGAAGGATTCCGGATGGTTGCCGCCCATGATGGACAGGCCTTCCGCGAGCAATCCGGAGCGGGACATACGCTGGCGGATCGTGTTCCGTGCAGGCAGGAACATCGGGACACCCTGAACCTTCATCACGTGGTTGAACGCAAGAACGCTTCGCCACATGTCGTGCTCATCGAGGCCCACTAAGAAATGCGGACGGACTGCCCAATCCGCGTTCTGCAACATGCAAAGGGCCTCAGCGGCCCAGTTGTCGGTATCGACATCGTCGAAACGCACCGGCATTCTCTCAGGAATTACAGTGAGTTCCGCCATGCATAGGCCTCCTGCATTTCCAGGGACTGACGGACACAGTCACCCAGCGCTTCGTGCTTCACGCCCCAGTCGATCTTTTTCTTACCGAAAACGAAGTTGCGGATCGACCGCACGTCGTGCTCGGTGTAGAACGGGATCGGCAGCGTGTAGTACTCACCTTTCTCGTCCTTACCGTACACGTCCTGGACCATATCTTCGAGGATACCGACGTCAAAGCGAGGGGAGCACGCGTAAATCGCCTCGGCACCTTCAGACTTCGCCCACGCCAGCCAGTCGTAGAAACGACGTACGGCGGTCTCGTAGTCAACACGCAACAGCTTATCACTGAAGACGCCCGCCTTCGCTTCTGCCGACTGTTCAGACCACCACTTGATCGTGCTTGGCGACTTAGAGCGGTGAGCCTGGCCCTGACTGTATTCGAACACGATGTTGATGTTCGGGGCAATCACGCGGTCGTTCGCATCGACCAGCTGCTGCTTACATCCTAGCGGCTCAAAAATAAGTCCCGCAAAGGACAGCACTACAGAGGAGGGGATTTTGTCGAGCGTTTCAGCGTCGATCATTACAGCTTTCTTCGGGATGTACGGTGTGTATTTCATCAAGTCCTCGTAGGGCCCCGAAGGGCCCGGTTAGTTAAAGGTTTTCGTTGGCTACCTGAGCGATCTGCTTAACGATCTCCGGTGCGGTAGCGAGGTCGAAGGCCAAGACCTTACGGACGTGGTTCGCCGGCCCCATACGGTGTGTCGTCTCTTTGACGTAATACTTTTCGTCCGTGACGGCGGTACGGATAGTTGACTTCGCGTGGCCCAAGTGGGTCATATCGCGGAAGATCGATTCCATCACGCCAGGCCACCACAGGAAGAGGTGAGTGCCGTCAGTGCAAACGTGCTCGGTCGTAATCGTCTCACGACGGTCAACCTGACAGGTCGCAATCTTGTTCCACAGTTCGTTAACGATATCGACTTCTTCCTGCATCGCCACGTCCTGGGAGATCTGGTTCATCATCCACGGCAGGTACTCTTCGCCCGGGAAGTACGTCTCCATGAAGCGCATCGCGAACCACCCCAGCACCTTCCAGATTTCTTTCGTACGAGAGCCGACGTCGGAACCCTTAGGCAGGTTGGCGTTGATGACCGCCTTCATTTCTTCCCAGTTTGCCTCGAGCTCAGCACGGTTAGTCCGGGTGGACTCCAGTACCCAATGATAGCCAAAGCGTGGGAAATATTCCACTTCTTCGGACAACCAGTTGTAGGCACGCTGAGACGCATCGGTAGACTTCATTGAAGAGGTCTTCAGGGACGCACAGCGGGATTGCATTGCCGCATCCGCAAAGGAGTCCTGGCCGCCGAAGCCGATGTTGCCACGCACCTTCTGCACCTTGACCACGCCTTGACGCGGTGTCCCGAGCGTACGCGGTGCACGGTTGAACATGCCACGCCACATCGGGTAATGCTCACGGGTCTTGAAGTCAGCACGAAGCTCATCGACGATGACCGGCAGGGACGAGTAGTACTCGACCTTACGCTGGAAACCGACGGTGGACTTCTCCAGAGCAGAGACGGTCATGTAACCCTTGTTGTGTTCGTACATATCGAACGTCGCCAAGAGCCACTGGAGGATCGTCGTCTTGCCTTTCCCGTGACGGCCCCAGAGCTGGAGCATCGGGAAGAAGTTCTGGGACTGGAAGATGACGTTCGAGAACGCGTTCGCCTGAGCCCACGCAAACAGGGTGCACGCTTCCTGAATCCCGACAATCTGAGCCAGACGGTGCAACACATCGCCTTGATACTCCATGAATTCGTCGTGAGACTTCATGTCATCGAGCAGCATCGGGATGTTGATAGCGTCGTCCTGATTGATCCCATCGTTCAAGATATCGGAGGAGATGGACTGCGGCATAATCCCCTGGTTCGGCTGAATCCAGAAGATACCCCGGGAGTCCGGCTCGTAGATTGCACCGGTCGCGTTGTTAATCATGATGTTACGGAAGATCCACATGTTCACTTCGCTGACGTAGCCGCAGTATTCAGGGATGATCACCGTACGCTCACGCTGAGTTGCCGCGATGTGCAGCCACAGGTTGTTCAGGTCAGTGTCGGAACCTTGGAAGATACCGTCACAGGAACGCGAGCAGAACTCACGGAACTGACGCAGGGAGGAGCGGGCAGCCGAGTTCAGGAAGACCGGACCAGAGCGATACCCGTCGTTACGGATGAATTCGATCTCACGGATACGCTCTCCACGGTGCAGATAGATGATTCGCATCTTCAACGTGAAGTTCGTCAGCTGGGTCAGTGTCTCTTTCGTATCACCGGTAGCAGACGTGAAAGACTTGAAGCCAAAGTAGCATCCGTCTTTTTCGATAACCTCGCCAGAACCAGTAACTTTAAGCTCCGCATTAGTAGCTTCATCGCGTGCAGGACGAGGAACCTCACCGACATCAAGCAGACGCTCAATAGGATTAAGCTCATCGTTACGGCGTCGCTGAATGTAGAGATCAATGTCATTGTCTTGCTCGGGAACTTTGTACTGGTGGATTTCGCCCTTGGCCCATGTCCACGTGTTCCGACGGTATTTATCCCCGGCTTCATCCGCGTCATAGAACGTGTGGACACGTTTATGCTTGAGTGCTTCTGCAATGAACTCGTACTGCAGCTTCGACGGTTGTCCGTTCAGGCACAGGATAGCGCCTTCCCAGCCCATCTCGTACAGAGAGATCATGTCGTTCTCGCCCTCGACGATCGCAACATCCTCGGCGTCCTTAAGGGAATCCTGACCCATCATGACGACGTCATTGAGCCAGTACTCTTTCTTAATCTGCCACGTCAGCTTCTCAGGCTCTTTGCCCGGCTTCGGTTTACCGGTATGCAGCGTCTTGAAGGTAAAACGAGAAGGTCGTCCATTGACGAACGCAGGGTAAATGAAGGATTCGCCCGGCAGTTTATCGTAGTACTTCCCGTTACGCTGAACGACCAACCCGGAGGCGATCATGTCATCGTACTCGAAGTCCTTCATCTTCAGGTGCTCGTGGAGCTTACCGTCAGACCAACCCACGCGGAAGTGCATCAGAGCATCTTCACGGTGACCGCGGTCTTGCTTCTGGTAATCGAGCGGTGTCTTACGCCCGAGAATCTCATAGAGCTTGGTCGTCAGCATCCCGTTGACGTAATACTCAAGGGCTTCCCAGTAAATCTTCTGGAGAACGCTCACCTCGAAGGCCAGACCGAGTTTGAAGTCTGCGTTAATCCGCAGGGCCGCCTCTTTGGCAGACTCTAAGTTCAGCGTACGGCGTACGAACTCAATGACGTCCGCAGGGCTCTCTTCGTGGATACACGCAGAAGAGAAACACTTAGCGAAACCGGCCGCGGGGTTTTTCTCATCAAAAACAATGTGGAAGGAACCGCTGCCACCGTGCCAGGGGCACTGGTCATCGTCCGGGACGAAATCGGTGGCACTGCGTTCCCGGAGAGGTACCTCCGGGCAATACTTTTCGTACGCGTCGGTAATGCTTACGCGTTCTTTGATTTCATTAAACATTCTTTTACGCCCTTGTTTGCTAATGCGTCTGCAGCTTCATTACCCGGATTGCCCGAGTGGCCCTTGACTTTATGGATACTGATTCGAGAAGCCAGTTTATCATAAAGCGGGATCAATTGCTGCCACAGTTCGCGGTTTTTCTTTACAGTCTTGAAATTCGTAGCCTTCCAGCCGGGCAGCCATTCGCCTAAGCCTTTGTACACGAGGTTGGAGTCAGTGTAGATGTTCGCGGTACACCCCAAGTGCTCAACGACTTTCAGGGCCGCCAGCATGGCCAGCATCTCCTGGATGTTGTTGGTCGTCATTAACTCACCGGCACACAGCCCGGGGTAGTCAAATTCGTGGAAGTGAACGCCCCAGCCACCGGGGCCGGGATTGCCCTTACAGGCGCCGTCTGCGTAGAGCTCCAAGTGCTTCGGAGCGAGGGTGGACAAATACTTAAGCTGCTCGGTAATGTTAATCATATAACCTCGAAATGTTGTCGGGTTCTCAAAAATCTTATACCTTAAAATACCGATATGTGGATTTAGGAGATCAAAATGAGTGATTTGACTGTTATCTCCGGGAATATGTTCATCTCACCTGGCCTCGTCAAGACGGGCGAACTTCCGGTGATGGATGCTGATATTTCCGATCTGGAGCATAAGGTAAGCCTTTTACTTCAAACTTACAACAACAAACTGTACGAACAAACGTCTTGGCCGTGGGCCGGTGTGACCGTTCCCTACGCTCAAAACCCCGCTAAGGGTCAACCTTGGGGCGCCAAACCGATCCCTGGCCTGTTGAAGTACGGAGAGCCGACCGGTGCGGCGACCGATGCAGATCACCTTCTTGCGGCGACGCCGGATGCGGTCCGTCAGGTTGCAGCGTATTTCACCGGAGCGCTCCCGGCCCAGCGTACGATTCAGGGGAAAGATCTCCGTAAGGACATCTGGATCAATGGTGAAGAAGTAGGCTCGCTGACCGGCGAACAGATTCTCGCTCTGATGGAAGCCCATCGCCTGCCTAAGGAGCTCCCCGGAACGGACTACGCCTACGTTCAGACGACCAAGACCTCCGCTAACGGTGCCGGCGGGCGGACTAAACCAATCGGACGCATTACTGCTCTGACTCAGACCTCGATCACGGCTGAGTACAAACAGTTCAAGGTCCTCGTGGATGGAGTGTGGAAATTACAATGAAAACTCTCGTAGACTTAGGTGGGATGAAGAACCCACGTCCGCTAGCCCTGAAGGCGGACATCGGTGGGTATTACACCCGACTGGATGCCGTTCAGGTGGCGATCAACGGTGTGGAGCTTGGCGTCCCACTGCTCTCGGATAAAGGCGGTCACATCAAGTGGGGTAACATCATCGGTAAACCCGCTGCCTCCTTGACCCAGGCCGGGGTCGTGACCCTTTCGAACACGCCGTCAACGGACAAGACCCGCGGTGCGACGCTCGCGTCCCTGCGTACGGCGAACTCTGATGGCTGGGGCTTTGTGCCGCAGGAACGTTGCATCAACGGGATTGCCCTGAAGGGTGATATCACGATGGTCGCTGACGATCTGTGGACCTTCACGAAGGCTGAAGTGGATGCCATGGCGGCAAAGGGTGCGAAGGTGAAAGCGGTACGTTTCGGCCCGCCGGTCCAGTCCGCTCTGAACGCCGTACCGTCCTCAAACTACATCACGTCCTTCGGTGGCCCAGGCCAGCCAGTCTGGTCTCGTCCGCTGCAGTTCCAGATTCGCCAAGAGGATGGTACACTGGTGTGGACTGACATCCGGAGAACAGCATGATTACTATCGTTACTGAAGGTGCCGTCGATCCGAAGTTCCTGACCGCTGATGACGTACAGCAAATGCGTTACGACATTCCGGTTAAGGACGCGAAGGTGGACGAGCTCATGGCCCAGCTGGCCAACAAAATGGGTATCGATGAGAAGGTGCCCTGGGAGAACGTCGATGACGTCGTGCAAGTAGACGCCGCAGCCGGCATCTCAGGCATCTCTAACGTCGAGTCCTTTGCCGACTCCCGCTCCCAGCAAGGTGCACCGTCGATCTGGATCATCAAGAAACTCTTGGCCCAGACGAAAGCGAACCCTTCCTGGAAGATCAACAACAAACCGCTGACGGCGAACATCACGTTCACCCCGGCGGACTTTAACATTTACGATGCAGCGACCATCCGTGCTAAGTTCTCCACACCGGCCACGCCGACTGTGGCAATGCGGCTAGGCACGGCTGTCGAGAAACCGATGGGTACCACAGAAATCGGCTCGGGGAACGTCCTCGTTGACGTCCGCTACGATGCCACTCTCGGTTGGCTCGGTGTGTTCGCCCCGCTGCAAGCTATCCTTCAAGATGGCACCGCACAAACCGTCGCGTTCTCGTAAAATAACGGCTATTACAGGAGAAACTCATGAACCAATTAACAGTGGTCGACCGCGGCGGGGTGAAACATCCCGAGATCCTGACGATCGATGAAGCTCAGAACCTTCTCGATCAGTACGGTGTCGGCGGTCAGGCCGTAAAGGTCCCTAACGGGGTCAACCTGCAGAAATTCCTCGGTCGTTGCACCGGTGGGTGGTATTACGATAACGCCGCCCTGTCCGGCACAACCGGTGGTCCGATCAAGGACATGGTTTACTACACCGTGATCAACGGCGGCATCCCGGGCAACCGTGCGATCGTTGCATCTTCTCACGGTAACAACCTGTGGATCGCTGAAGTGTACGGTGACGTGTTCCGTGGTTGGATCACCTTTGCCCGTCCGGACGACGTTCACAACTGGATTGATACGGCGATCGAAGCTCACGAGGCCAGCATTAACCACCCGTACGCGACAGAGATCCAGAAGGGTTTCATTGAAATTGCAACGGCAGCCGAAGCGATCACGAAGACGGAGAACACCCGAGCGATGACCTCACTGCGTACTCAGAACCTTCTGGATACGTACGGTATCGGCTCGATCTCTATTCGTATTCCGAACAACTCGAACCTGGCGTCGTACTTCAACAACAAGTCGTGCGGCTTCTACCACCTGGACGGGTCAACGGGTTACGGCTATACCGGCATCCCGACTGACGTACCGTTCTCCTGGGCAGAGATCATCTGTACCTCTCACGAAGCGACGAACTACCGTGGGCTGACCATGGTGACCGCTGAAGGGCGTATGTACACTGCAGCAATTTCTGCAGGTTCCTTCACGGGATGGCGTAAGAAGATCGAACTGGGCGACCTGCCGATTGCGTCAACGTCTCAGCAGGGTATCGTGCAGTTAACGGACAGCGTGTCCTCTACGTCAACCACGACGGCGGCGACGCCGAACTCCGTGAAGTCTGCGAACGACAACGCCAACACCCGTGTGCCTTCAACCCGTACGGTTAACGGCCTGGCCCTGTCTTCGAACATCAGCATCACGGCAGCCCTGGTTGGTGCCTATACGACGGCCCAGGTGGACTCACTGATCAACACCCGTGTACCGACCTCTCGTCGCGTGAACGGGATGACCTTGACCGGTGACATCAACATCGATGCTCACTCCGTCGGGACCTATACGGCAGCTGAAATTGATGCTAAAATTCAAGCCCAGACGATCTCGTTACGTCTCGGCCCAGAAGTGTCAATCGAGCGTTCAGCTCTCGGCCACGAAACCTTCGTGTACCGTGCCCCGGGCGTGAACGTGGTGACCGGCTTCTACATCTGGTCTAAGTCAGGTAACAACGACGAATTCCGTTGGATGTACTCTCGACCGATCCAGGTCTTCCAGAACGGAGCCTGGAGAGATATCGGGATCGCGTAATACTGCCCGCTTCGGCGGGCTTCAACTATCGGTGGAGCTCTATGAAATTAACGATTAAGACTGAAGCAAGCGTCGGAAACAACTACACTGTGAATCCTCTGCAGGGTGATGTTTTCGTGCTACCCCTTTCAGAGCCACTGACCACCATCGCTGTCGCTAACTCCGATCCGGGGACGAAGATCTCCCTGATCCTTAAGCAAACTGCACAAGGTCGTAAGGTTCAATGGGCGACGAACATTCAGTTCGCGTTCTTCCGTACACCGAAGCTTGCTTACGACGTGGGATATGCCGATGAGATCACTCTCTTCACCCTCGATGGCGTGAAGTGGATTGCCTCTTACGGAGCGGGGTGGTTCAATGCCTAATTTGCTACCGACTGTACAGGACGTAGTAAACCTGGCGATTGGCCATGAGCGGTTCCTTTTAAAGAACACCGGTCAAACCAACGATGCGTCGCAAGACCACTACGTCTTCAACCCGCAGAACGTCCTGGCGAACAACCGTCACCTGAAGTCTATCTCCCAGATGGAAGGTCAGCCTAACGGTGACGCCACCACGGAAGGCCAGTCCCTTCAGATCCTCGGCTACCTCTATATGTACCGCGGGACGAAGGAGCAGTACTGGTTAGACCGTGCGATCGCCATGTTCGACGCCTACGTGACACACTTCTATCAGGGCCAACCGATCCCGGACGACCCTGAGAATTCCCGTTGGCTGTGTAACTGGATCATCAACGGTAAGGAGCCGATGCTGGCCAACTGGCCAATCGACTTCGATTCCCCGACGCACTCCGGCTTCCTGGGCTCACCGATGACGTGGACCAACGGTCGTACACGGATTCCAACCGGCGCCCCTAACTGGGGTGAATACCTGGATAAAGCCACCTTCGCCTTCGACGGGGCTTTAGCATGGAACACGATCGTTGCGGACGTCCGTGCGGTTCTGCCTGACGGTTCCACTGATTGGAACACTAAGGGAACCAAGTGGGACGTGGACTGGGTGGTTGACTACCTGGGCCGTAAGGTCGACTGGGACGGGAACATCCTCGAAGCGGTGGCAACACTGCCGAAGGGTACCGTTCAGCTGAAAGACACGACCGTTAACGGCGTGCACAAGCTTTGCTATGCGAACTGCCAACCGGTAGAGCACGGCGGGTACCTGATTGGGCGTAACGAAGCGTGGCACAACCGTCCGCTCCGCGTACCGGTCACGAAGTTGGGTAACCTGGGTAACGCCGCCGACGCCGAACTGTGGTTCTGTGACGCAGCGTATCAGCTGTGGGACATCACCAAAGAGAAGCGTTACTACAACGCCTGGCGTGCGTCCTGGAAGATGTGCCTCGATTACTCGAACATCGATGCCTACGACAAGTTCTTCCGTCAGAGTACGTACGACCAGACGCCGTGGACCGACGGTATTTCTTACGACTACGGCTACCCGTCAACCCGTGTGGTGACGTACTCCCGTGACGCTCAGGGTTACATCGTTGCTCACATCGACCGTGCCGCACAGCACACGATGGAACAGCAGTCTGTTGCCTATGAGATCGATGACGCGGCCGAAATCCACATCAACGTGGGCGGTGTCGACATCAACGGTAAGCCACTGACGGTCACCGTCATGATGGAACTGGCGGATTCGAAGACCGGTACGGAAACGACCGGATGGAAGATCAACCTCCCGGACACCCCGGCAGACGGCTCTATCGCATCGTATACGATACCGATGACGTCGATGTCCCTGGCGAATAATCCGCAGGGCGACTTCATTATCGCCGATAATCGCGTGATGTCAGATTGGGGCAATGTAACACATAAGTTCCAGTTCGAAGACAACGTGTACGACACCCGCTCGGCTCAGACGTGTACGTCGACCGTGACGTCCGACGACGACGGCGTAATCATCGGGTTCTGGCTGACTGAAGCCGAAGCGGTGATCCCTTCCGAGATCGTCTACCGTACCGATGACAAGCACGAATGGATCATCGTGGTTACCGATGCCGATAACTGGCGTTGGCACTGGACGCTACCCCCTTCACGTATCTGGGACCACGCGGTACTGGATCCGAAGGACTTGCGTCTGAACGACTACCAAGCGGATGAGAACGGCCGTGAACGCCCTCTGAACCCGAAACTGGTTGCCGTTGATCAGATGAACATCGAAGTCGTGGACATGCTGGGTGACGCGACCGCAGACTTCTCTTGGTACTGCGTGAACGACATTCCGCCGACCTTCGCCGGTCACCACGCGTGGACGAACACTTTCAACATCACCGTAAAGGGTGAGGCTGAGTTCACCATGCGTCTGGGCGATTGCGACATGATCAACCCGAACTACAACCCGTTAGCGTACACCCCGGGTGTTATCCCGTTCTCGAACAACGCAACGGAAGGGATCGTGGAGTTCGACGGATGGCGTGGTCTGCCGTACCCTGGCTACCAGCACCCGTTCATCTACGTCCACGAGAAGGAAGACGAGCGTCTTAACAACATGATTAACTTCATGTATGATTCGCAGCAAGCGTACTTCCAGAAGTTCGGTGTGCTCGGCCCAGGCGCCGCAGCGTACGTGTGGAACCGTTGGGACAACATTAAGTACGGTACCGCTGACACCTTCACGTTCTACCACTGGGGTGATGGTCACCCGTGGGCCGGCTACCAGCCGCGTGCGTTCGCGTCCGCTGCCCGTGCTTGGCATGAGATGGTCCTGATCGGGAAAACCGTTCCGACTAAACTCATTCTGTACGTGGAGAACTGGGTAACGTGGCTGATTGGCTACGTACAGCAGTACGGTCAGTTCCCGACTGACTTCCCGAGCGAAGAGCTCCCGACACCGGTTCCGGATGACTTCACCGGACACATGACCGGTCTGTGGTTAGCAGGTCTGTCCTTTGCCGCACTCTGTGGTTCACCGATCGCGAAGCTCGATTGGATCATCGAGAAGGCTGTCAAAGAGCTGAACGACAACTACTACATCGGTGACGTCGGCGTCATGAACGGTTCCTGGTCTCCAGCGATTCGTACTGGCAACGAGAACAACACGAAGAACAACAGTATGTTCTTTGGCTTCTGGTCCGGGGAAATCCTGCGTGGTCTCGGGGTTTACCTGATGTATCGCCGCGGTGTCCCAGGCGAAGAAATGGACATTTTGGAGAGAACATTGAGCAACTTAACGCAAGTCGGTTCCGGTGGCGTAATCCGCCCGGACGTGACCCTGAAAGAAGACCTGACGGCCGTCGAGCAGACAGCGAACACAGCGAAAGATACCGCTGATGATACCGCTGAGCTTCTCGAGACGCGTGTTCCGGAAGGTCGTACGATCAACAACAAACCGCTGGATAAGGACTTAACGTTCACCCCGGCAGATCTGAACACGTACTCTCGTACCGAGATTGACGCGAAGATTGCTGCGATCGTGGCCGGCGGTTACAACCCTGTGCGTGTCAACGGATACCTGCTGGACAAGGACATCATCCTGTCTCCGGGTGACCTCGGAACGTACACGTCTGGCCAGATCGATAACCTCGTGAATGCCCGTGTGCCGAACACCCGTACCGTAAACGGTAAGGCACTGTCTTCAAACATCACGATCTCCGCAGCGGACGTCGGTGCAGTGGACCAGTCAGCGATCGATACCGCGGTGGCCGGACTCGTTCCGCAAACCCGTACCGTGAACGGCAAGGCGTTGAACAACAACATCGCTCTGACGGCAGCGGACGTCGGTGCCCTGGACCAATCGGCGATCGACGCAGCGGTAGCTGACCGTGTGCCAGTAACCCGTACCGTGAACGGTAAGCCTCTGAGCAACAACATCACGCTGGGCGTGGGTGACATCGATGTGTCCTCGCTGGTTCCGCGTACGTTCAAGATCAACGGCACGCCAATGACCGGTACGGAAATCACTATCGCCACTGGCGGCAGCGGTTACTCGAAGGCTGAGATCGACCAGATGCTGACTGCGTTCCTGGAAGTGGACAACATTTCCGGTATCGCGAAGAACCCTCAGATCGTGGATGCGGGAACTCTGGCTGAAGGTGCGGTAGGCTCTGGCTTCTTCCGTTACCAACCGGGTACCGATGAGCAGGGCGCTGCGACGGCCGTGACAGATGCTCCGGCGGGCTCGACCTCGGGTGACGTGTTCGTTATCTCGAAGGTTGATGCTACCGATCCAGACAACCCGGTCTACACCTCTTCGATGATCGCGATGCCGACCGAAGGTGGTCTGTACTACCGTCGTAACACCGGTGCGTGGACCAAGCTGATCGTTTCTGCAGATCTGGCGGATTACATCAAGAAGAACTCAACGGGTCTGGTTGATTCCCCTATCGTCATGGCGAACAACGTGGCAATCCGTGGGGAAGTGACCCCGGGCGGTGGCTGGAAGGATATCCTGAACATGACGCCAACCGGTGCCATGGAAGTGGGTTCTGGTTCAGCTCGTCTGTTCCTGTACTCTTCAGAAGATCCGTACGTCGAGATTGGCGGAACTGACTACAAGCTGTACTCAGAGCACTTCCCACCTCCGGCAGCGGCGGCATCAGGTCTGCTGAGAGTGACAGTGCTGACAGCATCTACGACGTTAACTACCTTAGCTCTAACCAAAAAGGTCATCGCTGAAGTCGTCGGTGGCGGTGGTGCAGGTGGTATTGCTTCCGGTTCCGCTTCAGGGGTATCGGCAGGTCAGGGTGGTGGAGCCGGTGCATATGCCCGTGTCATGATTGACGTACCGGGAACGCTAGGTCTTACTTGCGTGGTCGGAGCGGCAGGCTCTGGTGGTAGTGCAGGTGGGGCCAGTGCAATCACAGGTTACGTAACTGCTCAGGGTGGTAGTGCAGGGCAGAGTGTTACCATTGGAAACACAACGACGGCCTATTCAGAAACCCCTCCGGGTATCAACGGTGGTCTGGTCGTACCGGGCGCTTCACCTCCGACAACCATGACGATGCTCACCCGCTTGGATGGCGAACACGGTAATAACGGGGTTCTGTACGGGGCTTACGCTCGTGGCGGAATGGGGGCATGGTCTCCGTTCGGTGCAGGCGGTAAGGGTACTACGACGAACTCCGGAGGTGGTACTAACGCCTCAACCAACTCGTACGGTGCCGGCGGTGGCGGGGCGATGGGTCAGAACGGTAACACCACGACCTTCTCAGGAGGTAACGGTAGTGCAGGTGTGATCATCATTTGGGAGTACGCATAATGGTTGAGAACTATGCAGTAATCGAGAACGGTACGGTCATTAACGTGATCCTTTACGATGGGGCTGCAGAGCTCCATCTACCGGAGGGCCAAACCCTCCAACCTCTGGGCGATTCCGGAGCGTGGATCGGATGGAAGTACAATTCGAAGACGGCCTTTGAGGCGCCTTCCAGCTAAAAAAGAACCCCGGGAGACCGGGGTTTTTCTTTTAGAACAGCTTAATGGCTGCCTGGCGGATTGGCTCCAGGTCACCACACGTGTTCCGTTTGCCGGCTCGGCAAAGAGGTTTGAAGTTACAGTACGTGCACGCCGTGCCCTTCACTGGGAAGAACGCTTCAGCGTCCGTCACGGTTTTCACCGCAGTTTCGATCTTCTCGTCAAGCCATGCTGGCATTAACCGCTCAATGTGCTCACCCTTGGTGTATTTCCCCATGACGACCGCACCGGCTTCCATGAAGTGAATACCTGACTGCATGCCTCGAACCTGTTTGTGTCCGAAGTGATACAGAAGGTGATATGTTGAGAGTTGAGCCTGGTGATACTTCAGGCCGTAGGCCGGAGATCCCCCACGCTTGTGGTCAATAACCACGGCGTCACCATTGAGAAGTTGGATCGGAAGGTCAATAACACCTCGGAAGTACGCATCGTCAGCGAAGAATCCGGTGGGCTTGTAGTCACGCGTGATGGCGAGCTTAAGCTCCGGCTCGATGTAATCGATCGGATGGTTCTCTTCAAATACGCCCATACGACGGCGGAAGGCCTTGACGTTGTCATAGTGTTTCTCCACGAAGGCCCAACGCTCAGGGGTCACCGCGTCGATGTTCTCTGCACGCCCGATCTCTTCGGCTTCGGCGAAGGTGTGCCCTTCGAACATCAGCTCAAGGATTCGGTGCAGAGCGGTACCGGCGTTACGGTTCAGGACGTCGTCTGGATTCTCATCCCCGACGATCCCGAGCTTAACGCAGTACTGAAGGAAAAATTGGAGCGGGCACTTCTCGAGCGTCTTCAACTTCGAGACTGACCAAGCGCCGAAACCTGTCGTCGACAGATCGGTCACTAGCGGTACGCGTTCGAGTGCTGCTTCGAGTTCTTCTTGCTGGGTCATGGTTTCTCCTGGGTAGGCCTCATTGTAGCCTTTCCAGGCCTAAAAGAAAAGGGCCCCGAAGGGCCCTCGTGCTACACCTTATACGGTGTAGTTTGTTTCTTCGGACTGACCGGTGAACTCACCGTCACGCTGTTCGGTTGGAGCTTCAGGAGCAGCGAACTCGCCGCCTGCAAACTCACCGAACTCGTTGTCCATGCCGTTACCGCCGTACTGTACCAGCTTAACGATCTGGACTTTCTCCAGACGCAGGCTGATGCCAACACCGCTGGTCACCATGTGGTAAGGACGGATGGTCACTACCGCACGCAGTTCAGTACCGTTACCGATCTTCAGGGCAACGATCTGCTCTTTGGCCAGGTACTTACCGAAGGAGTCAACGACTGGGACGTTTTTCTCTTCAACGGCACCGGTTTTCTTGCTCAGGAAGGTCGCTGCGGTCTTCAGCTTAACGGTAACAGTACCGTCTTCCATTTCGCAGTCCAGCCACGGCTGGGTGTCAGAAAGCTTAACCTGCTTGGCTTTCTTACCTTTCTTCTTAGCTTCTTCGTCTTCGATTTCCTGATACAGAGGCAGGGCAGCCTCGGCAATACGTTTCATCTGGTCGAAGAACGGAGCCATGTACTCAGCGGTTGGACGCAGAGTAACTTTGTACTCACCTTCTGCTTTGAATTTGGTGTCTGGCTCTGCCAGGTGGAACCATTCGCCACGTGCTGGGCCGATAATAACGCGTTGTTCAAGAGCTGCGAGTTGTTCGAGTGCTGACATTTAGATTTCCTCTGTAGAAGTGTATTCGTGAGCTTCAATTATCGCTGAAAGCTCACCGTAAGTCAAGCCCCAAGTGTCCTGAATTCGTTGAGACACTCGACCTTCTTTGTACTCAGCAAGGTCCTTTGGGGATAAATAAATGTGGGATGATTTCTCCATCATAGTTATACCCTCCGTTAGGCGATTGTGGAATCCAGCACGGATACTTCGAGCTGAGATTCGGATTTGAACCCACCGCGTTTCTGGCCGGTAGACATGATGGCAGCCCCGATCAGGTCCAGTTTGTCTTTGTCCTGAGTGGGGTTGTTGGTCTGGATCACGAGGGTGACCAGTCCGTTGGATTTCTTCAGTACGTCGATCTTGATCATGGTGTCCTCAATTGACTTATCGGGCTACGGACGGTACTATACCTCGACTAACCAGGAGAACACAATGGGATTGACAAAATACTACGAGGAAATCTGCGAGCGCTATCCGATTCTGACGAAGGAACAGGAAGACGCACACCTGCAGGTCTACTTCTCTGCTACATCAACGAAGGCGGCTAAAGCACGGGCTCGTGATATTCTCATCTGCTCAAACCTGCGGTATGTGTTCAAGCGTGCCAAGAAATACTCCCGCGGCAACGTCGAACAGTTCGAAGACCTGATCGCTGCTGGCAACGAGGGTCTTCTAGCTGGTCTGGACAAATTCGATCCCCAGTCGGGCGTACGCTTACTGACATACGCCGGATGGTGGGTAATGCAGCGTCAACTCAAAGAGATGTCCCGCTGGCGTTTAGTGGCGCTGCCGGCTCAGAAACAACAATTAGCGACCAAGATCAAACGCTTCGTAGAGGAGCGAGACTCGGTGCCAACGCTGGCTGAACTCCGTGAAGAGTTCCCCAATGCGTCCGTCAAGGATCTGCGGGAACTGAGTAAGACCCAGTACATCACCTTCTATCTGGACAACATGAAGGATACCGACATGCCGATTGTCCACCCGATTGATCAGTTGGTGGACGAACTGGAAAATAATAGCCTTCTTACGGCTATTGACGCATTGCCCTACCCGGACAACCAAATCGTTAAGCTCGCCTACGGCATCATCGACGGGGTCGAAATGAAGCCGGCGGAGATCGTTAAGTCACTGGCCGATCCTAAGTACAATCAGGCGTACGTTAAGCGCTCCCTGAGTAAGAGCTTAGAATTACTGCGTGATACGATGGAAGACGGTTACGGGCAGACGGTTACTTCTGGGTACGAGGCGCCATCCAACCCTTTGGGGTATATCGAGAACGACCTATCCTGGTAATGGACGTGCTTCAAGTCCACTGAGATGTCGTCGCGAAGCTCAGTACAGATTGCAGCAGCTGCCAGGATGCGGGCTACACGGGAAGAAACGTCGAACTTACGCATAGCAAGGTTCGCTTTCTTCTCGATATCCTTTCTCTCGGCCCCGCTCTCCGGAACGATTTCCAGCTGACACTCTCTCACGTGAATCTTCATCTTCATCTCCGTTCGGGAAATAACCCCAATTCCAAATATTCATCAAAATCCCCTAAAGGAGTCCATTAACCAATGTGGTATCCATTGGCGTGTACGGTTTAAGAATCCAGGGAAGCGATTATCCATCAGATAAGTCACCCCGTGGTCCGTTTCGGATCTAACTGGTCGCCCCAACATCTGGGCGAATATCACTAAGGTTTTCAAGTCGTACCATGCCGGACTCCTCTCCATCATCTTCGCTACCACGTTGTCGCCGACGTTTAAGTACGGGACGGTAGTGACGATCTGGAAACGTGCACGGTCGTTCTTGAAGTCAGTGCCCTGCTGGCAAATCGGAGAGACGAACACCGAGTTGTCACGGGTGCGGAAGAAGCCATTAAGCGTAGGCAAGAAATCTTCCGAGGAGTGCGTTACCGCACGCCCACCAATCGCTTCGGCAATCTGTGCTGCCTTCACGTAGGACGGTGCGTGGATTAACCCCTTTTCACTGTCGTGCTGGTTAAGGACACGCCGGATTCGATCAATCAGGTGTCCGAAGTTGCTATCCCAGTTTGCAGCACTGAGGTTCACGGGCCGCTGGTCGAGGATGACCAAACGGTTCTCTACAGGGAATGTCGAATTGACACGAAGGAAGGCTGTCTCCGCAGGGTCCAGACCATTTTCATAGCAAAAGAGATTCTTACTGAAGATCGTGCCCGACATAAGTAGCACACGGTCACCATGATCAAAGATCATAGACCGTGCCTGTCGGGAGATATCGAGTTGACGGAACTTGAAGGAAGTCCCAGTGTCTTTGTTCTCGATATCGACTGCAAACGCTCCGTAAATTGCCTCCGGTAAACCTTCGATTAGGTCTTCCAGATCATTCAGATAGTCTCTGAACTCACGGGTAAACCGGCCAACGGGTTGGTTCGCAGGGTGGCGGAAGTAACGCTGCCACGCTGGTATATCCCATCGACGCATCTCAGGTAACTCTTCCAGTTGGATGCCTTTGAAGAACACGGTCTTGGCGAGCGTATCACGGATGATACCTGCCATGTCGTGACATTCATCGACAACCATACGGGCACGCGGTTCGAAACGTCCGGCGTACGTCGTCTGGAAGATGAAGGAGTGCAAGTTACACACCACATGATCCGCCTCGAGAGCAGTTTCCACCGCCGTTTGGTACGGACACGGAATGCCAGCGAGGCGTTCACACATTTCCCGATAGTTGCGGCGTCCATCTTCTTCCGTTGAGTTGGTGCAACGGCCGTTAGAACACAGCGCTCCGGTCAGGAAACGGGGTGATATGTTACCTTCGAGGACTTCATCATGGATTTGACGCACTGGTAATGCGTTATGCCAGCGACTGGGGTCGACGCAGGGGTAGGCCGAGCGGCCTTTGAGTGTTACTACGTGTTCCGAGAAGTCATCAAAGTATTGATCCTGTAAAGCTTTCCGGGGAGTCAGCAGAAAGGACGAACCGCCGTGACGGGCGAACGCCAATCCTGTACCTGATTTCCCCGAGCCTACGGGCATCTCCACGATCACGTGCCGATGACGAGCGATGATAGGATCCATCGCCGTCAGGACTCGGTCTTGTGTTTCTCTGATGGTCGGGAACGGGAAGAAATCCTTAAGCATTACCAACCTCTATTGTGTATCCACACGTTTTTCTTATACCAGTGGTTTGAGCCTTTTCGAAAAGTCCACGAGTACGGACTCACGAATGACCATCTTCGCCTGCATCGCTTCGTAGACCTGGGTTTCGGCCGCACATTCACCCAAGAGGATGAAGTAGTCGACGTCATGGGTCTGACCGATACGGTGAGAACGGTCCTGCTGCTGAAGGAAGACCTCGAGCGAGTAGTTCAGTGAGTAGAAGACGTGTGTGTAGACGCGGGTGGAGAATTCCGGCAGCACCTCATCGATGCTTTCAAGCTGCTCCGGGTCGCGGCCGAGCACCGTGATACCATAGTTCACCGCCTTGGCTTGGCAGATCATCACAGAGATCGACGGGTCGGTGTTGAACTGTCGGACGATGGCACCGGTGTTCTTGGTACCGCCGCGGACAGAGACGTGCTTGATTCTACGGCTATCAAGGAACTTGGTGACGAGTTCGTGTTCAGCCTGGCAGTTATACCAGAGGATGAACTTGCGGCCTTTAATCGGTCCGTCCATCAGGTCGCCCAGAGCATTCAGCTTCGGTTGTTCCTCGAAGAAGAAGGTCTGGCGGGGCGAGTCCTCTTTTTCGGCCCCGAACAGGATATCCAGCGGATCCTGCGACTGTTCCTTATAGTAAAGGAAGCCGTTGGCGATCTGCTGGACCTTCGAGAGCAGCCCCAGACCGTTGTCGACCTGCACCACTTCACCGGAAGGCAGAGCGTAGGCGTAGTTTGAGACGAGCCCGGAGTACATGGCTTTCTGAATCTCGGAGAGTTCGAAGCGGACCTCGTGGAAGTGCTTATCCGGAAGCTTCAGCCAGTCTTCCTTACGCATGACGATCGAACACGCCTCGAGAATCTCACGGATCTCCTGCATGTTCGCCTTGGACACGCCGATCGTCACCGAGAAGGTCTTGCCCCGCGGCTTGATCTTGATGCCGTAGTGCTGGTCGAACTTCCCGTACGCCATTCCGGTCAGCGCCGGCTGGAGGAAGCGAATCGGGGCGAAGGCATCGAGGGCGGTGTTGTTGATGAGCGTTCCGGACATGATAACACGGTACGGCACCACCGACGCAAGCTTCAGGAGGTCACGGGTACGGGCCGTGTCGTGAGCCTTGATCAGGGCTTCATCCAGGGCCACGAAGTCGATCTTGAAGTGCTTCGTCAGGAAGTCGACACCGGTGGCAATCTGGTGAGACGCCAGGTCCTTATTGATCGTGGCCTTGTTATAGTTAATCACGATGATGTCCGCCGCTGCGGCTGCGTCCAAGTCTTTCTGCTTCAACGCCGGGATCTTCTTGATCTCACGTTCAGCAGTCATCAAGTTCGAGCGGGCTTTCTTCCACCCGTCAGAACCCTCGGCTGCACGCTCAAGAGCCTCTTCCCATTTCTTCGCACGCTGCTTGGCAGAGACCATGAGCGAGTCCCAGTTAGTGGACTCCATGACGTGAATCGTCTTGTCCGGACGGTGCGTCTGAACCTCATCGATCCACACGTCACGCAGGGCCACTGGACACACGATCAGTGACTTCTCAAAGCCCATTAGTGCGATGTAATCGAGGACGACCTTCGTTTTCCCCAGGCCTGGGTCCAGCAGTAGACCGCCGCCGCCTCGCGTATAGAGAAATCGGAGGGCGAGCTCTTGATGCTCGAGCGGAGTGGTGAAATACTTAAAGGCTGACGGGATAGGGAGAAGCGTCGGCTCCCGCTTCAGGAGATCAACGATGTCCTTCTCTTTGGTCGTGATCGTCTTGATCTTCTTCTTCAAACGCGTGACGATGTTCTGTAAAATACTAGGGAACGCCGGGGCAAAGCGCTCGCCGCGTACCTTATACAGTGCGGGGAAGGCTGTAAGGATGGTATCCTCAGCCGTCGTCTCGGGGACGAACAGAACGTTCCTCCTGTCCGGAGTAAAAGCTAGTTGCATGCTCCACCTATTAAACTATGTGTATCACCTATGAGAGGACAACATGGCCACAACTCAATCGAAATTAAAGCAGGTCCGTTACTACACGAACCTCGACCCTTACTACGTTGACGTCGATAACCGTCCATTAAAGGACATTAGCGACAACATCGCTATTCTAGCAGATCAGCTAGATATTACCAAGGGTGCATTCAACCGTGGTTCGCTGGCGGCGGCTTCAATCGGGATTCAGTTCTCTACCGATCAGGCCTTCGTAGGCAACCTGTACTTCCCAGGCGGGCTGAACCTGAATATCCTGTTCGGATACCTCGTTCAGACAATCCCGTTTGACATCGACAACCCGTACTTCCGCGTGCCGACAATGGCGGTTCACGATGCTCCGACTAACCTGGTCAACCTGGCGGCGCCGGGCACTGCAGGGAAGAGCATCAAGTACCTGGTTCAGGCTTACATGGAAGAGGCGACGGCTCAGTCTATCGTCCCGGGCGTGGATTCTCTGACGAAGGTGGCTCGTTTCTCCATCAAGTCGAGCGGTGAGTACACCAGCACCAACGCCGAACCGATCATGTATCCTGACACCGGGAACACCGCGTGCTTCAGCTTCATCATCAAGTTCGGACAGACGTCCCTGACGAAGAACGACATCACGGCGATCCACTGGATTGACCAGTCGAACATCTCAGACCTCGTTACCGGTCAGTCTAAGACCAAGCTGGAAAACGCCCGCTTCCGTAAGTACCGTGCGTCACAGACCGTGCCGAAGGGCTCGAAGATCGTGAACCTGACGGGCTTCCCGGACATCGACCTGTCCTACGGTAAGGACTCACTGGACGTGTACGTGACCGGTGTGCACCAGACGAACTTCTCGATCGATGCCGCTCTACATCAAGTTATCCTGGGTGGGGAGCTGGACTACGACTCAGAGGTAACCGTTGTGCAGACTCGCGTCTTCACCTACGGAAACATCACAGTTTAAGTAGCTGATCCATAGTCGCCTCGGAGCGTTGGACGAGATCCATCACTTCGAGTGCGGCTCTTTCTCTCTCCGTCGGAGAGCATTCCCGCAGTGTCTTCAACCCCGCAGCTAAGAGATTCATGTTCGCTTCCAGCGTTTTCATCGGTACACACAGGATGTTTCTGTCCCGGATGTGAGCCGCCGTATGCTGATACTTCGCCCAGAGTAGACGGAAGGTATTGTCCTTCGAGTTCGGATCGCGTGCGTCTTTGATGATTGTCTTGATATCCATGCTTAACCCTAATGTAAAAAAGGCCGAAGCCTTTGGGATAGTCCCCCGAAGGGGACTCACTTACTGCTGACCCATTGCTGGCAGTCGCAGTATAGTAACGTTACGTTGTGGCTGGGATTCCACAGGAGTTGGAGCTTGCAGACGCAGAGCGTCGTTCTCACGCTTTTTGCCGTACGCCTGTACAGCCAGAGTAGCGGTTACGCCAGCTGCAACGCCAACACCAACTGCTACAGCCAATTTTACGCCCTGGTCAGACTGCTTCAGTTTGCCCAGCAGGTTCACTTTCTTCTCTTCTTGCTTTTCCATGATTCGATCCTTACCAATTCGTTTTAAGGTTAAGGGGCCTTAGCTATTGACCCCTCAGGTTAATTACTTGCTGCCGATGCTCTGGCGGATTGCGTCTTGCTTGGCCGGGGATACCGACGGTACAGCTTCTACTGCCAGCAGTGGCAGATCCTGAGCTTTACGCTCTTGCATGTACTGGTAACCTTTGTAGCCACCGTATGCGACGCCAGCTACGGCTGCAGTAGTAACGGTTGCAACAACCACTTTCTTAGTGGTAGACGCTTGTTTCAGGCCACCCAGCAGACCCGGTTTAACAGCTTCAACAGCGGCTTCCAGTTTCGCTTCGGTATCCAACTTCGGCTGTACGCCTTCCAGCTTAGTGATACGGCCATCGATGTTCTGCAGGTTCAGTGCAGTCTTTTCCTGACCGGCCACGATCTCAGCGTGTGAGTGATCGAAGTTGGCTTTCATGGTCTCCATCATTTCTGCCAGAGTTTCCAGAGTGATGGTGGTTTTTGCGGTTTCGTTTTTAGTGGTCATGATTAGATCCTTGGATAGAATGGATTGATTGTTCTTACTACACATAGCTTATACCGGAATCCCTTTCTGTTATTGGACTTCCGTTACAACCTTCTCTTTACTGCGACGTTTGACTTCCAGAGCAATCTGGTTGATAGCTGCTGCGGTCAGTGCAACTGCGGCTGCAGTGCGGGCAAAGCGGATGAACTTCGAGGTATTCATAATCGATTCCTTATTCTGTGTACACAACTCTTATACCAGTCTGCCGTTACGTTATTGGATTCTCAGCGGTGGTGCTTGAGAGCTTTCCCACGACGTGCGTCAGGTTCAGGGTTACGTCTGCATTCAGGTTCGCCAACTTCTCGAGATCATTCATGCGACGGTTCAGGCGGTCTTGACGCACAGCCATGACCGTACAGCCGACAGCCGCGGCCGCCGCGACGGTGATCGCAACAGTGGCCAGCGTTCGGGTTTCATTCTGTTTCAGGGCGTTCAGGATGCTCATTCTTCTTTCTCCACTTCAGGAGCGCCTGCGAGTGCCAAGCGTTTCTCCAGATCTTCGATGCGGTCCTGATGGTCACGGACGGTGATAGCCAAGGCAACGACCATGACGGTAGCGCCGGCGGCCAGGATGGTGGTCATCGATACGGAACTCTGCTGCAGGCCATTAAGTAATTTCATAAAATTCTCCTGTTTGGTTACACCTTCCTTATACCATCCTGGCTTTCCATCGTTGAATCCGCTAAAATCCGGGTAGTCTAATTAATGAGGAAAACCACATGTCAATGTTTGGATTAAACCCGACGCCGAGCGGAATGGCGGACAGCTACGAAGTCGGTCAGCTGCCAAGCCCATTCTTCACGCAGGCCAACCAGTTTGTCCCGCGAAGCTTCCACGATATCATCAAGTGGTCTCGCTACATCACGACTCAGGCGCCGACAACGACTGAGGTGATCCGCAAACTGTCATCTTACCCGATCACTGAGTTCACGATCGAGTCGAACAACGAGCAAACCATCGAGACGTACAAGCGTATCTTCAAGAGCATCCGCCTGAAAGAGCGTATGTCCGATACCGGCTTCGATTACTACACGCTCGGGAACGTGTACACGTCAATCTACTTCCCGATTGACCGTCACCTGCACTGCCCGAACTGTAAGTCTTCTTTCGAAGTGCGTTCAGCGATGCGTACGAATGCGGCCGTCTTCAAGAAGTGGGTCTTCCAGGGCGAGTGCCCAGCATGCATGAACTCTGTGCAGTACAAAGTTGTGGACACCAAGTCCCGTGACATCAGCCGTATCAACCTGATCAAGTGGAAGCCTGAGCACGTTTCAATGAACCACAACCCGGTGACCGGTGAGTCTGAGTTCTACTACACGATCCCTGGTGAAGTGAAGCGGAAGATCATGGACGGCGACCCACTGTTCCTGGCCACTGTGCCGTGGTCTATGGTAGACGCGGTGCGTTACGGCAAGGACTACATGTTCGACTCCTCAAACATCTACCACATGAAGTCTATCTCCATGGGTAACATGGTTGACGGTCTGGGCATTCCTCCGCTGATTTCCCACTACGGTCTGGTGTTCTACCAGCAGATGCTACGTAAGGCGAACGAAGCCGTGGCGGCCGAGCACATGGTGCCACTGCGTGTCCTGTTCCCTCAGCAGAACTCTGCAAGCGGTGACCCTATTGCCCAGATGTCTCTGCGTGGCTTCGCGAAGCACATGAAGAAGACGATGCGTCACATGAAGAACGATCCGAACCACATCCTGATCGCTCCGACCCCAATCGGGTACCAGCAGATCGGAGGCCAGGGCCGTTCACTGCTCGTGAACCAGGAGCTGCAGTACGCGGAAGAGCAACAGCTGATGTCGATGGGCGTATCCCGCGAGCTGCTGTCCGGTACCACGAACTGGACGTCATCAACCGTGGGCCTGCGTCTGCTCGAGAACACCATGAACAACTATGTTGGTCAGCTGCGTGAATTGATCAACTGGGTCATGGAAAAGATCGCACAGTATCTGTCGATCGAGATCACCGAAGTGGACCTCGTGCCGTTTAAACTTACGGATAACGAAGCCCTGAAAGCCGCAATGCTCGACATGTGGAAAGAGAAAGTCATCTCTGCGTCTACACTGCTCGAAGCGTACGGTATGGACTACGACGAAGAGCTCGATAAGATGGGCGACGATCAGATCTCCATGGCTGAGAAGCAAATCGACATCGACTTCAAGCTTGAACGTGCAATGCACGCTAAGTCGAAAGGCCTGCAGTCCGAGAAGGACTCTTCCGGATACGAAGATTCCCGTAAAGAAGCGTACAATATCGCGAAAAAAGTTCTGGCTGCACAGACACCAGAACAGCAACGTGATATCCTGTTCAAACTTCAGAACGACGACCCGACGATGTATCAGACAGTGATGCGTATGCTGAACGATATGCCGAACCCGGGTAGCAACGAACAAGAACAACCAGGAGGAGCAAATGGCTCAGAATCCGCTGGAGCCCAGCAACAAGGGTAATTCAATGCCGGGGATGTCCCCGGCGTTAGAAGACGTCCAGTTCGACCCCGCACTGTTTGTGTACCGTGTGGGGCACTTCACCATCGGTGCACCCTCTGCCGAAGGTGATGATGACACACTGGCATTGGAATCGCTGTTAACCCGCAGCAATACAGGGGAAATCATCGTGATGGACCGCAAGGACACCATCTCGAACGTAACCGGCGTTTACACCTGCGTGGTAATTTATATGGAGAGACGTTTGAATGCCTAAGTCAGCCAGTGAACTGACCCCTATCTTCTCGTCGCCTCGTGACATCAACGATGCCACTGATCGTGCGATGATGGAAGGGATCACTAAGCAATTCCCGATTGAGACGGGCAAGTACACCCTTACCGTGGTGGACCCGCACGTCGACAAGAAGGAATACACCACGGCCGATGAGAAGGACGCTATCCTGCAGTCTCGCTCCCTGACGTACCCTATCCGGGGTACGTTACTCCTGCACGACCGTGCGACGGGGAAACTGCTTGACCGTGTCCAGAACTTCGCCCTGGCGGATACCTTCCACGTAACCAACAAGCACACGCTGCTGTACAAAGGGAACAACTACTCCGTAGCCAACCTGATGCAGCTGCGTCCGGGCGTGTATACCCGTAAGACCGGGAACGGTGAGCTCGAGACCAACATCAACACCGGTAAGGGTGCGACGTTCTCTCTCGGCCTGGACTCCAAATCGATGGAGATCTACTTCTCGAAGATCAACGGGAAGAACCTGCACATCCCTATCGCTCCGTTGATGACCAAGGGCTTTGGCCTGTCTGACGCCGACGTGCAGCAATTCGTGCCGGCCGAAGTATGGCAGGCGAACAAGAAGCTTGCTCAAGGGAAAGAAGACCTGGCGCTGAGCCAGCTGTACCGTCGTCTCGTTGACCGTCGTGAGCAGACCAAGTCTGTTTCTCCGGAAGAGATGGGGGCTGCCCTGAAGCACCGTCTGGGTGAAATGACTCTGGACAAGCAGACGACGGAAGTCACTCTGGGTAAATCCTTCGGCGGTATCGAGCCGGAAACCCTGCTGCGTGCGATGAAGAACATCGTTGCCGTGTACTCGAAGAAGCGTCCTGAAGACAACCGTGACTCCCTGCAGTTCAAGCGTGTTCAGAACCTGCCGGACTTCATCGGCCGTCGCTTCGAAGAGAACAAGCAGCACCAGACCGTAGGCAAAGCCTTCGACCGCATCAAGTTCAACTTGAGCAAACTGAAGGACGACGCTCCGTCGCTGCGTGACGTTCTGCCGGCCAAGCCTTTCAACAAGATCTACACGGATTTCGTGATCGGCTCTCAGCTGTCATCAACCCCGGACGAAACTAACCCGATCGAGTCCATCGAGAACGTCGGTAAGGTAACGTTGATCGCTCAAGGTGAAGGCGGGATGTCCTCTGAACGTCAGGCGACCATGGAGTCACGTAACGTGCACCCATCGAACCTGGGGATCATCGACCCGTCCCGTACGCCAGAGTCATCCTCTGCCGGTCTGGACCAGCGTTTCACCATTTCTGCCCGCCGTGACAAGGAAGGCGGAATGTACGCCCGTGCGATCGACGCCAAGACCGGCAAGACGGTTTATCTGTCAGCGAACGAACTGATGACCAAGAAGATTGGTTTCCCGGATGGCCGCAAGAACGGCAAGCCGCAGGTCCAGGCTCAGGTCAACGGTGAGTTCAAATCTATCCCTCGCTCAGAGGTGGAGTACTGGATTCCGTCCGGTACCGACATGTACACGATCACGACTAACCTCGTGCCGTTCCTGAACACCAACCACCCAGGTCGTCTGACCATGGCCGGTAAGGCGATTCCTCAGGCACTGTCGCTCGTTCACCGTGAAGCACCACTCGTGCAGACTGTGACTGACGCCGGTCACACCTTCGTGAAGCAGATCGGCCAGATCGTTTCGACGGTCGCCCCGGTCACAGGTACCGTCACCAAAGCCGATGCCACTTCGGTGCACATCAAGGGTGAAGACGGTAAAGAACACCGTGTAGACTTCGTGAAGAACCTCCCGTTCAACATGAAGGGCTTCCACGACGACGAACCGCACAACCTGCATGCAGGGGACAACGTCGTTGCCGGTCAGGTTCTGTCTGACAACAACTACACGAAGCACGGCGACTTCGCCATCGGTAAGAACCTCGAGACGGCCTACATGCCGTTCAAAGGCTTCAACCATGAAGATGGTATCGTTGTATCTCGTTCAGCGACCGAGAAGCTGACTTCGAACCACGCCTATAAGGTAGAGTACAACGTCAGTAAAGAGACGGTCTCTGACCTGTCGAAGTACAAGGCGTCCTTCGGTGGCAAGTTCACTGCAGAGCAGCTGAATAAGCTCGACTCTCGCGGCTTCGCTAAGCCAGGCGTAACGCTGCACTACGGTGACCCGGTCTACGCGGTCCTCGAGCAACGCCAGCTGACTGAAACCGACATGGTTCTGGGCCGTCTGCACAAGACCCTGGTTAACCCATATCGTTCAGCCGCTGAGATCTGGGATCACGAAGAGCCAGGTGTGGTAACCGACTGTTCTACCGACGGTAAGAAAGTCCGCATCATGATCCGCTCTGAGCGTAAGCTCGAGACCGGTGACAAGGTAACAGGTCTGCACGGTAACAAGGGTGTTGTCTCCCTGATTCTGGAAGACGACGAGATGCCGCATGCGAACGGTAAGCCGCTCGACATGATTCTGAACCCGGCGTCCGTAACCTCCCGTATCAACCTGGGTCAGGTCTTCGAAGCCGCGGCCGGTAAGATTGCTCAGAAGACGGGCAAGCCGTACAAGACCAAGGTCTACGAACACGGCGACGGCAAGGCGATCGTTAAGCACCTGCAGGACGAGCTGCACGAGCATGGTCTGTCTGACACCGATAAGGTGTACGATCCGAAGACCGGCCACGTGTACGGCGAGAAGGTCATGACCGGTCCGCAGTACATCCTGAAGCTGAACAAGACGACGGATGCGAACTACTCAGCCCGTTCAGTCGGCGGCTACGACAACAACGCCCAGCCTACCAAGGGTGGTGACGATGGTGCGAAGTCTGTGGGTTACATGGAGTTCCTGGGCCTGCTCGGCTCGAACGCCCGTGCGAACCTGAAAGAGATCGGTACCGTGAAGTCTGAGGGCGGCGACCACGCTGACACTCACGACTACTGGGACAAGTTCATGCGTGGCCTGCCACTGCCGCAGCCGAAGACGACGTTCGCGACCCGTAAGTTCTTCGATTACCTGAAGGGTTCAGGGATTTCCGTCTCTGAGCGTAACGGTAATCTGGTTGCCGGCCCGATGACCGACCGCGAGGTACTGTCTCAGTCTGCTGGGGAAATCCAGAAGCCCGACATGATCCTGGCCCGTAACGTGGCACCGGTTAAAGGTGGTCTGTTCGATATGAACATCACCGGCGGTCCGGAAGGGAAGAACTGGTCTCACTACAAGCTGATGGAACCGATCGTCAACCCAGTAATGGAAGACCCGGTGAAACACCTGCTTGGGCTGAACAAAGACGAGTTCAACCACGTGGTCAGCGGTAAGTACGGCGTGCAGAAGGTCGGTGCCGGTCACTTCAACCTGGTCGACACGCACGACAACGACAAGATCATCAAACGCATCAACACCTCTGGTGTGCTCGGTAAGGAAGCTTCCGAGGCGGGTGAGACACTGGTCGGCGGGCACGCGATGAAGGAGATGCTGGGCAGCATCAACGTCCAGGAAGAGCTGGCTCATCTGCGTGAAGCCGTGGGTACCGAGAAGTCTGTCGCCAAGCGTGACAAGATGGTGAAGCGTATGAAGTACCTGGCGGGTCTAGACAAGCAAGGCTTCAGCGATCCATCGAAGGCGTACATCCTGAACCACATGCCGGTTATCCCACCGGTGATGCGTCCGTACTCCATCTCGGGTAGCCGTCTGTCTTACGCTGACGTGAACGAGCTGTACAAACACCACATGCTGGTGAACGGCCGTCTGAAGCGTCTGGACGAAGAGATCGGCATGGACATGCTGTCTCCGGACATGGAAGGGATGGTCGATCTGCGTCGTGACCTGTACAACGGTGCGAAGGCGATCATGGCCTCTGGTGAACCGATCGACTTCCAAGCGAAGCAGAAAGGTATCAAGGGTCTGATGGAGCAGATCGAAGGTAACGAAGGGCCGAAGAACGGTTACTTCCAGAGTAAGTTGCTGTCGAAGAAACAGGACTTCTCCGGTCGTGGTACCATCTACGCGGCGCCGGACGTAGGCTTCAACGAGGCGAAGATTCCGAAGGATCAGCTGTGGGAGATGTACAAGATGCACATCATCCGCGACCTGTCCCAGAAGGGCTACGACCTCGCCGACGCTAAAAAGGCGTACGAAGAGCGTAACGACGCAGCCATGGCTTCGTTCAACCACATGGTTGACACCGTACCAGTACTGCTGAACCGTGCTCCTACGCTGATGCGTACCAACGTCATGGCGATGAAGCCAATCCCGACGGACGGGAAGACCATCGGTCTGAACATCCTGCACCTGCCAGGCTACGCTGCGGACTACGACGGTGACGCCTTGTCGATGTATCTGCCGATGACTCCGGAAGCCGTGAAGGAAGCTCGTGAGAAGTTAATGCCGAGCAACCACCTGCACGACGCCCGTCGCGGTTACGGTACGCCGATGTTCGCCCCAGGCCACGAAGCCATCCTCGGCTCTGTGCACCTGACCAAGCCGGACATGGAGAAGAAGGTTCATGAGTTCAAGACGGAAGCGGAGGCACTCGCAGCCCTGCATGCCGGCGAGATCGACGCGAACACTCCGATTAAGATCGGCTAAAAAGAAACCCCAGGGAGACCTGGGGTTTTTCTTACTGCGGCAGGTTCAGGAAATCCTGAAGTCTGTCGATCACTGCCTGTACCTGTTCGGGATTAGACATCATGATCAAGTCAGGTTCATCATTGTCCCCTTCCTGCTCAATCATTACGGTGTCCTTGTGAACACCGACCGTGACCGTTACATCACCCGCAGTAGCAACGAGGTTGCCCTTGTCATCTTCTTCAAACAGTGTTACATCCACTTTGACATCCCCTTGATAGTCGATTCGATTTTGTCCTGAAGCCGCCCGATGTGCGGGTCAACGTAATTCGCGTTGAAGTCGGTCCTCAGGTTCTTGAAGTACTGATCCACATGGGACAGCGGGATGAAATACACCACCATCTCCCGATCGTTCTGCCAGACAAGACGTGGCCGGAACGGAACGTGGATATAATTGATCTGCGAAGGTCTTAAGTTCTCGGCAACCCGGAGGTCGTAGTGGATCCCCACCGAGAGTTGCTCGATTTGAACGGCACACACCCAGATCTCATCATCCTCTTCGTACGCGGACACTCGCATGCGTTTACCGAGATCGACATCAACGATCGTCGGAATGGTCATGTCCTGATGGAGCATCACGCGGTCGTAGACGACGTGCTTAACCAATTCTCTCTTGTAGAGCCCATCCCAACCGGTATCCTTAAGTAAGCCGAGGAGCGGGAGGACATTGTCTAACGGAAAGCCAACTGAGTACGAATGCTCAGTGATCACGTCCGTGGGAAGTACGCCATTGAGTTTCACATAGAAGTGTCCGTCAATGTTTGTCACATCAATGTTTTTACCAAAGAAGTTCATAGATAGTTCCTATACTCATTGAGGAGATCTTCGACTATTCCCGTAATTTTCCCACCGAGTTGTTGATCCACGGCAGCGAGATCTTTCAGTCGAATACAATTTGCATGGAATTCCCGAGTTCCCCTTTGAACTAGCAGCCGATGCTGCCTGACTCTTAGGGTTTTTACTGCAGCCTTGATCTCAGGGCCTGAGACTGCGGCAGTATTCCGAATTGAAGAGATAACGATGTACGGACGGCCAATGTCCTTAACGAATTCCAGTCCATGATATGACATCACGTTCTGGCCTTGCTTACCTTCTTTCACAGCTCTCATGCCAACTCCAATAGAAAAGGCCCCGCAGGGCCTTAAACAGGTGAGAACTCGGGTTGAGCGGACCAGTAACGGTCCAGGACTTCTACGAGTCCCCGCTTCATGACTTCACCCAGGGCTGGCTGCTCGTAGGCTTCCGGCGGGACAGCGTTCAGTGCTGTCATCGTCTCGTCAACCGTACAGTAGTTCCCGATGGTGTAGGCTTTATCCGAATCGTTCGTGATGAGCTCCAGGTTAGCCGGAAGAGGTTGACGGTATTCCCGAATCTTCAGCGTTTTCCAGAGTTTCACGATATCGACGTAGATAATCCTGTTGTCTCTCAGCGTATCAACGGCGAGTCCATTGATGTACAGTGTGACTAGCATGGGCGATACCTCCGCCCTGATTTTACAACTCGGACTTGAGCGTCAGCCCGGAGCCCGCCCAGGTCATCGGCTCTTCGTTAAACAGCAACCCAGAGAGGTTCTTAGGCTCTTCCCAACGACTAGACTTCATCATAGCATCCCGGGCTTGAACTGCCTGGACCTGTTCCGGATCGAGCTCACAGCGATGCGTGCCGACGATGCCCGGAGAGTCGAAGCGCTGGGCAGGGCCAAGGGATTCGATGTCAAAGCCCTTGTTAACTTTTATCGCATGCTCCATACAATTCGTCATGACCTGAAAGGGCGGATGGTTGCGGTAAGATGACTCCACGATATACGCCAGAGAGTTAGCTTCAACCATCCACGTCGGGTAGGCCATCTCGTCCTTCTTAGGGCGTTCACCGAAGGCGACAAACCCCGTGCGAGGCATTTGCACCTTGATCATGATCGGGAACCGCGGGACGTCGAGCGGGATATGAGGTTCGATCTGGTTGGTGAAGCGTTTGAGTTTATCGACCAGGACGAACAGTTTGCCGTTGTGCTGGAAGATGCCAGCGTCGTACATGTGGTAAGGCAGGTCAATCATCGGAATCATCTCCCGAATCAGGCCTAATTCCTTAATGATGTAGCCCGGGAACTCATCGCGGACAAGATTGGCGAAGAGCGGATCCGGGTGACCGTAGACGAGATTGTCCGCGTGGAGCACGACGTAGGAAAACGCAACGTAATCCACATCGAATTCACCGCGGGTGATGTTGTGCGGGGCGATCTCAGGGTCATTACTGATCATGTCGCAGTAGTGCTTCCAGTTGAGGTAGATCGTTTGGTCATCACCGATCATCACGTCAATCGGGTTTGAGTAAAAGTTCAGAGTCAGTACGGATCCTGTCTGCATGTTTATCTCCAAAAGTAACTGTGTTGTGTACTCTTTTCTTATACCCTAAAATAAACACTGAATGGAGGACACTATGAACGATCATTTAGACTATCTAGACAAGGGGATCAAGCTCGGGGCTACGATCGGTGGGTTCATCGCACTGCGTAGTCTCTTCAAAGGTACCCGACTGGCAGGAAAGGGCATGTACCGTCGTGCTCTGAAATTGAGAGGTAAGAATGCCAAATGACATCGCAACCCCGGTTCCCGTAGCCGTTGAAACCTATCGGGCGCCGGAATCGAAAGTCGTGCTCAAGGCGATGACAGACCCTCGCCCGCACAAGCTCGCCCTGTCGTACCTGAAGGCCCGCGTCCGTCAGATCCTGCGTAAGGATCCGATGTACAAACAAGCCCTCTGGACACGACCGGTGGATGATATCGCATACGTCGCTAAGGACGCCGTGCGTACCGCAGGAGCCGCAGGAGGCGCTGTGGCGGGTTCTCGGGTCGGGGCGCTAGTAGCCCAAGGGAACCCTTACGCACGCCTCGTAGGGGCGCTCCTGGGAAGCATAGCAGGGGGTTATGCCGCGGGTCGAGCCGGTGACGCTGCCATCGACGGCGGGATTGATGTCGCCGACCGAGCGGGTGTACTTCCGGAAGCCTTGACGCACGTGAACATCATGAGTAAACGGCAGTCGCAGTACTCGAACCTCGGGTCCGCCCTGGGGATCGCGTCCGTTGTCCCACTCGCCACCCGGATCATCATGAAGGGTGAAACCAACCCGTTACTCGCCGTCGGCGGGGCACTGGGTTCGGCCTACTTAATGTCACGTATCGGTAACGCTGCAGGGAACATGGCAGGTTACTACGCCGATCGTCGAGAACAGTCGTACGAGCAGAACGCTTGATATGACAGGTGTTCAGGCTGGGACAAACGTTGTAACCGTTCAAACCGGCCTGAACACACCCCTATAGAGATATAGGGAGTCCATATATTATTTATTTTTTAAAAAAGACATTCGTAATATATATAGTAGGACTCTACCTATAGATGTCTTAGGGTGACGTTTGAAAGGTTACAACGTTTGAATCCTCTGAAACCCGCACCACGACTGGGTTTCTGTGTAACTTTTGATGTAACGGGAGGCGAAAAAGAGGGTTACCCCTCTTAGAAAGCCTTAGCCATCAGGCCAGGCAGAAGTTGCGTGCAGAGGTTCTGACGGTCAAGCTTCGTCATATCCTCCATGATCAACTTCGATGCCCACAGGGAAACGTCCCCCATAGGTACCCACATGTCGTGCACCCCGTCAGGGTCAACCAACATCTTCGCCTGCGGGGCAATCGTCGGACTGCCAAGGGCAGACAGTGACGTGTTACCGGCCAGGGTCCGGACTTGTTTCTCATAGTCGAGATTCAAGAAGCTGGTCAGCGATTTAAGAGCTACCCACGTGGTCCCGTCAAACTGAGCCAGCTTGATAGGGTGGTCCTGAAGCTTAATCACCTTTAACGACGTAGCGATTGTTGCAGCCATAATATTTCTCCGTTTACGAGGGCAAACCCCTTCGTTTCTATACTTTACTTATACCAGATTTCACGCCTTGACTTTACCGGTGCAGAGGAGCCAGATGTCCGGCGGACACGCAGACTTCCAGTCACACCAACCACAGCACCCCTGTTGAATCCAGGCGAAGTTAGGAACCTGCTCTTTGAACAGCACTCGACGTTTTATCCGGACGCCCCAGAGGTAAGTATCTTGGTAGAACGCTTGCATCCGCACGTGTGCCGGATCGATGTATCCAGGTTCGGGATGATTGAACTCCCAGACACGGAAGGTGTAACGATGCGTAATGCCTTTCATAATTGCTCCTGTTGTTTACACTATCCTTATACCCTAAAATACGACTAGTTGATCAACGAAAAGGTGACATGATGACTCAAATTATCACTCCCGGAGCGCTACTCATTAAGAGCAAGCTTCCTGAAGAAGTACAAAAGCACTTCGATGCGTCGAAGCTGCTAGACAAAAATGGTGTCAAGGACTTGATGTCGAGTGTGATCACGCACGGTGGTGAGAAAGCCGCGGATACGATCTCAGATCTATCCCATCTCTTCTTCAACACAGCGACTGAACACGGCTACTCAACGCCACTGTCTGACTACTACAACGATTCTGAAGAACGTCAAGCACTCCTGGGCGAGTACGAGACGGCGGTGAACCACGTCAACGATCATCCTGACCTGTCAGAACGTGAACGCCGTGAGCAACTGGCCGGCCTCGCAGACCGTTACGGGAAGATCCTGACCAAGCAGAACCTGAACTACATGGTGGGCCAAAAGTCTACCGCGGCTCTGATGGCTCAGACCGGTGCCCGTGGTAACCCGAACCAGCTCCAACAGGCGACGTCATCCCCGCTGCAGTCTAAGCGAATCGACGGTACACCAATTCCTTTAGCGATCACTCACTCGTTCGCAGAAGGCCTGACGCCAGCGGAGCACTTAGCGATGTCCTACTGGGGTCGTGGTAACACGGTATCCGCCCAGCTCTCGACTTCGAAGCCAGGTGACATGTTCAAATCCATCACGCCAAACCTCTATCACGAGGTCGTGACGGTTCCGGACTGCCATACCCACAACGGTGTCGTAGAGCCGATGTCCGAGAAGAAACGTATCATCTTCCACTACGAGGCGGGTACTGATCGTCTCATCGATGAGCGTTACTTCGCAGACCTTAAACATGACGGTGTGAAGCAGGTCAAGGTCCGCAACACCCTGACGTGCCAGGCCAAAGAAGGCGTATGCCAGAAGTGTTACGGTCTGGATTCCCGCGGTAAGCTGCCGGAAATCGGAGAGAACGTGGGTGTCATCGCCGCACAGTCTGCGTCCGAAGTTCTGACCCAGATGATCCTCGGTACCAAGCACGATGCGAAGGCCGGTAAGTCTGTGAACCCGTTCGACCAGACGTCTAACTTACTGACGAACCAGGAGAAGTTCCCTGACAAGGCGATCATCTCTGACGTGAACGGTACCGTCTCTCACGTTGAGACAACGACACTGGGTGATACCAAGGTGCACATCTCTGGGAAGGAATTCTTCATTCCGAACTCTCAGGACGTGATCGTCGGTGAGGGCCACAAGGTCAAGATCGGTCAGCCACTGTCTACCGGTATGGTTAATCCACGTGAGCTGGTGAACCTCCGCGGTATCGGTGCTGGACGTCGTTACATGTCGAACAAGCTGTCGGAAATCTACGGCGGTGGCATGGACCCACGTCACTTCGACCTCGTGGCGAAGAACATGATCAAGTACGTGAAGGTGAAGGACTCTGGCGACACCGGGTATCTCCCAGGGCAGGTTCTGGATATCAATCACATCCAGCACGAACTGCAGAAGGATACTGAAGTGCTGCCGCTTGAGCGTGCTGCCGGTAAGAAGCTGGCTCGCCCAGTCCTCGAGCTGATGCCTGGCCAAATCCTGGATCACCAGCACATTCAGTACCTGAACAAGCACGGCATCTCGGAAGTCCACACGTCGAACTCAGGTCTGATCGTTGATCCGATCGTTCCGGGTATCAAGACGGTGAAACTGAACGACCAGAACTGGATTTCTCGCTTAGCCTTCAAACGCATCGGCCAAACCCTGCGTGAAGCGGCGGCGACCGGCATGGAATCTGCCGCAACCAGCACTGACCCGATCACCCCTTACATCCTGGGCGGTGACTTCGGTAACGGTAAAGACGGGAAATACTAATGGCTGAATCCAAGTTACGTGATCATCAGTCCCGTGTGAGTAACAAAGTCGGCGGGGGCCAATCGGTCCTCGCTGCACACTCCATGGGTTCGGGGAAAACGCTAACCAGTCTGGATGCCGCTAAGCAGGCCCTCTCGAAGTCAAAGGAGGGCCGTGCCCTGTTCGTCGTCCCTGCGCCACTGCGTAACAACCTGGCTAAGGAGATGGACAAGCACGGCATCGATCCAGAGCTCCGTAAGCGTATCGACGTGGACACCTATGAGGGTGCCACGAAGCGTAAAGAGAAGTACCGTGACCAAGGGTACGACTTCATGGTCATGGATGAGGCTCACCGTCTGCGTAACCCGGGGCTCCGCTCCGCCGCCGTCCGTGAGATTGCCCAGTCCGCCAAGCAGCGACTGTTACTGACCGGTACGCCGATCTATAACCACCGCTCGGACATCTCGAAGGTGATCAACACGACCGCCGGACGGAACGTCATGCCGGAAGACCCGGGCAAGTTCGACGACGCGTTCATCGACAAGAAGGTCGTCAAGCCGGGTATGCTGATGCGAATCCTCGGGGTGACCCCGGGTGAGAAGCTCTCGGTGAAGAACAAAGCCATGCTTCGCCGTATCGGTAAGGACTACATGGACCGCTTCGACGCGATCAAAGAGATGAAGGAAGACTTCCCGGACCGGACCGACGAGCTCATCCACGTGGACATGTCCAAGGACCAGCTCCGTGCGTACCAGTACGCTGAAGGGACCATCCCGCTGCCGCTTCGACTTAAGATCCGTATGAACCTGCCGCTGGATAAGAAAGAGGCCCAGAACCTGAACGCGTTCTCCTCTGCGATCCGCCAGATCAGTAACACGAACGCCGGGTTCACGACCAAAAAGCCGTCCTCGACAAAAATTGATCGAATCGTCAGTGACTTTGAAGGCATGATGAGAGATAATCCACATCACAAGGGGATCATCTACTCGAACTACCTGGGTTCTGGCCTCGAAGAAACACACCGCCAGCTGAAAGAGAAAGGTATTCCGACGGTCCTGTTCACCGGTGAGACGACCGACGCGGAGCGTAAGCAAGCGGTTGAGGATTACAATAGTGGTAAAGTGAAGGCGATTCTCCTCTCCTCGGCGGGCTCAGAAGGGCTTGACCTCCAGGGCACCCGATCATTCCAAGGTATGGAGCCGCACTTCAACAACGAGAAGATCAACCAGGTAATCGGCCGAGGCATCCGCTACAAGTCTCACGCTCACCTGCCGGAGAATGAACGTAAGGTCCGTGTGATGCGTTACGCAGCGACCAAACCGAAGTTCCTCGGACACTTTGATCGCGGTCAAGGGATCGACGACTACCTGAAGCACACGGCGGACACGAAGGATTCCCTGACTAAGGAATTGCTCGACGCCATGACGAATGGTTAAAATACTGTTTATTTAACGGAGAACCGAACTATGAATTTTAGTCAAATGGCTCTGGAAAAGCTGAACGCAGCCTCTCCCGGCCTGAGCAAGTACGTAATCGCATTCAAGGACATGTCCTCTGAACTGCAAGATTCAGACGGGGTTGAAGTCGGCGTCTTCATCATGCGTAACGGTGGAAACCTGTTTTACGTCCCAGTTATCTCACGCGGTGGCGTGACGTTCCCGATCGATTCCATCTATTTGGCTGATCGTAAGGCGTTCTTCCCGTTAACCAAGAAGACCCTGGAGCAGATCCAGTCCTCTCAGAACGCGAACGTGGGTATGGCTGCACGTATCCCTCAGGGCGCCGTGAAGAACCCGGACATGAAAGACCTCGTGGTTCCGCCACGTACCGGTAAGTTCATGTACGCCTCTGATGGCCGTATGGGTGAACTGATTGCGATGGCTCATCCGGAAATCCGTAAGGACCTGGCTGACGTGATCGAGAAGACGGCAGAGCTGTACGACCTTCTGGACGTGCAGGCCCTGAAAGAATCCCTGCTGTCTGACGAGAAGCTGAGCTTCCAGAGCATGGAAAAGGTTGCCCGCGTGCTGTTTGACGGCGACGGCCTGCCAAACGAAGCCATCCAGGACATCCTCGAGAAAGGCTATCACATCCGCGGTGAGCACGAGCAGACCCGTGTCGTGGTTGAGTCCAATGGTTCTTCCCACTTCACCACTCTGCAAGCGGCCGAACCGGGTCACGCGTACACTGCTGAAGGTATCGGTGGGCATGAAGTGCCGATCGCTGTCCTGCCGCAGTCTTCTCTGGATATCCAGGGTAAACGCATCCTGATTCTGGGTGAAGCCGGCGTGTTCTCGTTCACCGACCCGGGCATCGTGATTCACCAACAAGAGCGTCCGTACGATGACTTCATCAAGACGCTGGCCGTGAACGAATACCATGCGGGCGAAGCCTTTGCTCTCGTTGAGCAGGGTCAGAACGATCACCTCGTGTTCTTCGACGGTTGCGGATACTTCGTGTTCCGTGCTAACGGTGGACCGGCGATCATGGACGGCGACACCATCACCATGAAGGGTAACCTTCTGAACGGTGGCCGTGTGAACATCGTCGTGACCCCTGGCATGCATGGTCTGATGCACGTTCAGCAACTGGAAGACGGCACGAAGAACATCTACCTGAACTCCTCGTGCAAAGTGTACACCGGGTTCTCTCCGGCATTCGGCGGTTCATTCGAGCGTTCACTGTCCTCTGCGATGGTGCGTCACGAACACCGTACGATGATGGTCCTGCCAGAGTACCACACGATGACTTACCACAACGGTGAGTTCGCGATCGATGGTCGTGCGGTGGGCGGACGTGGTCCAGCGGCGAAGGTACTGGTGGAAACACTGAAACTGCAGCCGGGTGATTCTGAGCGACTGCTGAAGTCTGCACAGGAGAACCGTAAAGTTGAGATGCACATGTCGAAGGAAGCAGCTGAAGCTTCGCAGGTTACGCCGATCGTGGAATACGGTCAGAAGTTGGCACCAGAGCGTCAAATCTCCGGTAACAACCGTGAACGTAGCCTCGGAATGGAAGATCGTGTCCGTGCGGCCGCTAAGACCAAAGACAAGTCTGTGATCGAAGCGTCAATCATCTCTGAACTGCTGAACGACCCTGATATGTTCGGTACCGTGAGCGAATACCTCCCGGATATTGGACAGGCTGTCGACCGCTTAGGCCGTACCCTGTTCCTGGCCCGTGTTAACTCAAACAAACTGTCCGAATCACTGGACCCAGAGGCACTGAGTAACATGCTGACAAACTTACGTAGTGCTTACTCCAACCTGGGTGAGTCCTACGTGAAGTTAGAACAGATCGCTGCCAATGTCTAACAGCGTAGATTACCGTGGCAAGCTCCTGGCAAGGGGTACTGACGGGAAGGATCCGCTCGTGGATCAGCTTCTCGACGGTGCATTCCCCGAGCTAGTGGCTGCCGCCACGGCTCTCTACAAGGACCGCACCCAGAAAATGTACGTGGAGTCTAGCCTACTGGCCACGAACGATCTCGAGGTAGTGTCCCGCTTCTTGGAGCTGGACGTTGCCTTACTGGACATGTACCGGTCTCTGTACTTTGACGTGGCACACTTTACGAAGTTGCAGCGCATTGCGTATCTGGATAGCGTGAAAGACGGCTCTGAGCGAAACATGAAGTCCTGGGCTTTGACCCAGGGCGTTCGTTTCCTCGAGTGGCGTTTCGGTAATGACGTGAGAATCTCCCCGGTCGAAGGACTGACGGCGATCTTCGCGGACTGCTACTACAAGAGCAAAGAGGCATTCTTCAACGGGAACTCTTCGGAGGCGTCGAAGGAAGCGGCGAAGTGGACCAAACAAACGGTCGAAGTCGCCCGCCTGCTCAAGTCGTGGGTTACCGACTCCGATGCCGCTATGGCAGATATCAACATCGCGCTGGAGCAATTCATGGGGGATGACATCAAGTTCCCTACAATCGACGACCTGGAGAAACAGTGATGGATATGTCAGTAGATTTTCTTAAGAACGTCGGAGCGGGGGTTGTTGCAGCCTTCCGCACCGGGGGTGTACCCCTGACCGACGGGATCGTTAAGGTAGCGAGCGAGAATCAGCTCAATGCCGAACAAACGGCTCGTCTCGTTGAGACCGTGAACCAACTGGCATACCTGTCAGGGCCACACACCTCAATGGACAAGACCGCAGAATTCCCGCTGGCGAGCTACGAGGACGTGATCACTGCGATCATGACCCCACCGTCTATCGAGAAGACTGCATCTGCCCGCAAGCCAAGTCCGCTCTCTCTTTTAGCCGAGCCTATGGAGAAAGTGGCGTCCGCCGTAGAGTGGCAACCGTCACCGGAAGAAGCCCGCATCCACCTGGAGCGTGAGTTCTATTCCGGCCGTGACCGCCTGAAGGCAATGGACATCGAAGAGCAGAACATCGTGGAAGGCCTGTTGAAGACAGCAGCTGCCGTTGGGAAAGACCCTGACGCACTGAGCAAGATCGCTGCCTTGACCGCCGGTGACTCACAGAAGTACGGTGAGCTCTGCAACTTAGTGTTCGGTCACGTGAAGGAAGCTTCGGCCACCGTCCCGCATCGTCCGGAAGACCTCCTGAACGTGCAATCCCTGGTTTCTCAGCTTGGCTTCGCTAAGCAAGCGTCCGCTGACCACAAGAGCCTCGAGGCCCGTCTGATGAAGATTGCCGAAGAGATCTGCCCGGCGGGGATGGACAAAGAAGCCTTCATCGGCTCCGTGATCCGTGCTGCTGGAACTGTGCTGCGTGGCGCTAAACCTGGAATGGCTGGCGTCGGTAAGGGCGTTAAACTAGGTGGTACAGTCGCTATGGCAGGACCTGAAGTCGCTCAGATTTCACGTTCCTCCGCTCCGAAGAACGACGTTTGGAGCAGTTTACATAACTAAGAGGTTACCATGAACCAGAATGAAGAATTACTGAAAGGCCTGCGTGAAGGCCTGGTCGAAGGTCTGTGCAAGCAGGCTGGCGTTACCGAACTGAGCGAAGAGCAGAACCGTTTCGTCGATCTGACGATGGAAAACTTTGAGAAGTCAGCTGCTGAACAACCACAGCTGTCTTTCATGCAGTCTCTGGCCAAAGAAGCACCGAAGGCGATCGCGTCTACAGCTATCCCTCTGCTGGGCGGCCTGGGCGTCGCTGCGGGTCTGGGCGCCGTGCGTATGATTGCTGGCGGGATGAACCGTTCGAAGTTCGAAGCCGCTCTGCGTATGGCGATTTCCCGTAACGCCGTCCTGCAACACGCCGACCAGGAACGAGTGAAGTCACTGGCTGACTCAATCTACTCGACCGCACCGAACGTGTCTACCGACCCGAACATCCTGGGCCAGGTACTGTCGAACGCCATCCGCCAGGAAGGTAACATCGACATCCAGACCGTGAAGATGCTGGCTGAGCTGGAATCTCGCCGCAGTACTGGAACTCCCTTGACTGCACGTAACTTCTCACTGTAATATAACAGGGCCTCGAAAGGGGCCCACAGAGGAACCCATATGGATAAGCTACTCGACAGCCGTCACCCGGGTCACGTTGAACTCGGTGCTGTGACACTGCTGTTTGAAGAAACAGGCGGCCTAACCAAACAGGCTGCTGCTGCAGAGATTGACGACTTCGTTAAGGACATCAAAGTCCGTGACGGGTTTTTCTATCTGCACATCAATGCTATGGGTGCCGGCGAATACTACGGCTCGAACAGAAACGGTGACTACTTCCCAGAGGCTCAGCTGATCCGATGGCACAAGACATTCGAGACGTCACCTGCCCACCTATTCCGCCACCACGTTAACAAGGACCCGGCCAAGGCCATCGGCAAGGTTATCTTCTCGTACTACAACCATCGCATGCATCGTGTTGAGCTCATCGTTGAAGCTAGCAAGACGCTCGCGGCAGACGAGTACTATAAGATCACAGAGCTAGGCCAATACCCGGCGACCTCCATGGCGTGTAATACACCGTTTGACGTGTGCTCCATCTGTGGTAACAAAGCCCATACTCGTCAAGAGTACTGCACGCACTTAACCACGCAGCTCAACACACTGTTCCCTGACGGCCGCAAAGTGATGGCTCTGAACCTCGGTCCGCTGAAGTTCTTTGACATCTCGATCGTTATCCGTCCGGCAGACATCACGTCTTCCGTTCTGGAGAAAGTCGCCAACCACCAGGGTGTGATCTCATCTGCCGAAGCCGCTTTGGCCGACGGCGTTGAGTATCAGGAACGTCCGGAACTCGTTGAAGCTGGCATTAAGAAGGAAGCCGTTGAGAAACTGGCCGACCTGATTAAGCACGTGGACGGTGACGTGGTGGGTGCAAACGATCGGTTAGACGCAATTCTGGATAGCGTCGTGGACCCGGATGACGGGATCATTGAGGTTATTCATGACTATCCGTTCGTCGAGGTTCTGAACGCCTTTGCCGAACTGGGTATCAACCCGTCGATGGCCTTCTGGTCCAAGTTCTTCGCGAAGAAGTACCTGGGCAAGGCACATCTGGGTGACCTGGCAATGGCGGTTGCGGATCACGTCGGTCCCGCAGGCCTCCCGATCGACCTGGAGAATATTCCGGAGATCGAAGAGAAAGACGCGTCCCCAATGCTGCTTAAACTACTAGTCAGATACATCGAAGGTTCGTCCTATCGTACTGACATGGTAGAGAAGCGTGCATCACGGTACGTCGTCGGTACACCTGGAGCTCCTTCAGGTTACACCAACTGGGAGCTTGGCAGACTGCCACCATCCAAGATGGAAATCCCTCAGGAAACAGGCGAGAGTTCGACTCTCTTGAACACCTTGCTAACGATTGCTGGGTCCGCTTTAGTCGCCAAAATGATGATTTCTGGCCTCGTAGAGCGTAAACTCAAAAAAGAAAGCACGTGGCTTAAAATGCCAGTGTCCACCGCAATCGTGAAATCCGCGGGTGTTACTGTTAAACTAATGGAAGATTCCATTAAACGCCATTGCAGGAGATTAAAATGAGTGTATTATCACTGGATAACCTGATTGAGAAGATCACCGTACAGGATGAAGCCGATCAGATGACCAAACAAGCATCCGCTGTGGATGCAGCAACCGAGCTGGAACAGGCTCTCTCAAACAACGCTGGAGAAGACAATACCATGACTAAGAGTGCACACGAACAGGCTGGCCTGGCAATCGCCGATTCCATCCTGGCTAGCCTGAACGGCCTGCAGAAGCAAGCTGAAAACAACGTCATCGCTGAAACTGCAACCATGAAGGCTCAGGACGACGCTAAGATCGTACCAACTCCGGTAGCGGGCAAAACCGTTAGCGAAGTAGCGAAAGACCTGCTGGCTCGTGCTGGTGCAAACGGCGGGACTCACGTTCCAGAACATCCTGCACAGGTTGTTGCTGCTGAAGGTGGCGCCCAGACCGAAGGTCGTGCTCCGATCGATTCAAACCTGGACAAGCAGGCGTCTGAAACCCTGTCAGCTCTGATCTCTGACGGCGTACCGTTCGAAGAAGCAGTTGAACTGGTTAAAGAAGCATCCGTAATGATGCAAGCTGACCTGGAAAAAGCTGCTGCGGTAAACCACCTGATCGACAACGGTATCGACTTCGCTGACGCCGTCGAGCTGGTTAAGCAGGCTTGCGTTCAGGAACTGCCAGAAGGTGAATACACCGATCTGGAAAAAGCTGCTGCTGTGAACGACCTGGTAGCCGAAGGCTATAACCTGGAAGACGCTGTTGCCGCTGTTAACGCAGCAATCGCTGGCGAGTAATCCCTGATGCCCTCTTCGGAGGGCTCTTTCCCTGAGGTGTGTATGCAAAAAGAATCATCCGCTCTGGATGCCGCTAAGTCTGCTCTCGCTTTTGCCAAGACGCAAAAAGCCCGTGCAGGTAAAGCTATTCAGAAAGCATATCGCCCAATTAAAAGCATTTCCCCTCTCGCAATCGGCGGTGGCCTCGCTGCCGGACACGTCGCAGGTGGCTATAGCGGTTCCGCTGCAGCTCAAGTCGACATGTACCACCTTGGCCGTACCGACCAGCTGAAGAAGCAAGCGGGAGTTGCCGATTTCATTCGCTCAGGAATCTCCGGGGCTCGCGGCTTTGTTACCCGAACAGGTAACACTGCCCGTTCCTCGGCCTTGGCGAAACGTGTCGGTGGAGCCATCAAGGCTAATCCTCGAACGGCAATGGCTACGGCCGGCGCTGCTGGGGTAGCAACCGGTGCCTCGATTGGTGGAATGCAAAAGTCATCCGGTTTATACAGTCGTGCACTGGCCTTCGCTCGTCTTAAGGGACGAACCAACCCGGTTGCGACTAAAATCGTTGCAGGAACAACTGCTGCAGGTGTAGGTCTCGGAGTGACTCACGTCGCCGATGAACACTTGGATGGCGCCGCAGGGCGTGCTGCAGTGTATAATTACCGTAAGCAGAACGGTAGCATTTAACCAGAGAGGACCTATGAATACAGAACTGTTTCGTAACCGAGCTGGTGATCTTCGTGAGAAGGCAAATACTCTCCGCTCTGCCTATGATTTTTCGCTAGTTAAAGAAGCTGCGTTAAAATCACTGGCAGATAAGGGCGTGAGCGAAGAGCAGATCGGTTCCGTGCTGAATGACCTGGAAGTGCAACACACTCCAGCTCACGCGGCTGAAATGCTTGATCACGCTGCGGAATTCGAAAAGCAGGCCGGTATTCTTGAAAAAGTTGCCACTGTAATCGAAGAACTCGGTGCTAAACTACAAAGTAGTGAAGACAAAGTTGCTGAGTTCGTGAAAGCCGCTTCCGTAAGCCCGCAGATCGATGTATTAAAATCTAAGGGCCAGTTCAGTGAATCAGACCTGGAGGCATTAAAATCCTTACCAGAAGACACACTGAGCAAGATCGCTAGCGCCAATCAGGATCCATGGGATCTTGGGCAAGCAACCCGTCAGAGTGCATCCGCAGCCGATCCGCTGCTAGCATTCTTGACCCAATAAGTTAACCAGGAGAAGATTTAATGAGCAGACTGCCTCAATTAGAATACCGTGCGGAGTTCCTGAAAGGATGGCCACGTCCTAATGGGCTTCACATGAACTACCGCAGCGACGACGCTACCCTGACTAACGGTGACCTGGTTCTTCCGGTTGCTGGCGGCAAGGTTGCGAAAGTCAACGCTGCTGGTAAAGCCCATGGTGTGGGTATCGTTGTCCGCGGCCCAGCCGATGACAAATCCGTGCGTGTTGCAGGCGGCATCGCTTCCGGCGAAGGCACTGCAGTAGTAGGTGGCGGAAACACCTGTATCGTACTGTTCAGTGGCTATATCGTTCGCACCACTGCGTTCGACGACGCTGTAACTTACGTCGAAGGCGACACCGTTAACACCGCTGCTACTGGCGTGTTCGGCAAAGCTGGCGCTTCCGATCCGGTGCTGGGTACCGTTCTGGAAGTTGAAACTCTGGCCGATGGCAAGAAAGCCCTCGTGATCCACGTAGCGTAATAAGGAGAACACGATGACAATCCCAGTAGAAACAGTAAACGTTCAGTTCATCAACCAATCCTTCATCGACAAGATCGATCAGGGTATGGTTAAAGAAGCGGGTGCAGCAATGTCTGCGTTCGTTCGCCAGAAGCTGCGTGAAACCGGCTTCACCCGTAAGATTCTGACTCCTCAGATGATCACTGCGTCCGACCTGGACCGTGGTCTGGATGATCAACCACGTGTGATCATCGAGAAGGAACCAGACTCAACGGCTGCGACCATGAGTCTGTCTGGTCAGCCTACCGTGCGTTACTTCACCGGTAAGCGTTACGAAGTTCCGTTCTATAAGATCCAGTCAGAGCGTTTCGTTAAGTCGAAGTTCGAACTGGCAACTTACCGTACGGACATCCGTAACATCCTGCAGGAGAACTCCGTTAAGGACGTTCAGAAGCAAGAAGACGAAAACTTCTTCGCTGGCCTGAAGGAGATCCAGAAGAACGTACGTGGTTCAGAATTCATTACCGCAACTGGTGATCGCATCACCGACCGCGTGATGAGCCTGATCCAGACTCTGGTTAAGGACCACCAGAAGCCAGGTAAGATCCTGATGTCTCACGCTCTGTACCTGCAGATGCTTCGTGAGCCAGCAACCCAGCTGGGTGATGCAGTTGCTTCCAAGCACTTCAACACCGGCTCAATGGACAGCTTCTACGGCTTCGAAATCATCACTACCATCAAGGGTGACATCCTGTCTTCAGTAGCAGGCCAGAACCTGGGTGACGTAGTGGCGGTGTTCGCTCCGGAAGAATACCTGGGTCAGTTCTACAGCCTGCAGGAGCCAACTGTGTTCCTGGAAGCGAAAGCTGACATGATCGAGTTCCAGATCTACGAAAGCATCGGTATCGGTATCGGTAACGCTAAGGGCTTCGTACTGGGCAAGGTCGACCTGGTCTAATCCAGCCGGTTCTTAAGGGAACCTTTCAGAAACCCCCGAAAGGGGGTTTTTTATTAGAGGAATCAGAATGTTAAAACTCAATATCCTTAAGCCTGTCTCGATTGTCGGGATGGATTATCAAGCCGGTGACACCGTTGAGGTGCACAAGACGCTGATTCACCATGAAGTGAAGAAGGTTTCCACCGGTATTCAGGTCCTGCTGGACGCTGATCAGATCGAAGCAGTTTCCGGAAAGGACGACACCTATAAGGTTAAGGGCGATATCGTCGTTAACGTTCTGGGTCTGGAATACAAGAAAGACGCTGAGTTCGTGGCTCGTAAGGTTTACGACTACGTTGACGAAGTGGACTTCCCAGGTTGGATCGCTTCAGGCGTAACCAACGGTCTGTGGTCTCTGGATGACGGCATTATTCACGTGACCGGCGTTACCATGAGTGATGCGACCGTGAACATCGATGTCGGTGCCAACAAGACCCTGACCGCGACCATTCTTCCAGCCGAAGCGGCTGACAAGACTGGCGTGTGGGCGTCTTCTAACACTGCTGTCGCGACCGTTGATCAGACGGGCAAAGTGGTTGGTGTTGCTGAGGGTAACGCAAACATCACCTTCACCACTACCGACGGTGGTAAAGTTGGCACGACTGCTGCGGTAATCGCGGTGGCCGTAATCGTTCCGACTTCCGTATCTGTATCCCCAGCATCCCCGACCTGTGTGGTAGGTGCGACCGTTAAACTGACGGCTGCCATCACCCCAGCGAACTCTACTGACAAGACCGGCGTGTGGGCTTCCGCCACCCCTGCAGTAGCGACCGTTGCACAGGACGGTACCGTCACAGGCGTATCTGAAGGTACTTCAGTCGTCACCTTTACTACCAACTCTGGTGGTAAATCTGCCAACCGAACAGTCACCGTCACTGCAGCCTAATCCGAGGCCCCTTCGGGGGCCTTTTTTGTTAATGTATAGGAGATCCACGTGGTCAGCACTATCAAATTAACGTTTAACTCAGACCAGAAGATTGGCCAGACGACTTATCGGGCGGGGCAGACCCTGTCGCTTCCGGATGTCTACTTTTTTGGTTCTGTAGAACAACGAAAGCAAGCACCTTTCGATCTCTTCGGGGTCAACCTCGTTGAAGAGATCGCGATCTATTACTACTTGATCACCGCGGATATCACCATTGAGTTCGACGGCGGCCGTTTACAACAGAGTGATCGCTTCTACGCTGATCCTCGCACCTCTCTGACTGTTTCGACGATTGCATGGATCCTTAACCCTTCTCTGGACTATACCGTTCGTATCTCTGGAATCGTGACCGACCTGCCAAGCGCCGGGGCACAACCGTGGTCGTCAACCCTGACGGCACTCTCTCAGGTTGTTCCGAAGGCCGACACCTTCCCGTACTTCACAGGGCCACAGACTGCTGGCGTGACCACGATCACCCCGACAGGCCGTACGCTTCTGACCAAGACCACACCTCAAGCCATCGTCGATTACCTCGGCGTTCAAAGCGCCGTGGCACGCCCATCAACGCTGACCTTCGACACCGTCGCTGACATGATGGCCTCAACGACGCTGACTGCGGGCACACTGGCAGTGACCAAGGGTTATCATCGTCGTACCGGCATCGGTGGCGCCGAGTACATCATCTGGGACCTGGCGGATTACCGTACCGCTATCGGTAACCCGAACTGGCTTCCAGACGGTGAGACCAAGACGGTCCGCGGCAAGGCTCACTACGCCGGGGGTGATCACGCTCTGAAGAACGGGTTGGTCGCGATCCTGCGTTACGACATGCTGTGGGCGGGCAAGCTTGGCCTGGAAGATCCGGTCGAGAACGAAGACGAGTGGGTTGCGAACCTCGTGGAGCACGATTTCGGTCTCCAGAAGGCCGTCGACTACGCGAAGAAGCAGCTGTCCACCGACAAATCCTCTAAGGGTGAAGGCGGGATCGGTGTGCGTCGCAACATCACACTGCACGTCGAAAAAGGTAGCTACGTTCTGACCAAGACGTGCTGGGTTCCTGCGAACGTCTACCTGTGCGGCGGTGAAACGTGGGGTAACGGCGGCCGTGACGTTGATTTCATCCCTCTGAAGCCACACCTGGGCGGGAATCTGGGCGGCTTCATCCGTGGTTACATGTTCATTTTCAACGGGAACCGCAACCTGGCAAGCCTGCCTGCCGATATCCCTCCTGGCTCTACACCGGCAGAGACAATCTACATCGCAGCCTACGTGGGCGGTTGGTCCGGTATCAACCTGAACAACTACGAAACGGATTACGGCAAGAAGCCTGACGGCTCCATCGACTGGTACGCCCCGAACTACCTGAAAGGGATTAAGGGTGCTATGGTCTTCGGCGGCGGCATCTTCTATTGTTCTTCCGGTAACCGTATGACCATCATGTATCACCGTCCGGGCGTTGACTGGCTGGACTACTACACCGATGGCTGGCAGATCTTCGACTACAAGGCGAACACACCGTTCGAGAACGAAGAATATCAGCTGGACTTCAACGGTTCGGGTGACGTTATCCGTGTCGAGCAGATCCAGTTCCCAGTGAACCATCCGCCGAAGGACAAGTCAGAGCCATGGCCTGACGGTGAGTACCTCAACGGTGTTGTTAAGGGTATCCGTTTGCACAACTGGGCGTCTTGGAACATTCAGCCTCCGGGCCAAGGTGGTTCCAACGAGGACGTTTCCTACGTCGGTGCCGGGATGCAAATCTCCCGTGTCATCAACGGTGCGATCGCCATCTACGGTTACGACCAGGTGTCCATCGATGCATGCCACTTTGAATTCGGTCAGGTTAACCTGTACTCCGGTTCGGCAACGATCACCAACTCGTACTTCTCGAAGATCACCGGTGCCCGTTACAACAGCATCAACTGCTTCACCGGACCGTACGGCGGCTTCGGGGCACAGCTGACGCTCGACTCCTGCCAGTTCCACCGCGGCTTCGACGGGGCTCACATGCCGGTTGAAGACGGTTACTATGACCTGGTGACCAACAACAACTACACCGTGACCATCCGTAACTCCTACCAGGGCTGGAACACAGCGTCTACGAACAACCCGGTCGGCCTGACCGTTGGCTACGCTGAGGGTAACGAAGGCGATCCAATCTCTCCGCTTCCAGGCTGGGAACGTTGGTCTGCATACCTTTCTGATGACGCCAAGATTGTCCGTGGCAAGCTCGTTCCTCAGGAGCGTATCGTGTCATGGAACGGTCTCGAAGGTGTCCAGGACGTGTACTGCACAAAAGTGGCGTCACCGCTGTGCTGGGACCTTGAGACAGGCATCGATCTGTACTACTACTGCCAGTATCTCGCTGACGTCGGCGACGACACGGTAGCACCGGACTTCATTCCACTGGGTAAAAACCAGCGTGAACGTTTCGTCCTGGACGCTCAAGGGAATCCGACCACGGAACGCTTCGAGGCTCACGTCTTCCTGAAGAACCCAGAGATGATCACTGTCGGCTCCAACGATCCGTACATGACTTGGTATCGTCCGATTCCGGTCTTCTACGGCGAAAACGAGACGCCAGACACTGGGACACTGCGTCTGTACCGCGGCCGTAATCCTTACCAGTACACCGAATACGTCGACCTCCCGATGATGTCCCGTACCGGTGCTGATGACTACGGTACCACGTGCTTCGGTCGTAAGTGGAAACCAAACCCGATGCCGATCGACACGACTGCTGACCTGAAAGTCCGTAAGCGTAACGTTCTGCCGGTCCGCGGGATGGAGAACACGAACTACCGTCTGCACATCCGTGCCGGTCGCCCGCTTGCGGAACCGATCGATCTGGGTAACGACTTCTACGGTCGTCCAGAGAAGCAGTACTTCGGTACCGGCGGCTGGGAGATCGACAAGAGTGTGGAGATCATCCGTGCGTCCAACAAAGCGGTAAACGCTGCCGTTGAAGGCGTGCAGGACTCCATCACGATCTACGACCGTCCGTTCGAAGCTGACGTGTACGTGGCGCTGGGCGTGACCGGTTCGCTCTCGTGGGATGGCGTGACCAAGCGTGTGTACAAGAAAGGCCAGAGAGCCACGATTGTCCGTACGAAGGATACGCTCGCTGAAGGTGAAACCAAGGCCAACAAGGCGCTGTGGCTTGAAGTCCGTGATGAGAACGAGAACCTGACGTTCAACTACAACATCGGCCCTGGTGAGATCATCACAGCGATCTACGACGAGAAGGACGTTCTGGTTGGCGGCAAGTACGTGACCAAGGGTGAGTGGATCGTCGTGAACCACGCTCCGGCAGCGGACATCCCGGCTCCATACCTCTACATCGAAGCGGAAGGTGATGGCTACTACAACCTGATGCCAAAGGGTGTGGTCGAAACCGTGAGTATCTGGAACAAGACGAACACTGAGGACGTTTACTCGGCTGTTCACACGTACGATCCGCCAGGCTGCCGTCTGCGTATCACCCGTGGGCCTGCCCAAACCGGTCCGTTCTACTTGCTCGTGCAGAACGAAGAGTATGAGAACGTTCAAACGATCGCGATTAACCAGACCAACTCCACCATCACTTTCATCAAGAAGGAGAGCGGCTGGGAGATGGAAGGGTACACGACCGATAAGGACGTCTTCTACGGCGACTGCGGCACTGAGCAGTACAAGAACCTGACGCCACCGGTCGGCATGAAACGTGCGTACTTCACCTTCACGCAACCGCTGCCATGGGGCGACACCGGTGTTCATCGTCTGACCCACGAGGATTCAACCGTTCCGGTTCCAGCGGGCACGTTCTGTAAGCTCTACTGGGCGAAGACCGCAACGCTCGCAAGCGGCGGGATGGTGATCCGAGAGTCTAACGACGCCGGGGATATCGATCTCGTGACCCTGACAGCGCCGGGCCAATCGGCAGAGTTCCTCTACGATGGCACCCACTGGCACGTCGTCGGTGGATACAACTAAGCTAAGGCCCTTCGGGGCCTTTTCTTTTAAACTAACCTCATACTAGCGAGGTTAACTATGTCTCAACTCATCCAAATCACCTTTAACGAAGCCATCCCCGTGGGCGACGAAGTGTATCCGGAAGGCTACATCTTGACGATCCCGGCAGATCAGGTCTTTGGGTCCCATGCTCGACGCCAGAAAGCACCGTTTGACCTCTTCGATTCTGGCTTAGAGCTGGTTCGGGATCTCGACGACGGGTTCTATCGCCTGGCGTACAACATGGAGATCACTATTGGGCCGCGGACCATCCGTCAGTCCGATTTGTTCTACTACGAGCTCCCTTCGGCACCGGCGTTCGGCTGGCTGACGGTGATCGTCAATCAGAACGGCTCCTTCACGCTGCTGCAATCGGATTTGTCCGTGCTGATTCAGGACAACGTGGTCAAACCCGGCATCACCAACACGGTCTCTGCCGAGTTCTTCTTCAAGGGCCAGAAAGTTGCGGTCACGGGACTTACTCCACTTCCGGGTGGACACTATGAATTCTACGTGACGCCACCGGCCCGCCCGGGTTCCTGGCAGTACAACCTGAAGTTCGGCTACGAAGGGATTCAGTACGAATACCCCGTTACGTTCTCCGTCACACCTCCAGGCCTGACGATCACGAACACTACGGCGTCGCTGAAAGCGGGCGATCTAGGCATGCTTACGTTCACCATCGAGCGTGATCTTCTTACCGTCCCGAAGGTCTCCCTGATCTCAGCGTCTATCGATGGCGGTACGCCGGGCGAACTTCACCACCTGCACGACAATGTGTACGGGCTCGAAGTGACGCCGAAGGACGTCGTCTTCACGATGTTCGTGCGGTTGGTCCTGAGCATCGACGGGTGGACTGTTCCATGGAATACGTACGTCACGGTCACCCAGAAAGACGCCACCTCGGAGGTCATCTCTGGAGACGCCCTCGTGATGAACCTGACGCAGGTCGTCAAGATCCGTGTGATCTCCGAAGGCCAGCCCGTGAAGACATTGAAGACGAAGAGCCTGGAGCTCTCCGGATCGCCGTCCTATCACACGTACGCCAAGCAACTCGTGAAGGTAGAAGATGGCCTTTACCAGTTCTCGATCTACACGAACAACGTCGCCGGCACCATGTATGCCGATATCGTTGTGACGATCGACGGTGTTGATTTAGCACTTCCACGCTTCCCGCTGACCGTTCGAGCGTAAACTTAACAGTTCCCCTCTGGACGCCAGCGGGGATTCTGTTAAACTATCAGAGAACTTTTCAACCCGAGGTCAATCCATGCAGATTACTAAATTAAGCTTTTTGAGTACACAAGCCGTCGGGAATAACGTTTTCGCCATCGAGGAATTCCTCGATATTCCTATTGACCAGGTCTTCGGTACACACCGTGCCCGTGAGAAAGCCCTCTTCAACTTCATCGAATCCGATGCCGTGGAGAAAGTCTCTCGTGATACCTGGAAGATCATCAAAGACATCACACTGGATGCCGCTAACGTGAAAATGCGTAAGGGCGACTATTTCCGTGTACGTCTCGATGAGGAAGGCGATGACTCCCCTATCCACTTCGGACTTGATGCAACGGGCGTATTCGTACTGTCCCGAGCAGTCTTTGCCTCTCTGCAAACCTACCGTGTTCTTGAACCAGGTGTTCAGGAAAGCATTCGCATGCAGTTTACCTTCGGTGGTAACCCGGTTGTTGACGCCAAGCTCACGAGCAAGTTCTCATCCATGCAGCTGGTCCCAGTGGACGCGACTGCCGGGATTTATGAGCTGAAGGTCTACACCGCCATGGCACCGAGTGACGAGCAGATCAGCATCGAAATCACCGGTACATCCCTCGGTAACAACGTCTATGAAGCACCGGTACGCATCACTGTGCGTGAACCAGTCCTGACAGTCGTTCCGATCGACGTGCAGATGAACCAGAAGCAGACCAAGGGCGTCCGTTGGCAGTTGCTGATGGAAGGCGTTCCGGCGCCGGTAGCTACCCCTGTTCAGGCACAACCTGACTCTCTGATCCGTAAAGTCCTGTCGTTCACCCTCGTTGATTCCGCCCAGGCGATCTACGAAATGCGTGCAACTGCAGGCGACACCCCGGGTACATCACCGGTTGTGGGCACGTACGACTTCGGTCGCGGCTACATCGCTACGAAAGAAGTAGACGTACACATTGCTGTTGCCCCAGCGGTATTCATCACTCCGGACACCCAGATCCTGGAAGCCAACCAGACCCAACTTATTCGTTTCTACGCGAAGTGGGTGGAAGGTAACCTGCCGATCACCAACGCCCAATTCTCTACGACTGACATTCGCGGTCCGGGGATCGAAAGCGTTGAGCAAGAACTGGTTGCTCTGGACCCAGCGGCTGGCCTGTACGCGTACCGCGTCACGACCAACCATAAGGGCGGACCGATCGCTGTTCGCACCAACATCACTACCAACGGTACTCCATACCCTGTTTTCTTCGACCTGACATCGAAGTCGACTCCGGTGACTGCCGTTGCCCTGAACACTCTGCCTGCAGCGGCGACCGAATGGTTAGAATTCCGCGTTGAGCAGGAGCGTTTAGGCGGTCTGACGCCACTGGTAGGCGTAGTCGCTAAGCAATTCTCCGTTAATGGTGCTCCTATTAATGGGGTGCAAGGTGCGGTCGAAGCGGTTGGCCAGGGCGTTTATCGTCTCAAGGTCGTGACCAACGATCGCGGGGGTCAGGTTAACGTTACGGCGATACTGACAGTCGATGGAGAAGATCACAACGTACTGTTCTACACCTCTGCAGCAGCTCTGAGCCAGGCAATGGTGATCTCTACCGGTCCAGCACTGACGGGTGAAATGAGCCAGGCAGTACCGATCGAAGTTCTCTTCGAGGGTAACCTGTACGATCTCGGCACGCCAAACGTTGTAGTTACCGGACCTTCTCTGATTTCCTTCGGCACGCTTCGTCGTACCGGTGTGGGTAAATATGAGATCCAGAACGTCAACGTGAATGGTAAGGGTGGCATTCTGAGCATCTCTGTGACCGGTAAGGTGCAGGGCTTCAACCAGACTCTGGGCACGACCGTAGCGGTTAACCCGGTAGCGGCTGTCGTTGCGACGAACATCACGCACTACCGTCCGACCACTCAAGGTCCGCTGAAGTTCACTGCTCTGCGTAACGGTGCAGCACTGGCTCTGACGTTCTCGAACGCAACCCTGTCGGGCGGCGGCGTAGCGTCTTATGACGGCGTGGTTGAAACCATCAACGCAAACACCGGTGAGTACCAGATCAAGAACGTAGTGGCCTCGGCACCTGTCTCTCAGGCACCGATCGGTATCTCCGCTCCGTACAAGCTCAAGGGTTACTCGTACACCCTGGTGTTCAACTCGTACACCGAAGCAATGCCGAAGCTGACCGTGGACACCAAGGGCGTAATCCCTGAAGGTTCCGTGAAGGCTGACTACAACCTGTACTTCCAGGTTGATGGCGTTGACGCGGATCTCGAAGACAGCAACATCGTAGGCTCCGGCCCGGCGTTCGTGTCTATGGATTCTCCTAAGCTTGAGCAAGTGTCTCACGGCGTGTGGGCGGTTAAAGGCTTACTGCCTGGTCCAGACCGTGGCAACATTTCGTTCACCGGTACTGTGAAGATCGACGGGATTACCTACCCGCTGAACGTCACGATCCGTTCTAAGGACACGGGTCCAGTGGTCACCAACCCAAGCGTACCGCCTGGTGTGACCCCTCCTGGCTCCGGCCCTGGCGGCACACCTGGTCCGAACGACAACCTGCCGTACCTCGGCCCTGTCGACGGGTTAGAGCCTGAGCTCTACCAGACGGTGTACTTCCAGCTGGCAACCAAGAACGCCCCGATTGGGGATGCGATCCTGTCTAACGGCGTGGTGACCGGCGTTGCGATTGAATCTTACGACGGCTTCGCCCTGCATAACGCAGCGACCGGAACGTACCGTTTCAACGTAATGACGAACGGCCAGGGTGAATACGTGGAGATTCACGTTGACGCACTGATCGACGGGGATGTGTACCCGCTCGTCTACCGTTCGTATGCCAAGAAGGCGAAGAAATGGGGTCTGACCTCCTCTTCAAGCCTGGCGTCTGCGACTGACGGTCAGGAGATCCTGTTCTCTATCACCAACGACGGCAGCCCTATCGGTTCTCCGTACCTGCGTGCTCTGGACGTAACGGGCTCGGTAGTTCGTGCTGCGGCTAAAAACCTGCAGGGACTGGGCAACTCGCCATACTACACGTACCGCACTGGCGGTATCAAAGTCGGTTCTCCAGCGGGCGACGTTAAGCTCTCGATCGAAGGTTCAACGAACAACATCAACTGGCACGCCGTCGAGAAGACCTGGATGCTTGCAGAAGCTTCTAAGCCAATCGTCACTGTCGGTCCGATGATCCCTGCCCTGGCAACTTCAACGCTCACCTTCCGCATCCAGCGTAACGGTGCGCCTCTGTTCGCCCCAACGTTCGCCAACCTGACCATCTCCGGTGCACCGGTTGACGTGGCAACTCTGGACTGGGTGAAGTTGAACAACAACGGTACTTACGGCACAACCGTGAAGACCAACGACCAAGGTGGCGACATTCACGTGTCCTTCGATGTTATTGACGACGGCGTGACGTACAGCTACAACCTCATCGCACAGGCCGACATCGTGCGTCCATGGACTGCGGTCCTGAAGACGGCGACCGTTAAGCCTGAGATCGCAACAAACATCGACTTCCAGTCTATGTACGGTGGCGCTCCGGTAGCGATGACCGAGGTGAAAGTGACTGTCGTGGGTGACTCAGTGGTCTCTCCAACGGCTGAACTGACGCCAATCTATCAAGACGGTGTTAACCAGATCTACCGTGTGCCGAATGTCCTCGTGAACAACGACGGCGGCCCGATCACACTGGAAATCTCCGGTACCGTATATGACCAGCAGGTTTCGACCGTGCTGCAGCTGACCATCACTCCGCTCCCGGCGATGCAAATCGTGGGCGTGACCTCTGAGCTTCCGTTCCGTCAGACCTCTGACTGGCAGTTCAAGGTAAACCGTGGTGATGCCAACCCGTCTATCTTCACGTCTTCTGCTGTGAGCAACCTGGTCGTTCAAGGTCAAGCTGTAGCAGGTTTCACCCCGACTGTTGTTCCTGTCGGCGGCGGCGTGTACAAGGTTTCCGTACAGACTAACTCTCTGGGCGGCCCGGTAGACTTGGCCTTCGACGTAACCATCGCTGGACAGACCAACCATCTGACCCTGACTGTGAACGCTGTGCAGGAACCACCTGTTTCCGCTCGCAGCCTGAACACACTGGAGACGAACGCTATCGCAACCAACCTGGACTTCCAGCTGATGCGTGGTACCGTACCGTGTGCAGATGCCTTCATCGTGAAAAGCGTGACGATCTCCGGTAAGTCAGTGATCTCCTGGCCTCAGACCGTCCTGAACGTTGACGTTGCGACCGGTAAGTACCGCATGCAGGTGAACACCTCTGCGTACTCTGACATCGCTCACGTGACGATTAACGCGACCGTGCGTGGTGATGACGTTGTCCTGAAGTTTGACGTGCCAGTCGCCCAAGGTGTGCTGCCAACGGTTGAACTGTCGGCCGATTCGTTCATCTACAACCTGATGTCCTCGGGCATTCTGGCATTCAAGCAAGGCACGACGGCAATCTCTGGCGTAACCGTAACGAAAGTCGAAGGCCCTCTCGACCAGTGGACTGTGAACGGCACAACGCTGAACGGTATCCCGACGCAGAAAGGTCAATCTACGCTGAACATCACGTTCTCGTGGAAGGGTGCCGAGTACACCGGTTCCGTTGACATCAACCCAGCGAACTCCATCTTCGTGACTCCGATCGGCGATCCGAAGCTGAAAGCGTACGTGGCAAACAAGGTGAACTTCCCGCTCGTGCAGGAAGACGGTTCTGCCTACCCAGGCACGACCACGTTCTCTGCAGCGACTGGACCGTTCACGGCGACCACGCTGGTCAAAGAAGCTGACGGTACGTACTCGATGAACCTGACGTATGCTGGTGAACTGCTGGATACGAACATCATCGTGACTGCGACCAACGGCACCGCCGTAACGAAGCACATCATCAAGTACTCCGTTTGGTTCAACATGGAAGCTCGCTTCTCTGGTACCGCTCTGCTGGATTCAACGCAAGTCTCTAACCAGGTGCAGTTCGATGTGTACGAAACCAACCAGGCGACCGTGAAGCCGGTGTACACAGGAGTTCAGCTGAACTCTCTGGACGTTGATGCTCCGAACGAAGAGGATCTCGTTGGGTTCTCAACCTTCTCAATCATGTCTGCAACGCCGTACCGCGGGACATTCCTGGTCTCAACCCTGCCGGTTGACCTGGCTGACCTGACCTTCCAGTTCTTCTGGACGTCTCCGCTAGGCCGTAACTACGTCATCAAGGGTAAATTCCGTGTCCAGAAGCCTATCGTGGCGACTTGGGTGCAGAAAGACCTCGAAGGTGGCCGTCAGGATACCGTACAGTTCTACCTGAAGTCGGGCTCTATGCCGATCACGGATGCTGTGGATGCTGGCACGACGGTAACGAATGCGACCATCAAGAAGGCGCCTTACGTTGTTGACGCTGCGACCGGTCTGTACGCTATTGACGTTCAGCCTTCCGGTAACGCAACTTCGATGAACGTGACGCTGAAAGTGAAGCAGGCGATCAACAACCTGACGAGCACGTTGACAGTGAAAACCCTGCCAGTGACGCCTGGTGCGTACGCTGCTGTGCCAATGCTGACGCTGAAACGCCAGCTTGAGTCTCAGAACCTGGACATGCAGTTCACACAGGGCGGTATCCCGCTGTCAGGCGTAACGGTTAACTCCGTGACCTTCGACGGTGCGATTCAATCCCTCGGTGCCGTGACTACGGTTTCCGGAACGACTTACCGCTGGCCAACCATGGTGTCTCTGGACGGTGCGACCCCGCATATCGTCTTCAACATCACTGTTGCAGGAGTAGGTATGGTGCTGGAAGTCGATTACCCAATCGATCCTCCTGCAGAACCGGAACTGTTCCTTTACAGCGAATCATGGGATCTGTTCACGCTCGTGAAGGGCCAACAGTCTCGTATGAACTGGAACTTGAAGATCGGCTCAACCATTTACCGCGGAACTGCTGGTTACACCGCGTGGACGGGTGAAAATGCTGATATGAAAGTAACTCTTCAAACCGGTTACCTGGATTCACCGACGGCTACCTACCGTATGATGGCCAACGTCATCCCTAAAGTGGCAGGAAACGCCCTGACCCTGCACATGCCTGTGACCTACAACGGGGTGACCTACAATGCCAAGTTCGTGTCAGACGTACTCGATGCCGGAATGATTGAGTACATCAGTCCGCCAGACCTTCGCGTTAGCGTGCAGAGCCCGCTCACCTTCCGTATCACCCCGCCTGCCGGTGTGACTCTGGATCCGACTGCAATTCCAACGTTTACGACTCCGCCATTCCCGATTGTCGGCGCTATCGTAGCGAATGGAAATGGAACCTACACGATGAACGTGAACCCTTCGGTAGAAACTAAGGGTGTGGCAATCGTGGGTACGATCGTATCAGGTGGTGTCACTTACCGTCTCGGCTCTCTGACGCTGCTGCCGGCCAAGTACAGCCTGAAGGTCAAAGCGAATAACACCGCGGTCTTCCCTAACGAAGTGGCCAGTGCGACGATTTACTCGTACAATCAGCAACTTGCGGATTCAGTGACGGATCAGTACTTAAGCCTGCCGCTGAACGGGGCATCCGGCTCGGTCGTATCGAACCTGCGAGTCACTGCAGACGTGGACGTTCTGAACGGAGCACCTGCTGCAGCACCGAACAGCACTAACTACAGTCGTTTCTACGTGCCGACTAAGAAAGTGGATTTCGCAAACATCCTGTTCAAGTTCGACTATACTTCTCCTAACGGTGTAATCTACCCAGATCTGACGGTGAAGGCAATCGCGTTCGATACAGTCATCTGGACGCTAGTGAACGACGGTACCCAGTACTTGTCTGGCCAGAAGTACGACATCAAGTTCAAACTGACCTACCAGACGTCCGGCAACCCGGTGACGAACGCAGTGTACAAACAGGCTCATGGCACGGTAGGTTGTGTAGCGGATGCAGCCTTCAAGGTGATCGACGCAGCGAACGGCATTTACGCTGTTCCGGTGACGATTAACCAGGGTGTAACAACGTTCAACGTAACCCCGCGTGCAGGCTTCGTGGTTGATGCAGCTCAGAATCTTCTGTCGTACACGACTCTGGCCGGTGCCCAGCAGGGCTTCACTGCAAGTTCGGCTCTGGCATCAACTCTGCCTATCCTGTCAGCGTATGCAGGCGGTT